ACCGTCTCTCCAATTGTGGGCTATCGCTGGTGGTGCTTTAAGAGCTATACTAAGTTTAGTAGTATTTTCCATGCAATCTTTAACTAATTCAGCAGCTTCTTTTGATTTGCCTCCTTCTACTTCACAGATAATCTGATCATGAATTTGTGCACATACCCAACCATTGATGCCAACTTCTTTAAACTTTCTATTGATTGCAATTGCTGCTCTATTCACTATAGAAGAAGCAAGACCTTGAATCTGTACGTTTCTACTATTATTTACTCCGTTAACAAAATCGCGTTTAATATTTTTTATAGCTTCTGCTCCATGTTCTCTTTCTAACTGTTTAACATAGTTGTAATCTAACATTCCATCACCAACTCTATCATAGATCTGTTTAACTCTAGGTAAATGTCTAATTCTTCCTACTTGAGTTCTTACATAACCGTTATCTTTTACAAACTTAGCTGATTCTTCCATCCATCTTCTAAGTTCAGGAAATCCATTCAAATAACCTTCAACAAGTACTTTAGCTTCTTTACTTGTGATATCTAGATTTTTTCCTAGTGCATAAGCTCCCATTCCATAAGGAATACCAAGAGCATAAGCTTTTGCTTTATTTCTTACTTTTGGTGCTAGCTTTCTAAGATAGTTGTCTGCTTTTTTATCAGGAGAATATTGATCTAGCTTTTCTGTTTTAATAGCGATAGTAGAATAAAAATCCCAGTTATTTCTAAAGATATCTTTTAGACCATCATCTCCAGATACGTGAGCAAATACGTGAGGCTCAAGAGATTCATAGTCATTATCGATAAAGATATTGCCTTCATCATGAATAAAGAATGCTCTTACTCGATTAGTGTACTCTACTACTATTGGATCATCATCTCCTTCTTCTTTAGGTCTAGGCAACTGTTGAGCATCAGATCCATATCTTCCTGATACTGTCCCGTGTTGTTTATAATAAAAAAAATAGCGACCATTCTCTTGTCTTTCTAAGAACCTTTCTACGTAAGTAGACTTTATTTTTAGTAATCTATTATAGATTCTAAGATTCTTTGCCCATTCATGCTTATCTGCTATGGATTGAATAAGATCATCATCAAATTGTGGCTTTCCTTTCTTTGTTTGCGATAATGGTTTTATTCCTAAAGCTCCAAAAGCGATTTCACCTAATTGATCCTTTGATTGAATATTAAAGTAAAGTCCGTCATTATGTTCCTTCCACATTTCTAAACTGATCTTAGTAGCTAAAGTGGTATCAAGATACTTTTGATCTCCTGTGACTAAGAATTCTTTAAGATCTCCATCAGGCATTGATCTTATATTTGCCTCGTTTAGATTGAATTTACCAGTTTTTTCAGACTTAGGAAATTCAATATCTTGAGCATTCATATACCTATTAATCCAAGCTCCTTTGTTAGTAAAAGGAAAAGATTCAGTAGCTTTAATAATCACCCAAAGCTTCGTTTCTTGCTTAGACATCAATTGGTTTGTTACTTCATCTAAGTATTTTTTCATTGTCTCCTGTATCTCCAGATTAGTCTTGGAGACTAATTCCATATCAAGCTTAACGCCTTTCTGTTCCATTGGAATAGTTACTTCTCTATACAAAGGCATTACCTCGTCTTCAAAAAATAATTTATCCAACTTTTCTTCGTATAATTTAGTAATAAAGTGGTTATACAATCTTAAAGTTAGATCAGTATCAGCAATAGCATATTTAGCAAGAATTTCTAGGTTAGCTTTCCAAATCTCATAATTATCTTTAGTAATAGATCCACCGTTTGCTTTAATAGAACTTTTAAGCTCTAATTGTTCTTCATTAGCTTCTTTATCTATATCAAGACCGATTTCTTTTTGAATAGACTTAGCTAGTTCTTTAAGACCAAAAGGTTTACCTGATCCGAATCCTGCGCCTTCCTCTTGAACTGTATGTACAAGTAATAATGTATCAGCGTATAAACTAGAAAGTAGATCTACTCCATAGAAATTCTTTACAAATGGTCCGTCAAAGGCAAAGTTATGCGCAATTATTTTTTTACCAATAAGAAAAGAGAGATACTTTTTTGCTAGATCATGAGATAAGATATCTTCTATTTTGTAATCTACTAATTCTCCATTTGAGAGAACCATTGTTGGAAGATAGTAACCTTGTCCTACTTCTGCAGAAACAGAAAAACCAATTATTTTGCCTGTTCTTGTATTAAGACTATTGGTTTCTATATCGAATGAAATAATCTCTTTGTCTTTTACGTGAGAGATCATATCTTTAAACTTGGACATATTGTCCACTAACACATAACTTTTTTCCATAACTTATTTTTTGTTTTTGTAAGGAACCTTTTTATTTAAAGTATTTCTACGTCTTTCGCATCCACAATCTTCTTTTCCAAATAACTTAGCAATCTTTTTAGCAAGAGTGTCTATGCTAAAGAAGTGAGTTATCTTAGCAATTGTGTCGCCTAATCCTTTACTTTCTGATATCATTGATTTTGTCTTGTAGTTCTTTAACTTCTTTTCCAAAAGTACCAACAAGAATAGCCATTTGGTTCCACACTGTGTCTATCTCGTCTTTTAACTTATAAATAAATCTCCATTGAAATATCTGTACCACCATTAATAATCCTATGAAGATAAGATAAACTTGCTCTGGCTTAATTGTTAGTGTCATATATGTAACCTTTTATGTAAATATAATTTAATCTTCTGATTCTTTAAACTTTAAATCCATGGTCCCTACAGTATTTCTTGGATCGTATGGACAATGTCTACAATCTTTACTACAACAATATGTTCTTAGTGCGTGGTAAAGTTCTGTATAGACGATTTTACCATCTTCTAAATAATAGTGAACTTCTTGTATTAGTGGTCCCATTATGCTTCACAACTTACGCAGTTAAGAATATCTCTAGTAAAAGCTTGAGCAGCATTTACTGAATACTGATAATATAAAGCTTTAATTCCTAGTTCTTCTGCTTCTAACATAAGAGCGTTTACGTCTTTAGTAGGAATTGAAGGATGAATCATTAAATTTAAAGACTGACCTTGATCAATATATTTTTGTCGCTGAGAAGCTTGTATGATAACTTCGCGTTGAGAAATTTCTGCAAAAGTCTTAAACACTAACTTTTCGTGATCGCTTAAAAACTCTAAGTGTTGTACGCTTCCTGCGTTCATAAGAATACTATTCCATACTTCTTGAGTATTCTTTTCTTTCTCTATAAGCAACGCTTCTAAGTGCGTATTTTTTACAGTAAATTTGATCTTAGCAAGATCTTTTATATAGTAATTAGCTTTAGCTGGTTCATTAGATTCAGAAACTTGACCTAAAATAAAAGCCGAGGACTTTGTTGGTGCATCTGCGTTTAAAGTGGTGTTTCTTCTTCCATATCCTTTAAGCATTTCTGGTTCTCCAAACATTTCTGCAAGTTCAGCTGATGCTTTGTAAGATTCTTCTTTTATGAATTTAGCAATCTTTACATTATATAGCTTTGCTTCTAATGATTCGAACGCAATCATTTTACTTTGCAAGTAACTGTGCCATCCCAATCTACCAAGACCTAAAGCTCTGTGCTTTTTGGCGAATGTTACAGCTCTTTCCATGAATTTTATTTCAGAAGCTTTTTCGATAAACTCTTCCATCACAGTATCTAAGAAATAAACCATTAGCTTAACAGCATCTGTTTCGTACCATTCATCAAAATGTAATAAGTTCATAGAAGATAAACAACACACAAAAGACTCTTCTTCATTAGATGGTAACATGATTTCTGAACAAAGATTAGAAGCGTAGATCTTTTTGTTCTTATCTTTGTATACGTCTACAGTGTTGTTGTTAGCGTTATCTGTATACAGAATATATGGATAGCCAAACTCTGCTCTAATTTGTAGTACTTTAGCCCATACTTTTCTTTTTTGCGTATCTCCTGCTTTCATTTTTTTTAACCATTGTTTAGGAACGCATACTCCAAAAGATAAATCTTGTATTGGACTTCCTTCTCCTCTAATGGTTAAAAACTCCATAATATCTTCGTGATCTATATCGAGATACGCTGCAAAATTACCTCTCCTTGTTTTTCCTTGACTTACTACAGTTATTAACTTATCGAATAATTGCATTTGGTGAACTGATCCAGCTGATTGACCATTATCTTTTATCTCAGATCCTCTTGGTCTAAGCTTTCCAAAATAAGCAGACGTACCTCCACCCATTTTAGTCATCATTCCTACTTCAGCAATGTTATGTAATATGCTTTCCATATTATCATCAATAAAAGATCCAAAACAAGATATAGGAAGTCCGCGATTAGTTCCATAATTAGTCCAAACTGGAGTAGATAAACTATACCAACCTTTTTGAATATTTTCTTTAAACTTTTTACCGAAATCAACAATTCCAAGTCTTCTTTCAGCTTCTGCACATATTATATCTACTCTTTGATCTAAAGTTTGGTTAGGCAACAAATAATCTCTCTCTAAAAAAGTCTGACTCTCTGGAGTTAACCACCTATATTTATTTTCCATTGTCTTAGAATAAATCGTTTTCTGTTATGCTTTTTGTTTTCTTTGAATATGATACTGGTTTTTTATTGAAGAAGTCAGTGTTTACTTCAGCATGGATCTCTACTTCAAACCAATCTAATTGTTTTACTAGCTCTTGATCTATATCAAATATCTTTTCTCCTCCAATCATTTCTAAAGACGCATTAAATCTGGTTTTTACGTATTCTTTAAGCACGTCTTTTTTTATAAAGTCTATCTCTCCTTCTTGAAAAATCCAATTAATAATATTGCTTTCTGATTCATAAGCTTTTCTACAAGCTCTATAAATCTTATGATAAAACTCTTCATTAAACCAATCAGGATGCTCTTTTTTTACTTGATTAATTATATAAGAGCCAAGTAAAGCATGAATCGCTTCTTCTTTTTGTGTAGCTTGAACTACATTATCAATGTCTTTAAGAACATTTTTATGTTTATTAAAAGCTTTTATAATAGCAAACTGACTAAATAAACTTACATTCTCTATAAATAAGGAAAACAACGCTAAGGTTAAGGTATAATTTTCGTTAGAATTTTCAGAAGCTCCTTTTAAATACTTAGTTAAATAGTCTACTCGACCTTGAATTACAGGTTCTTGTAAAAGTAATTCAAAATCTCCATTTAAGTCTAATACTTCTAGTAAGTGGGAATATGCTCTTTCATGTCTTACTTCTGATTCTGCAAATGTTGCGCCTACCGCGTTGAATTCTGGTTTTGGAAACCTATCATAAAGTTTTCCCCAAAATGCTTTTACACTTACTTCAATTTGAGAAATAGCTAGCAAAGTATTTTTAACTGCGTTTTTCTCTTCTGGTGTTAATTTTGTGTGAAAGTCTTGAATATCACTTTGAAAATTCCACTCTGTGTGGATCCAATAACTGTGATTAATAGCATCAACGTAACTAAGTACTTCTGGATACTCAAACGGTTTAAAATGCACTCGTTTATTAAAAATGCTCATTTTTTTACAAAAATTTATCCTTGAAACTTTAATAGTTTCAAAAATTTGTTAACAATAAATTAAAATTAGTTAGCGGATTCCTGGATTAATAGTATTGCCAGTGATGGTTTGTTGACTATTCGTTCTGTTTTTGCTAATAGCATTGATCTTTTGAGTAGTCAATTTAGCGTATTGATTATCTCCTAAAGAATTTAGCTTTGCGATGCCATCATTATAAGCGTTAGGATTATCGATTGCCCTAAATGAGTCTCCTTTTTTGGATTTTTTGAATATGTCTAACAAGAATTTCATATCTGTGCTTTTGTATCAATAAATATCAGCATGAATCAAATATTACAATCCAAGTTCAAAGAACTTTGACTTTAAATACTGCTTTTCGTCAGTAGAAAAATTGGACTTACTTATAGGTTTCATTTGATTAGATTCATTAGATATATCGTCTTCTCCAATTTCTGAATTATCGATTATAATGTTCCCGTTAGATGTATTTATTTTTGCTCCATAAGTCATGCCATCTTGACCAAATCTATTTTTCATGATGTGCATTCTTGCAGTACCTGTGGCTTTATCTTTTCTTTTTCTTGACCAAGACATAATAAAGTCTGCGATCATAATTTTACCATAAGATCCTGCAGCCTTATCTCCTTCAATCACATCATCATTAGCTCCTGCTCTATTTACTTGAGATACTGTCCACACTGGCATTTTAAATTGTCTTGCCATTCCTTTAGTTGCTGTGTATACATCATCAATCTCGTCTCTTCTTTCTGAAGATCTGCTTTTTGACTTAAGTAAGTCTACATAATCTATGATAATTAAATCAGGTGTTTTTCCTAGTGTGATACATTTTTGTATGTGAGACTCAATAGTTGATATTGTAGTTTTTCCCATAGCATACTCCTTAACAGTTAACTTTCCTGGTAAATTATTGATAGCTTTTTCTATTTCTGGTCTATGCAAGTGAATCTGTTGAAAATCAATACCAGTGAATATAGAATCATATCTTTTACCTACGTATTCTTGAGAAAGTTCTAGTGTGTAGTGGTTAACATTATATCCAAGTTTAACTGCTTCTGCTCCAAGATTAATAAGGATCCATGATTTTCCTGCTCCTGGACTGCCAAATACAATTCCAAAATCTCCACTACCAAGTCCACCCATAAGAAGTTCATTAACTTTAGGCCAAGGAGTTCCCATTGGTCTACGATCTTCATTTCTATATCGGCTTTCGATATCTTTCTCGTACTCCATTCCTATAAGTTTGTCTTGTCCTGCTTTAAGAGCTTTATCGATAATAGTTCTAATATCATCATATTGACTTCTTCCAAGTAGATCTACTGAAGTTAACAAAGCCTTTTTTAGCTGTTGATTTTTACAAAAGTTGCTAAATTCTTCTTCTACGTAAGTCCTATCATCATTGGAGCTCTTTAGAGCTTCTCTGAGCTGTTCAGCTACGCTTACCTTTAATACTTCATTGTCCATCTTTTTGACTTCGATAGATAAGTACTCAGGCGTTGGGTTAGTATGATACTTATGAAAATAAGATATGATATTCTTAATGATCCACTGATGACTTGGATTGTCAAACTCTTCTGGTTCTAGTACATCTATAATGTTTTGCAAGAATTCTTTGTGCTTCAATAAGCTAGAAATAACCTTGATTTGAAAACCATTCCCGTAACTGTTAAGTGTATTCAGCACTGCCATAACTTATTATTTATATTTTGATAGATTGTGAAAATTTGTAAAGATCCAGTTTTGTAAGTTGCTTATCGCTCCGCCTAAACCGTCTTCTTCGTACATTTTCATGAACTCTTTAGATTCTAACACTTTACTAGGATTATCAATCATTGTGTGTATATCTACTAAGGAATCTTCAGGTATGTTTGGATTTCTTAGATCCATTAACTTTTCATTTATTCTTAATTGATGTTCGTAATTCTTTATGCTTGTAAAATGTTTTCCTTCTGTCTTTTTTGCTTTGTCTATGATTTCGTCTAGAGTAATGACTTCGTCGTCTCGTAATTCAGGATACATTTTTGCTAATGTTTTCTGACCTATACCTTTAACGCCCGGAACATTATCTCCATTATCGCCAAGTAGTACCTTTTGCATCAAGAAATTATTAGCAGAAGAATCATACTCGTTTATTATTGTCTTTTCGTCATAAAACTTTTTCTTCGTAGGCGAATATACAGAAATTCTTTGACATACTAATTGTAAATAGTCTCGGTCGCTTGATACTATCGTAACTTGACCTTCTAACTTGGTAGCAATATAGCCTATAACGTCATCTGCTTCTATTTTGTCTACTGATATTAGATCTACTGGTAAACACTTTAAATAATCTACAAGTCTTGTCAACTGATTCGTAATCGCTTCGGACTCTTGTTGTTGGTTATCAAAAAGATCCCAATTAGTCACTCTTCTAATTCCTCTATTTGCTTTATATTCTGGATAAAGGTATCTTTTATTTGTTGATCCGCCTTTACCATCAAAGACTAAGATAACCCTGGTGGGTCTAACTAGATTAATCGTGTGTGATAACGATCTTAAAAATCCAGTTAGACCTCCAATATGGTTACCAGAGGGATTAAGATGACGAATAACAGTAAAAGATCTTAGAAAGCTATTCAATGAATCCACTATTAGGACTCTATCGTTAACTGATAGTTCTTTCTCTTGCACAACTTCCTGTATTGACTCTTTATTGCCTAAAGAATCAAATAGCTTTTTCTGTTCTGGTGTCATATTAATCTTCTTTGTCGAAAATGTCTGTGTTAGATGTAGAGTCTTCTACTTCTACTACGTCAAATGTTGTACTGCCTAAAATTTTGCTCCATTCTGCACTGTGAGCTTTCTTGTACTTTTCCAATTCATTTGGAGTGTCTTTAATGAATCCATGAACAGTCATGATAACTTTACTTACAGCTGTTACTCCTGTGATGTGATTCTTATCGCAACTAACTTTAGTTCTTTTTGCGAATTCTACTTCTTTACCATTCTTTGTAGCTTTGATCTTATTTGTTCCAGAGCTTATGATATTACCAAATGTGATAACCATAGAAGAATCAAAGTACATTGTGTTTCCACCTTTGTTATTCATTTTTGGTTGACTCATAATGGTTTCAGGCTTCGCTACCCAAATCTTATTAATCGCTACTAAAGTATTGGTATAAGGTTGGCTTTCTTTTCTTGAAAGAATAATTCTCTGATTGATAAAATTACCAAACTGTTGAGACATTGCTCCTGCATTCCACTCGTTATTATTGCTTGACTTTTCGATACTCATTTTACAAGGAATAGATCCTACTGAGTCCCAAAAGAAACAAAGATCAAATGGAAGATTGCCTTTTTTCTGTTCGTCTAAGATGTCTGCAATGAATGCAGCTACGTCTTCGATACAGTTTAGCTTTTCTCTATCGATAAAGATAAAGTTGCCTTTGTAATCGCTAACTACTCCGTCTGAATCTGATACTTCTTCGTAATGAAGTCCCATTTGCCTTGCGTGTTCCCAACTCCACTTCATCTCTGTGATAATAAAGACTGGGAGTATTCCCATCTTCTGACAGGAGACTGCCGCCTCGAGTAAGGCGGTAGTTTTTCCTGTGTCAGAATGTCCTCTAAGTAGAGTAATGTGTCCAATAGGAATACCAGGCACTTGTAAACCATCACTAAAAGCTTCAGAAAGCGGAATCCATTTAGGATCTTTGAATTTTACAGAAGTCGAAGATAAATTCTTTGATTTCTTAAAGTTGTCTAGATTAAAGTTTGAGTTAATCGCACTAGACAGCTTTGCGTTTAAACTTTCGCTCGCTTTTGCCATGTTTTTGGTTTATTAGAATGAGAACAAATCGTCGATCTTAGAATCTAGATCAGACTTCTTAGTGCTTAAAGTAAAGCTTTTTGAAGCTTCTTCAGCTGGTTTTTCCCAAGGCAGATCTCCTTCTGGAGCTTTGCTCTCTACAGAGTCAGCTTGTTGCTTAATCTCCTCTTCTGGATTTAAGTAAGTCAATAGTGCTGTCTTCATTTCATCGTATGAAAACTTCTTAAAAAGTTCCATAGGATTAGGTTGAGTGTTCAGCCACGTTTTAACTTGCTCAACATTGTCAGAAAGCGGGGTGATTTTAGTCCTAATACGTACCGTAGAGGTATTGTACATAAGACCAGTGGTTTCTTTACCTTGAGTTTCGACTGTGAGATCACGGCCTTCGATAGGATCTGTAAAATCTCCTACGTCTTCGTCTTCTGCGATTGCAAGAAGATCCATGTAAACTTGCTTACCAAATTCCCAAAGTCTAACGCCTTTGTCTTCTTCTCCTCGAACGATAACGGGCACAAATACCCTCATCTTTGGTTCAAGCTTCTTAGCTAATTGCCAATTGTCTTTTTCAGAAGATTGTCTAAGCTTCTTTGTAAACTCTAGGATTGGATCTGCTTCCGACCAATTAGATAAAGCTGGCATCATACGATTTGAAATCTCGTAGTATACATGCATCTCTTTGAATGGATTCGATCTGTCGTAAACAGAAGGAACGATCCTTACAGAGTGTTTGCCGATACCTGGCCTCCAGATGGTTTGGGATTTTTCTTTGCTCTGGCCTTTTGGGTTTTGAAGAGTGGCCAGCCTCTTCTTTAAGAGACTTATATCCATATTATAACTGTTTAGACAAAACTAATGATTCTTTTCGAAAGAAAAAAATTTATTTTACAAGTTAACTATCTTGTGAATCGCAGTGTTAAGTTTCCTCAAGCTTCCGTCGGGCTGTGTAAGCAATACTGAATTTTTATATTCTTGCCAATCAATTTGATATGAGTTATCTAATTCACCACCATTTTTAGATTTGATGATTGCATTTAACGCGTTGATTGTGTAAAGCGTGTTAGTTTCTTTTTTACGGTGAAGTAGTATTGTATTAGGCAATATTTTTGTAGTTGGTCCTTCTACTTCTATATTGTAAGTACATAAGTACTCATCAGACTCAGGAGAAGCTAGAACAAATATTTTATTATAGAGTATTTTGTACTCCCTTATGATTTCAGCGAGTTTGTTGTCAAGTTCTTCTTTTTTAGAAAAACTGCAGAATAATCGATTCATTAGCGAATCTTGGGTTAAGTTTATAATCTTTAAGTCTTCCATAACTAATTAGCTATTATAAATATGATTAATATGTGGTAAAAGAATAATCTTTTCCATGAATGTGTTTTGTAGGAAATCCGTCCTCTTCTAATATACTTTTTATGCCTAAAAGCGTGTCTTTTCCATCTTGAACAGAAAAATCAAACGTAAATGCGTCATAAGTGATTAAAATAAGTTGAGTTTTCTTATGTAATAAATATCGTTTAATTTTCTCAATCTTTTCAACATTTGTTTTAGTTTCTAGGTTCTGAAGTATGTAGTTAAATAGCTTATATTTTGTTATAGAGCTATGTTTTTTTACTATTCTACCTGTTGGTAATACATAAGATGATTGAGATTTATACTTTTTAAACTCTGATTCTATAAAATTATGCATAGATGAAAAGAATTCTATATGTTTATATTGTTCTTCTACTCCACCATAAAGCTGTCTAAAAGTGATAGTCTTTGCTTGCTTATATTCTTCTTCAGTGACTTCATTTTCTGGCTTATTGTAATATTGGCTAGCTAACATTTTATGAGTCGGTTCTGAGTTTGGCTGCGTTTCACTTACTAGTTTGGCAATTAGTCTCAAATGATAAGAATCAAAATCAAAGTCTACTAAGAAATCATTTTTAGGAATAAAACACGATCTATAGTCTCCATCTTTTGGTATAGCTAAGAAGTTTACTCCAGAAAAAGAGTTTGTTGGTCTTCCTGTTAAATTGTATAAGTTATAGTAAGAATATACAATGCTGTCCCTAACTAATCTAGAGCTGTTTGAGAGTCCGTATATTTTTGTAAGTTGTTCTTCTTTGACTCCTATTCCGTTGCTCTCAACGTACTGGTATGCGTCTAGGATACGGTTATTATAAGCTTGATCTACTTCTAATCCTATAAGATACTTTATTTGATCATAAAAGCACTCGCACTTCTCATAATGTTTTGATATTGGTACAATTCTATCTGGATTATTTATTGCTTTTTGATAAATGTGTCTGTGAAATTGAGTGTCACAGTTATATTCTTTAACATCGTTATTAGAATCTAACATTACTAGATTAAGATCTATTGCATTTTTTAGATCTAAGTGATAAGAATGAAACTTAGCGTCTATAAGGTAAATCTTAGTGTGAGTACTTAAGAACTTAGTTACTTCAGATATAGATAAAGAAAAACTTTCACAATGATCAATGGCAAAAATATATCCTTTTTCTCCGTTATTGTAATATACTAATGAAGGCTTAGAAAGTTTAGGGTGATAAGAGTGATCAGAAACAATAAGCTGTACAAAAGCTGTATCGCTTTGTTCCATTCTAGACAACTGTTCACTTTTTTCTATTATATAATACATTTATAACCTTTATTGATACAAATATATCAAAAAGAATTCGTTGTATTGTTGTAGATATTTATAGTATAGAAGGTCTGGCAAATTTAGAATAATCTTGAGCTATAAAATCAGTGATACCAAGAAAAGTTTTATTTGCAGTCTCTACCAATCTTTTATTCGTATCTATAATTCCAGCTCTTACATCGTATTGGCCTACTCTAGTTAAGTTTAGTGGACCTTTTAATTTCCACATAATTTGATAAGTTAAATAATAAGAAACATCATAGTCTACAGTACCATTTTGAAAGTTATCATACTCTTCATCTGATATCTCTGTAATAAACCCAAGATCATTTACTTTTTTTATAAAAGATCTCATGATATATCCTTTTTTATAATCTAATTCAGTAGGAATAGGGAAATATGGAGTTGGTGCTCCTCTATTAGCTTGACCAGTGATAATAGTTACTCCAGTTTTTTCTGCTAATTGTTTTTTTAATAAATTAGGTAGGTTTCTTTGATTAAGATACTCTGAACTAGTTCTTGTTGCTATATTAAAAAGCTCTTGATTAGTTCCTACTATTGGATTAGCTCCAGTAAAAAGTCTACCATCATAAGTTGCATAATATTTTCCTTTATATGGTTTTCCATCAGAAGTATTAAATTCAGATCCATTTGTTATAAGATCAGTTTTTATTCTAAATGAAGGATAATATCTTAACATAAGTTATATTTAAAAATTCTAAGCTAAATCAGATCTAAAAGACACATGTATATGATTATAGTGACCACTTGTATTCCATAAAACTGCTTTTGGATTTCCTCTTTCTATATTTCTTGAAAATCCCGCATTAATTAATTGCGCTACAAATTTATCTGCTTTTTGTTTAGCAATATCATTACTTGTTTTTGCTGCTAAACCATCTATGATTGCTATGTCAACAGCATTTCCTGTAGTATGTCTAGATATATTTCCAGAATTAGTGTTACTATCATGACCGCCTATGCCTGTAGTAATGGTAACTACTACTCCTGCGCTAACAGCAGCTGCGCTTATGGAGCTCATCAAAGATGCATTTAATTTTTCACCTTTAGGACTTCCTAATCTTCCTGATGCAAATTTTACATTAGCGTATGTTCCTGAATCTACTGAAGGATAGTTATTAAAGTCCTCTATGGTTACGTCTGAATCTATAGATTCTTCAGGAGGTAGCGTAGACACAAAAGCTTGTTCTGGTGGATATATAAGTTTTAGATTTTTAACTTCAAAATCTTGTCTCTTTTTTAAGAATATCATATTTGCTCTTATATTACTTTTCCATTCATTGCCTTCTATTGATTGATCTAATCCAACTGCAACGAATCCTACGGTATTTAAGTAATCTTGTTTTCCGTATACATCTCTTATGCTAAGATCGTATGTATAAGGTAAAAATTGATTAGATATTGTAAAAGATTGCCCCATTCCTAATCCTGAAATTCCATCAATTGAAAAGTTTAAAGAGACCGGTATTACCGCGGAAGCTCTTGTACCTTTTTCATTTGTTTTTATTTTAGACATTTTTTCTATATAGTAATTAGTAGCGTGACTAATACTAGATTGAGCTGGGGTAGTGTCTGAATAAAAAGTTTTTATAGCTTTATTAAATTGAGCAGCTGAATTTTTCATGGCTTCTGTTGGAAGAGCCACTGATGATTTAATTTCGCCTCTATTTAGTATGTATCTATCGTTATATCCTATATTATAAAATCCAAAGCTATCTGATGATTTTGAAAGAGATGATAGATCTTTAGCTTCAGAATTAGCTGAGATAGCTAACATATTTGCAAGTTTTGTAGAAACTTCTGTTTTTATTTCTATACTTCTAGCTATAGATCCTTTTCCAAAAAGAGGAAACTCTGTTTTATTAGTATCAGTTATATATTTTTCTTCTACATTTGGAGTAAATTGATCATCTGTAATATGTAATACATTTCCATAATCATCATACGCTAATCTAAAAATATTAATATCTCCTAAAAATTTATTTATGTCATATAATACTTGTTCTATAAATTCTTTAGCGTAGATATCGTGAGATCCGTCTTGCTTTACGTAACTAGCTACCATATTTAAAATATAATCGCAACTTATTAATATATTCATAGTTTGACCTTTGTATATATTTTTATCTGTGCCTTTAACTAATTTAAACTTAGGTAAACTTCTAGATAATCTGTCTTCTGAATCTGGTTTATATATCTCTTTTTGAGATATAGTTGAAGGATCAAAAAGTTCTTTAAAATCTGCATTTGTTCCTTCAAAAGGAATTAGTACATCATAAGGATTTGTTGAAAGTTGCTTAGCATTAGATAAACAAATATTTGTATTTGGATTAAAATCAAAATATACTAATGGAGTTGTAGCTTTATTATCTTTTTTATTATCGTATATATTACATATATGATTAATTATCATTAAAACAAATCCTAATTTTAAATAAACTGGATGGTTCATTTGAGTTCCATCAAAAACTCCTGAATTAAAATTATATGGAACTGTGTATGTAGTCATAAGATCTTTAAAATCTACTCTACATTCTTTAGAGTATAGATCTGTTGCGGTACAAGAATTTCCCATAAGACTAAAATTGAATCCGTATTTAGATCTCAATTTCAACATATTTTTTTCAGTGATCTCTTCATTTATTGTTTTATCATAATTTTTAGCCTCTATTTCTTCTGTAGATTTATTATTATTAATTAAATCATCTAATATACTAGAAAATAATCCAATAGAAAATAATTTTTTAGTAAATGAATTATAGTGTTTAGAGTTTGTAAGATCTAATATAGAGACTAATTTAGAAGTTTCTATATTACTTACATTGATTGCGTTATCTAAAGAATATAATTGAATAGTTCTTATTAGCACTTCAAAAGCTGATTGATACTTTAAAGATTCTGAAGTTTGAATATCTTCTACTTTAATCTCTGATTCTGGTTCTTGAGGTGGTATTATCTCTTTTTGATTTTGTAATTCTTGCTGCTTACTTATAGTATTAGAGTCTACTGGAATTATTACCGATTTATCATTTATCGAAAAATTTTTTAATATCGATAAGTCGCTAAAGAATAACGTTAATGTAATTGGAATACTATCATTTATCTTTTTTTTCTCTGTAATTGGATTATTATCTTTATCTTTTGCTATTATTTCATTTATAGTTTGAGAATGATCAACATATATAGTTTTTGTTGCTACAAATCCAAAAATATCAAAACCTCCTTCTATAATGCGACTTGTTTTTAATGTCCAATTTCCACTATTATTTGTAATAGCGTTTTTTATTGCGTTTGTAACAGATTCATTAAATTTTTTATCAGCTATAAGAGAATTTTGTATTTGAACTTGATCATCAGCATCCATTAAGTATCTACCTAAAAAAAATATTGGAGTGAACTTAATTCCTGATTTAACATATTCACGCGCTCCTTCCCAAAATCCATCTGAGCTTTTAACATCACTTATGGCCTCTTTTGTTAAATTTTGACCTGTGGCAAAAAGAGTGTGATGTTTATTGTAATCATACGCTAATTTAATATAGTATTGTTTTCCTCCTACTTTATAAGATATTTCTGATTCATATCCATCTCTTTTTGCTCCAGGAAAAGGAAAATTAAAAACTTTACTATCATTTATTGTTATATATGCATTTGATGGTTGCACAATAGATTTTTTTCTTCTTAATAAAGCTCCTGTTAATAGATCTGCAGCATTATATAAATTAGACTGAGGTAATGATTCGATTTGAGACGCGCCTAATGCTGTGTTTGTAATATTTGTTAAATTCGCAGACGCATTATAATTTGTATTTGATAATAAAAATGGACTAGTATTATTAACAATACTTACGTCTAAAGTAGCTTCTATTCCATCACCTGCATAAGTAACGGGCAATAAAGACTTTGTTCTAGTGATAGTTATATATTCATAATCAGAATTTCCTCTTTTAGGAAGTATATCATAAATTTGACCATCTGATGATTCTATTTGTTTATTATTTCGTCCTTCACTTCCTGCTTTATAGGCTTCATCAAAAGTAGGCAATCTATCTACGTTTTTACCATCTATAAAAAGATTTTCTCCATCACAATTCCATTTTCCAATAGAATTTAATCCAGTAGTTTGATAAGTTCCATCTAAATAATAATATCTTTGCGTCTGTACTCTATTTTGATCTGTTGTTACAAATACTGCGGCATTTGGTTGATAACTTGCTTTTTTATTTGTAGGTCCAACAACTACTCCAGCTCTATTTCTAATACAAGGGGGATAGTTTGCTATATCTAAAGACTGTTCTACTGCTATTTGTTTTTGTTCTAAATTTCTAGCTATTTCAGCTTGTTTTATTAGCGTGTTATATAACTTTTTTATAATGTCTTTTTGTAATTCTGGAAGTATATTTGGATTATTTATTTTTATTCCTGATGCTAATACTCCTAAAGCCATTAATTTTATATTGCAATCGTATCCTCCTTCTTGATTATAACTAAAGGTAAAATTTGTAACCATTCCTAACATAGCATCATAATTACCTTCTGAATCTACAATATTTTTGTATATTTTATTAAATATTTTTTCTTTTGTGAGTTCGCTTTCAAAAGGATTAATACCATATTCTTCTCCCCAATGTAATGTATTGTCTTTATCTTGATTTTTAAAAAAAGATGTGTGTCCCCATTCTAAAAACATAGTAAATCCTAGCTTAAAATACAATACATCTATTATATCTAATTGAGTTTTATCCCAAACTTTTATTGAGATATCTGCAGATCTTAAAGATCCCATTTTGCCTTGTGTTTGAACTCTTATGCTTTGTATACCTGGCATTGGTCGATAACCAAATTCTTCTATTTCAGTTTGATTAGTTATATTATAGGCTGATAATCCAGATCTTAGATCATATCCACGATTGTTTTCATTAAATTTAGATACTCCGCCTTGAAGAATAAAGTTTTTTGCAAGAGAAGTAGCATCTTTTATTTCTAATCCTAAACTTTTAAAATATAGTTGATCTTTTGGATTAGCAGTATCTACAGAAGATATAAGTCTTACAAAACATGTTTTATTTCCTTGATACAAAATATTTTCTGTATCTCTAGAAACTTCTCTCATTTTTTCAGATCTTTTATTCAATTGATTAATTATCCATTGAGGAACTGGCACTCCAATCGAATTGCTAACTCTACTTGATTCTACTGCCATAACTATCTAATTGTATTTATTGTTTTGTAAGAATCTAATATACTTCTTAAATCTGTTGGTATTCTAAGTTGAGTTCCAGGTTCAGGAGATAGAGAATCACAAGTTAGTCCATTTGCAGAAGGTATTATCCACCATAGACTAGGATCTCCATAGAAATTATTTGCTAATAAGTCAAATCTATCTCCTAAAGTTGATATTACATAATTATCGTTTTCAGTAACAGGAATGTCAGGATAAATATTATTAGAATAGTATAGACTTCCTGTCCCGCTATAATTATCTGTTTGTATATTTTGATATCGATTCATTTATTATCCTAGTATTTTAATTATATTTTATCGTCCTTTTGGTTTATATAAAAATCTATTTTTTTCAAAATCAGATAAAAATTCAGTAGATAAAAAGCTAAAAGGTTTAGAACTAAAAGGTTTTGCTTCTTGAAATACTTGATTTGAAAGTCCTTTTGGTTTATATGGAAGTCCAGTTTTTTCAAAATTAGATAAAAATTCAGTAGAAGAAAAATTAAAAGGCTTTGCTTCTGAAAGTCCTTGTAAATCTTTTGATATTCTATCTTCGTTTTTAATCATAACTTGATGATCTTCTAAGCTAACATAGGATTCTTTAGCATCTGTAATAAAAGGAACATTAATATTTTCTACCTGCTCATTTATTCTTCTAGGTAGTATATCTTGTATTGGTTTAAAATTACATTGAACATTTATTATGTGAGGAAGTTGTTTTATGGTTTCATCGCTTGCGATTTCCCAAGGAACATTATCATCAACAGTAATACTAACATTTTCTAACATTCCAGCCACTCTATATAAATAGTCTCCTATAGTCAATCTTATTATAGGAGCTCTCATTATTCCATAAGTATCTGAATAATCAGGATAAACTTGTGAAATTAAATGATTAAGTTTTGTGTATAACGGTTTTTGTTCTTCTTGCGATCCAACTGCTATTTTAAAAGAAAACCCTATTGTTCTTGATACGCCTTGATAAGTATAAAAATCTTCTCCTCGACCTTGATATTTAAAAGAATTTATAGAAGCTTGATGATTATCATTAAATCCAGCTAAATAAGCTCTAAAAAATATTGCCCAAGATCTTGTTGGATTATTATTTTCTATGGCTTCAAAAACAAATTTTATAATATCTTTTCTGCCATCTTTAGCTAAATTTACTCCATCATCCCAAGGATTAGATTGATTATTAAATATAAAAGACTTTAGAATATTCATTTGGTCAGCTTTGCCTTTTATAGTTAAACTATATAAATCCTCTCTAGTTTGAACAGATATATTAGCAGCTCTATAATCTTGTATAAAAGTACTTTTCTTGCCTTCTGCTACACGATTTAAAGTTTGTTCCATGATATTATCATAAGTCATAGAAAAACTAGTGTTTATTTTAGAAGCTGTAGAAGTGTCTTCTATTCTTTTTATAGTGGTTGCTCCTATTCCGTAAACCGACTCAGGACCACCTAAATAATTAAATAGAAGTTGTCTATTTAACGATATTCCAAGGTTATTAATTTGATTTATGTTAACTATTGATCTAGAAGGAGTTGAAGACAGTTTTAACGTTCTAAGAATAAGAAGTCTATTGACATCAACTACTGTTTCTGCGTTTAATAATGATTGAGCTCCTACAATATCTTTATAATATTTAGAAGCATAATCAAATGGACTAACTCCAGCTCTTGGAACATGAAATCCAGTGCCAGCAAAACCAACTTGCTCTAATGTATTGAATCCGTTATTATATATTCTAGTGTTTTCAATTAGTCCAGGTAATATATTACTTGCTGGAGCTACTTGAAAAGATTTTCCTGTCTCTGTTTTTGGATTGCTAAACTGTAAACCAATCTGTTTATCTAAAAATATTTTTCCTCTCGAAGGATCTTTCATGAATTTTTTGATCCTTTCTTTATCTACTTTACTTGATATAGTAAAAGTTTGTGTTCCTAAATTAAAATCAACTCCTCCTCCTCTAATTGGAAAGTCAGCATTTCCAGTAGTTCCTGGTCTATATATAGGATTAGTATTTCCTGGTCCAGCTAATGTTATTAGATTGATAGGAGGCATCCTAGTCTGGATATAAGGAAGATTTGAAGATCCACCACCAGGTTGATCTGCTCCAAACTTAATATTCTTTAGGTTAGTTTTTAGATCTATTAGTGGCATAGTTATTTTCCCATTTTTCCTGTTTGATTATTGTCTTGACTACTCATTTTTGGAAATGATTTTTTTGTAACTTTAGCCATAGGTTCTCCATCTACTTGTAGTATTATAGTTTGATTAGAAGATCCCATTAAAGTAGATTGAGAAACTGTTGAAACACCAAGAGAAGAATTACTAGTAATTCCTGCTCTATCTTTTGCAGCAACAGAACTTAAATCTCCACCTAAAGATCTTATATTATCTCCAGCTCCTCCTAAAAACCCTTGAATACTTGCAGCTTTTTGATCTGATATTGCTCCAAAAAAATCTAAAACATTTACTATGCCTCCAGCAATAGAAGCAATTATATCTACTATTTGAGCAAATACATCTCTTATAGACATTATTGCCTTTCTAATATTTTCTGGCTTTGAAAGATAGTCCATGAATCCTTCAATCTTTTCTATTATTCCGCTTTTTTCTACAAAATCAGATATAGACTGTTTTATTTTTTCCATAAACCCCGCAATTCTTTCTTGTAGACTTGCATTAACTAAATTTTGGTAAGCTTCTTCTCCTACCGCTTCTGATAAAGCAGTTTGATTTTTATATTTTGCTAGTCCTAATCTTAGCTGTTCTCGAGCATTATCTGTGTCTTTTGCTCCGAGCTTAGATAACATCTCTTGCTTCTTTAACATGTCTCCCATCTGATCTCTACTCATTCCCATAGCGCCTGCAAAAGCCTCTTGTTGAATTCTATTCATCTTCAAGAAATCAGCTGTAGACCCGACTTGTTTATTTATTTCTGCAGCAGCTCCAGCTAGATCATTGTTTAAGAATAATTCTCTTGCTTTTGCAAGATTAATTTCTTTTCCTGTTAGCAATTGAGCTTCAAACTCTTTTGATATGCTTGATTCAAAATCTAAGAAAGAATCAGCCATTGAATCTAACTCTTTTAATTCCATACCCATAGCCTTAACCGTCAATAAAGACTTAGTTAACTGCACGGGATATTTAGCGAATTGAAGCCCTAAAACTCCACCAAGACTTGCTGCTTCTTTTAGTATTTTTTTGTTTTCAAACTGTATTCCTGTAGCTTGTTTTAAACCTTTAACTTGAGCAAATACAGACTTTACTATTGACTCATTAGACTTACCATTTATTATAGAAGATTCTGTTATAGAAGCAATAGTTTCTGCTTCTACTCCTGCTATATCTTTTAACTTTATGTTTGTTGCAAGATTTTGAGTAGATATCTGATTAGTTACTCCTAAAAGATCAACCATTTCTGTTTGAGCTTCTAGTAGTTTTTGTGTGTTTACTAAAAGATCTCCATTAGCTACACTAATGCTTGCGTATTGCATTTTAAGTTGTCTAGCCTGTTCGGTAGACATATTCATTGCTCTTGCAAACTTAACTGTTTTATCTTGAATTCCTACTATATAGTCAAATGCTGATTTTAGTAGTTTAACAAAGAGTCCTATTCCACCAATTATTGCAACTGGATCTGTGATAGCAGAAAATGCTGATTTTAAAATTGATCCTGCTCCTGTTAGTGCAACTTGCCATCCTCCGAAAATTTTAGAGAGCGCTTTTGCTCCTGTAGACATTGTTTTTTGTCTTTCTATTATTTGTCTAGATTTGAAACTCATTGCTTCGTATGCTTCTTCGCCAAGACCTATTTTTTCAGCAAATATTTTCATTAAATTTCCTGATATCCCTAGTTGTCTAGATACTTGCTTTTCTGTTTTTAGAGCGTCTTTTCCGAGTTGTGTTTTTTTCTTTGCAATTTCAAGTTGTTTTTCTTGAGCAAATGCTACTATAGCTTCTTGATCGCCTCTATTGATTAATGCCTCTGTCATAGCTTGATCAAAAGATAATTCCTGACCTTTGCTTTCAAGATATCTTATATTTCTTTCTGCGTCTTTTTTAGCTAATATATATTTCTGCTTACTTTCATTAGTCATAGAAAGTTGCAGATCTTTTAGTTTTTTATCTTCTAAGTATTCTTTTTGTTTAAGTCTAAATAGTTCTTGATTGACTTGTTTTATATTAATAGATCCTTTATCCATTGATGCAAGCCTAGCCTCAATTTTTTCATACGATTTATCCATCTTATCAAGATCTCTTACTGCATTTTTTAAGAGATTATTATAATCGCCTTGATCTTCTAAAATTGACTTTAGACTTTCTCTTAATTGTCTAGTTTGATCAGTTGGATTTATATTTCCTGGAGTAGGTGGAATTGGTGGTATTGACATATATTTTATCTATATAAGATAAATATTTACTTCTTTGGTTTTGCTTTAGTAACAAAATCATAATCTTTCGAAGCTTCCTTTACAAAATCAGGAATCTTAAACTTATTCATATCTGTATTTTCTGTGACTTTTTGAGACTGTTGATCACGAATCTCTTGTACTTTTTTTAAGTACTCGTTTATCTTCTTAAGGTTAAACCTACGGTGAGGAACCGGCATATTCCACACCTCGAAGTATCCGAAGCCTCCGCCACCATGATAGGTAAGCTCGAAGACTTCGGTCATAAATACTGGTCTAAATTCTGGACCAGGAAACATCGGAAGTATTTTCCTATATGTATCATCCATGCAAAACTATTTTACAATTTTTAAAATGAAACTGATTATTTTTTGCAATGAGTCTATTACAATGTGGACAAATATCTTTAGATTTTGGTTTTCTCATATTTTGTTTATGAGATTCTGATTTCGGCTTTTTTGCATTAGGCCTTGGTCCTTTCATGTTTTCTTTAGTCTTTTCAGAATGTTTTAAATTACCATTACGTCTTTTTGTATCTATTGCTTTTTTTACATTATTTTTGGAAATAGTGCCATTAATTTTTTTAGTTTGAATTATCTTATCTTTTATTTCTTTTGATAAGTTTTGCCATCCTTCGCCTCCATCAGTTTTATTTACAAGTGGTCCTTTACCTAAATCATATCGACCAACTCTTGATATTTCAGCTATTTCAACTTCGATAGCGTCTTCTTTAGATAAACCTTTAGCGAATATATTTACTCTATAATCAGCTTTTTTTACGACTCTTTCCCAGTGATCATTTCTACCATATTCATAAGCTCGACTTTCGTTAATTCCCCAACCTATATAGAAAACTTCATTAGTATCTATTCTAATATGCTCGTAAACTATTGCCATACACTATAGTCCAGATCCTGGGAAGAAAAATTCCGCACCCATAGGCAAATCTGTTTCTATTTCTGTTCCGTCTTTAAGAATGAATTGGACTGAGGTATCAATGTCTGGTGTGATTTGAGCTACATATTTCCTAAGTTCTATAGAATCTCTAGAAAGCAATGCTCCACTATCTACAAAATCTCTAACACTTTTTACTCCGTAATCTCCATTTACTGAAGTTATTTGGTATTTTAATCTTGTGCTTAGTAGACCTTGATCTTGTCCTAAAGATTTTTTAACTCCTTTAATTTCTTCATCAATCTTTTTGTCATCTGATACTGTAAGAATCTTGAAAGTTAATTCGTTCTTAGAAAAAGGAAGTATAAAGGAAAACTCATTTTTATTTTCAAACTTAGAGAAGTCTACTTCTTTATACTTAAGATTTTGAAGATCAATAGTTACTGTTTCTTCTTCTTGCGTATTTGGATTTCTATACTTAAATGTATAGTCTTTTCCATAAGCCAGAATTCTAGCCGCAATAAGAAGACCATTACGATCTCCTAAAGTTAGACTTTCATAATCTATTGGAGTTTTAATTAGACTTTTTAGCATCTTTTCTATCGCTAGACCTTGACGAAGAAGGTTGATATTAGTCAAAATATCTTCTTCTTTAGCAGTCATGTATTTCATTTCAATTTCTCCAGAAGATAGAGCATTTTCCTTAGCATAAACTAATCCTTTTGACGGAAGATCTACCATTTCGGTAGGTACTGTAAACTTTGATTCAGACATAAAATTAATTATTTATTTATAAATATACATAACACTAGATTATTGAATAAAAAAAAGACCACTGTATTGCTGCTTATTTATAATATATTTTGTGATCTTTAAGAAATTGATAGTATTTGCTTCTTATAGACTTTGGTTTTGGATTACTTCCGTATTTAGATCCATTTAAAACTTCATGAAAAACACTGCAATTCATATTTAATTTAGTCGCTAATTGCAATGCTGAACCTGCTTCTATTTTCTCGCCAGTTATATTATTTTCGCAGACTACAATTCCTTTACTCGCTCTTGATTCTTCTCCTATTTTACCCAATTTAGATTTACTTGATGCTATAGACATATTACGTCTCATTTCTTCAGTAGGAATCCAATTTTCTTTAAATTTATGAGTATTTTTCCATCCTAGATCTATATAAGTTTGTAGTTCTATAGAATCTATTTGCACGTATTCTCCAGTTTTTTCGTTTAACATCCACTTTTTTCCTTTATGCGCTTTTCCTATTTTTTCTTTATGAGTCTTTGATTTTTTTCGCTTCCATAATTTCATTAATGCTTTTCTAGCAATTGCGTATTCTTCTTCTGATAATTCTATATCTCCGCTATAAGTCATTCTGTGAAACGCCCAAAGCATTTTTTCTCCATATAAAGAATGATCTTTAAATTCGTTTGCCAGTATTTTATGAACTCTGTAATGTTCTTCTGGGGTAAGTAAAACAGTTGAACTTTTCTTATTGAATTGTTCGAAACACTCTGGAACTATGTGGTGAGCTTCATAATACTCTCCTTTTCCTTTTTCTCTGTTCTCTGATAGTGCTTGACGTATAATTTTGAAATAGTGTGTAAACATAAAAAACCTCTGCTTTATTATAAATATGCAGAGGTTTCATTAATTTGATAATTGAGAACAGAATTATTTTAATAATTGAGCATCAGTAGTTCAAAATACAGTAATCACAACCGATACTGATAGTTAATTCAGTAGGATCTGTTGTAGACCAATCATAAGATCCGAACATTGCTTCTTTAATAAAAGCTCCTTTGATTATCCATTCAGAAACAATATCTCCAACTGGTCCTATGATAGAAAGATTTAAATCTTTTTTATAGAAGTCTGAATAACCGTCACGACCTGTTACTGATTCGTGATGCAAGCGTACCCACTCCATAACGGCTTGTTGGCCAGAAGGAGAGATAGGATTATAAAGAGAAAGACTCATGTCCCTCCACTCTGCTTTTCCTTTAAGCTTACGATAAACGTTGATGTGATCTAATTTGATTTCTCCTAAAGTCACACCTGGAGCGTCTGCCTTTTTAATCATGTAAGACGGAATACCGTCGATGTACATAACGAACCTATTGGCTACTGTAGGTTCAAAGGCGGTATACATTATTTCCGCGGGATCAAGGACTGGCATAGTATATTAATTTTATTCTCTTATAAATATTCAGAACTTATTTTTTCTTAGCAGCTTCTGCTTTCTTTTTTGCTGCTGCAGCTTCTGCTTTCTCTTTTGTTTCTTTAACTTTTTTATCAGCCGCTATTTTAGCTTCTTTTTCTTTAGCTGATTCAGCCTTCTTATCTGCAATTTTATCTGCAATTTTTTTCTTTTTAGTAGCAGCACTTACTGCTTCCATCAAAGTTTTAAGATCAAGAGCTTCTTCCATTTCTTCAGGTTCAGCTACACGTTTAAATGGTCCAAATTCTTTAATTTTAGATCTAAACTTATCAATTACGCTAAAGAAATCACTTTGCGTTAATTTTCCACCTTTGCTTTTTGCTATTTCTTGAGCTCGTTTTTTAGCTTGCACAACAGCTTTATCCATAGCAACTGCTATTTCTTCTACTGATGCTTTTTGTACGTCTGGTTGATATTTTTCTTCTATTGAGTCTTCTTCCATAGTTTCTTCTCCTTCTTCCATAGATACTTGAGAATTAGGATAATTGCCTTTTTGAGCATCAACTGCCCAAGAAGCCAATACACTAAAAGGACTACGATCATCAAGAAAATCTTTATTACTTTCTGCGTCTAACAGTTCATCATACGCAGTTTGAACTTGTTGTGATGAAACACCCATTAATTCAAAATCTACTTCATCAAATTTATCTTTTATTACCTTAGCGTCGCCTCCGAGACTTTTTATAAATTTTATAAATGTTCTAATCGCGCTTCTTTGTTCATTATTGGTAATACTTGGATGATCGTTATAAGATAAGGTCATGGTTTCAGAATTTCCTTCTTCTGCTTCATCCATGGTTTCTTTCTTATCAAGTTGAGCTTGAATCGCTTCGTATAGGTGTTTTGGTACCCTAATTTTAACTTTTGTATTTTCTGTAAGTTTCATTTTATTTTTTTATTATGTTTATGCTCCGAATGTAGTTCCAGTTGGCAATACGTTAAAATCAAGTTGAATAAATTCTGCTACTCTTGTAGGCTGTAAGTATATAGTACCAACTAATTGATTTCTATCTATTACGTCAGGAGTATTATTTGTTTCATCCATTACTACTTGGAAAGAGTAAAGACCTTGACGCTGTTGTACTGATTCAAGATAGGGATTAACTTGATTTAAGAACTTATTCCTTGTTACTTGAGTATTTGGTTCGAATACAATAGTTTCTCCAATTTGACGTATATAACGCTTAAGAGCAATCAACAATCTTCTAACGTTTACTCTATCAAGAGCAGAAGCTTTAGACTGAAGTGTCTTTTGACCGTATATTACTGTTCCAACTCCAGGGAATGTAGCGATTGGGTTAACTTTAGCTGTGTAAAGAGAATTTCTATCATCTACGCTTAACCTTCTTTCTGGTCTAAGTACTGTAGACATTCCGCCTCTATTAAGACCTGCTGGTGCAAACCATTCAGCTGATACTTTATCGTTATATTCATATACTGCTGGTACTAAAGTAGAAGCAGGAACAAAGTTAATTTTACCAGTTTCACGGCTAGAAATTTGTACCCATGGCCAATAAGCTGCTCCGTAAGAGTTATCGTAATTTTGTGCTTTTTGTATTACGCTGTTTATATTTTGACCAAAAGAAGTTAAATCAATAACTGCTATAGAATCGCCTCTTGTTTGAGAGATATTAAGAACATCTGATATTACTGAAGGCGCATTTTGAGTATTTACTCCTGGAGCATATATTACGTTAAAGTCGTAAGCGTCTTTGTTAAAAAGTAAACTTGTTGCGATTGCATAATCTTGTACGAATATGCCTTGTACATTAGATTGAGCTCCATTAGTAGCTTCTATAGCAACAGTTGTTTTTATTGATTCGAATAAATTAAGTGGTGCTTTTCCAAAAGACCCCCAAACTCTTCCAGTCGCTGCTCCGAATGTTCCTTGAGCAGATCCTGAACCTACCCTAGGTATTGAAGAGGTATACTGAGCATAAGGTTGACCGTACTGATTTAAGTAGTTAGGAGTTGGAGTGTATACGTTTTTAACTCTTATGTATTTAGACTTATTTGAATAAGATCCGCTAAGCTGTAAGTAGTAGCTTCCGTTTTCTAATACTGGATTTTCTTTTGCATCACCTATAACATATGATATATAGTTAGGTTGATTTGGATCCAAAGATATGTTATTCCAAGATTCTAGTATTGTCTTATTGTTTTCATAGTCATCTCCACGTCTAATGATCAAGCTAAAAACTCCTGATCCAGTGTCAGCTCCAACTACTTCCCATCTAATATTTGCAGAAGATCCAGAAGGTAATGCTCCATTGATTGTAGAAGCAAGACTTCCATTATTATTCATTACTTCTCCTTGAGTTAGTGTCTCAAGATCAAATGCTGTATTTAGAGTATTAGTAGTTCCTCCAGATAGAGTAGCTTTTACTACTGTAGATCCTGTTACTTGTCCTATATAAATGCCAGTATATAATTTTATACCATTTCCTCCTGTACCAGCAGAAGAGCTGATTATAAGAGAAGTTCCACTAGAAGCGACAGTAATTAGGCTAGATAATTCTGAGTTGGTATTAATTAAACTTATCAAAGAAGCTGTCCATTGATTCAGTGTGTATCCACTACCTGCATTAGGACTAAAATATCCGTAATCTAAAGTGCTACTATAAGTGTTATAATCAAATCCAAAAGCAGCGCCAGCTAAATAATAGTAGTTATTGTTTGTATCTACTATAGTAAAAGCAAGACCTGATCCAGTGTCTGCTGCAGTAAATCCTGTAGTATTAATCGATGCATTAGCGCTGGCTCCAGCAATAGCTATTACACTATTTCCGATAGAAGCTGTTGCTGATGTATATGATCCTGATGCTACACGAGTTACCAAAAGAGAATCACCACCTTGCTCAAAATAATTAAGAGCCGAGATTGAAGTTAAATATTCATATGGAGCTCCTCCTGAAATGAAGGATGCACCGAATAGAGCTTTGAATTGAGAATACGTAGTTACTAACGTTGGAATATTAACAGGTCCAGTTACTGTTGGACCTATTATAGCCGCACCAGCTGCAACTGGACCTTGTGTTATTTGTGATAAGTCATTCTCTGATACGAAGACTCCTGGAGATAATAGAGTTTCTGCCATTTATTTTGTTTTTATCTAGCAATAAATATCGAAACTTTTTTCAAAACGGTTATTCTACTACGGAGTATTCTCCTGTCTCTAAATTAATGCTAATATTGCCATAATTTTCTTTAAGATCAGCAAAAAGTTTCTCTTCATCTTTCCTTAGTTGAACAATACGTTGTTTTTGTCCGTCTAATTGTAAGTCTATTAAAGTCTTTTGATAATTCAATTCTCCTAGAATCGATGCAATTTCGAGTGATTCTTTTTTAATTAAAGAGATTCTTTGTAACTCGTTTTCCGTGATTTTTGTAACGTTTGCCATTATTTAGCTTTTTTATTTTGGGTTTTTAATATTGTTGTTTTTTTGTCAATAGATTTTACCTTTTCTTTTACAATTGGTTTTTCTTCAACATGCAGCTCCTCTTTTACTACAGGTAGTTCTTCTTTTACTACAGGTAGTTCTTCTTTTACTACAGGTAGTTCTTCTTTTACTACGGATAGTTCTTCTTTAGGAGTAGGTTGAACTTCTACTGAAGTTTCGATAACAGTAGTAGCTTTTTGTTTTTTCTTTGAAACTCTGTAAACTATTGCTCCCGCAATAAATACAGTACATAAAATCAATAATAACATACTTTTTTATTTATAAATATATGTAAATAAACGAAATAAATTAATAGTGAAAATATTTTTATACTATTGGTTCTTGTGATCCAGTTGGTTCTTGTGATCCAGTTGGAAGAGATCCTGTTGGAGGTAATGGTACTAAAGTTACTGGGATTACTGCTGCTATTAGTTCATCGATGTAACGATTATTTTGACCCCAGTTATCAAACTGCTCGTCTGTCAAATAATAATTTCCTTGAATGCATTGTGCGCCAGTATCAGTAAGAAGCTGGTAATAAGTTCCGCATGTGCTGTCTGACGTACTAAAAGGAAGTATTTTAACGTCTAAAGTTGTAGCTGTTCCTGCGAAAGGGAAAACTACTGGTTCGATTTGTGCCATTTGTGTTGTTTTTTGTAAATAAATATGATTAAGCGAAGCTAGAACTCATATATCTAGTTCCATTCCAAATAAATAATAAAGATCCTGACCAGTAAGCGCTTCCTGTTAAAGGAGAGCTTGAAGCTGTTAAAGGTAATACGAATGATGAACTAGGAGACATGAATATGGATCCTGTTATTATAAGTGAACCAGTTATTCCAACTAATCCGCTAATATCCATAGCAAGAGAAGAAGTGTGAGATATATTCCTATTGGCTAAAGTACCTGAATTACCTTTAATATACCAACGATCAACTAATGTTTGATATGCTGCCCCTGAAGAACCAGTTGTTGTAGTAGCAAATATAAGATCTGCAGGTATTGCTGTTCCTGTTCCTTTTCCGGATGCTATTCTTAAAGACGCTCCTATACTATTTGTACTACCAGTTGCAGCTCCTGAAGAATTTATTGTAAACGTGCTAGGATAAGTAGCAGAAGGTATTGATGATCTATAGGCTCCTACAAATAAACTATTTATAATTTGACCTCCTATAACAATTACATTATCTGTATCTAAAGCACCACCCCCATTATCTATATTTCCTATAACAATTGTATTATTTCTATCACCTGAAGTCACTTGTCCACCTCCTGAAGATATGGCAATATTAGCTCCTCCTGTTATTATGTTTCTTCCGGATTGATTTCCTATAAAAGTATTTGATGCTCCTGAAGTTACTTCATATCCAGCAGCATATCCTATAAATGTATTAGATGATCCTGAGACTAATGAGGCTCCTCCTCCAAAAACATAGTTATTATTTCCTGCAGGAGCATAATTTGCATTTCCTACTTGTGAATTAGGAGAAATATAAATACTACCATTTAATAATCCAGTCTTATATACAAATAATAATGTTTTTTGTTGGTTAGTACTATCAGGATAATACAACCATCTCATGTATGGAGAATTATTAGTTCCTATATTATCAAAAGTAAGATTATTAACGGTAGTTGTGTTAATAGATAACGCGCCTTGTACACGAGTAGTACCAACAATATCCATTTGAAATCCAGCATCGGCTGGCGTTCCACTACCTATCCATAGTCTACCATTGTTAAAGATATTAAGATAATTAGTTCCGCTTTTATTAATATTAAATTGATTGGAAGCTCCTAAACTAGCACTTATTCCATTATAGGCCGTTATCGAACCATTTCTAATATCCATAAATTGTGATTGATTGTGTTAATAAATATTGGAGCATTATGGGTTTGTAAGGGTGAATCCATTTAAATTGATTGTTGCTAGTCCAGCACCTGAGCCTGTATTAAGTGTATTTAGTACACTTACGTTGCCTTGTAGTGTTTTACTGCCACTTAGCATTGTTAGATTGCGATAAATTCCTCCTTTAACGTTTTGACTACCTGAAATATATGTAAAAGTTACAGCACTAGCACTAACATCTAAAATACCTGTTTGCATTGGTGTTTGAGAAGAATAATAGACTGCGGTTGATGATGCTGAAAGAAAGAATCTACTATTTACATCGGTGCCATTTAAACTTCCGGAAATATTAAAAGTTCCTGCTTGAAGACCAAATCCTACTGTTATAGAGCCGGATATTAGAATACTACTGTATTGGTTATTAGTATTACAAGCTACTACATTTTGATTATTTGCGCTAAAAGTAATAGGCGTGGTTCCCATAGTTATTCCTGATAGATATGTACCTCTAATTATTCCTCCTCTCATTTCTAGAGAAGCATTACTAGCAGAAATAAAATCTAATTGACCATAATCATATATATCAATAGATCCTGAAAATAAAACGCTACCAGAGCCTGATTTTTTTATCCCACCATTATTAAAAAATGTTGTACCTAAAACAGATACATTATTATTTTCTGTATCTATTCGATCTAGAGCAATTGAAAGATTTTCGTATATTATTGTATCTCTACTTAAAGTTTTACTTTCAGGAGATGCTGTACTACCTCCGGGACTTAATATTAAATTTCTAAATGAAGAAAAAGGTATTTTATAACTTCCTGTAAAAGCAAATCCTAATACAGATCCAGGATAACTAGCAGATATAAATGATCCTGTAAGCATTGAATTATTGCAAGCCGCGGGACTTCTGAAGTATATAGATCCACTATTATCTAAAATTGAAGAGGGAACAGTACCGTTAATGGCTTTGTTTATATCAAGCTGAGCTTGGTTTTTTAGTCTAATAGAACCAGAAATTATTATATCTCCTGTATTTACTATATATCCAAGATAACTTTGATCATTAGTAGAAAAAATTGCAGATCCACTTCCTAAAAATACATAAGCTAAATATCTAGAATCTACTCCGTTTCTAAATTCAACATTTGCGTTACCCTTGCTAAAATCTATTCTTCCATAATCTAATTGAGTAACTCTACCGTTAAATATTGTAGTTCCAGATCCTGATCTTGTTATTACAATTCCATTACCTGTATTTGTAGTTCCATTAACGAATAAGTTTGAGCTAGATAGTTCAAATATAGCTGGATTTCCAAAAGATAAACTACCAGATACATAGCTACTAGTTCCTAATGTTTTAATACCGGTTCCTACTATACCTAAATTAAAAAATGTATTTAATCCATTAGACGAAGTTGCACTATAATTTCCTCTAAAAGTTACGGTATTTCCAGGAAAAGAAAAATTTGAACTTCCTGTTATTAAAGATCCACTTAAAGCGGCAGCAGAATCAAAAAATATACTTCCGCTATTAACTAAAGTATCTGAAGCACTAAATCCGTTTATTGGACCATCAAGAAGTAATGGATCATTAAATATACTTAAATTAATACCTCCTGAAATTAATGCACTTCCACTAAGAATTACATTGCTAGATAGACCGCTTGAATTAAATATCATTTGATTATTAGTAGTAAATCTTATATTATTACTATTAAAAGTTACTGGGGTGTAATTGACGTCTAGTCCATTTCTAAATTCAACTGTTGGATTATTTGTTAATATAATAAATCCAAGAAAGAAATAAGGTCTACCTATAAAAATAATATTTCCTGGAGTACTTTTTTGTAAATACCCTGGGCTAATAGCGTTTACTCCAACAGTTGCTGTTCCACTTACGATTAGATCAAAATTCCCCATGTCTAGAGTTCCTCCACTATCTAAAACTAAAGTTCCAGATACACTAGTATTGCGAGGAAGTGTTTTAACTCCAGTTCCTGTAATATATAAATGACGATAAGAAGAAGAGTAGGGTAGCATATTTGCACTGTAATTACCAGTATATCCTATAAAATTATTAAAAGTACTATAATCAAATCCTCCAGTTACCATAGTATTTACTGAATCTGCTGAGGTAAAATATAATTTAGCTTTGTTAATTAAAACATCATTTGCGCTAAGACCATTTATTGGTTTGTTAATTTTTAAAATTGTTGTTGTATAATCTAAGGTTAAACTTATACCTCCAGAAATAAACATACTATTAAATAATTGAGTACTAAAGGTAAAAAAGTTACTACTTTCATATATTGATTGATTATTTGTAGTAAAATAAAGATCATTAGCTCCAAAACTAACGCTATCATTAAGATTTGAAATTGTAAATCCATTTCTCATTTCTACTCTTGGATTTCCAGAAAATACAGAATTTGCAGCGTTAAAATCAACTCTATCTGTAAATAATACAGATCCTCCAATTCCAGTTTTACGTAAAGCACCACCATTAACTGCATTTTCTCCAATACGAGGAATTCCATTTACAGTTAAATTTGAATTAAATATATCATATGTACCGCCATCTCTTACGTTTAAAAAATTTAAAACCGTAGTATTTGTACCATTAGATGTTTTAACTCCTGAATTTCTTATAGATAAAGTCCAATAAGTAACTGCAGGTACTGTTTGAGTTGATCCTAAATAGAAAAACGATGATGAGGCAGGAGATAAAGTATTTATATTATTTTTTTGACCTAAAATATTAACTGTAGGAGTTCCACTACAGCTAAGATGTCCTAAAACATTAATTGATTGACTAATATTTAAAGTTAACCCAGTATTGATTGAAGCAGTAAACCCAGGTCTAACTATTAAAGTTCCTAAAGTTCTATTAATATCAATTACACAATTATCTCTAATATCAGCTACATCAGAACCAATAGGAACAACTCCTCTACTCCAGTTTTCAGCGGTACTAAATAAGCTTCCAGATACTGCTCTAAATATATTTGCATTAATTCCTGATGTTATTGGCATATATTGTTGTTATGGATTTGTAAGGGTAAAACCGTTATTATTTAGAGTTGCTGGAGCGGTTAATGTATAGGTATTTTGTACTGATACATTTCCTTGTAGTGTTTTAGTTCCTCCTCCGTTTAAAGTAAGATTTCTATATGTATTTCCTTTAATGTCTTGACTTCCGCTTCCGTAGATCCAAGTGTTTAAGTTTGTTGAGGTATCGAGGATGCCAGTTGCCATTGGTTGGGTTGAGGCATTATAATAAACTACAGCACCTGTCAAAACTAATAATTTACTATTTGCATTATTACCGTTTATTGAATTATTAAAGTTTGTTGTAACAGTATTTGATCTATTAACAACAGATAAAGTTATTGCTCCATCAATTAATATTGTAAAATTATAATATACTGCATTAAATGATGATCCAAATTGGAATGTTTGATTATTTGTTGAAAATTTCCACTGTCCTGTACCACCATTAAAAGACTGATAAGTTCCATAAGTACCAGCTGTGATTCCACCTCTAAATTCAACATTTGGATTTCCGCTAAAATCAAAAGTTCCTGTGCTACCAAAACCACCTCCAGGCCCCCCAAATAATACATTTCCGACAAATAATATATTACCTGCTCCAGTTTTTCTTATAACTCCATTTATTTGTGTTGCTCCTAAAACTGATAAATCAAATGTTGAACACTCCAAGGATCTTGATGTATTATCATACATTAAAAGGTCTCTGTTAATAGTAGTATTTCCAATCAAAGATCTCGCCCCCGTCCCATCAAGTCTTAATGATTGATAGGTTGTATAAGGTAAATTATAATTTCCTGACGTTAAATATCCAATGATACTATTTACAGATGTTAGATAATCAAACACACCAGTTGCCATTGGTGTTATTTCAGTTCCAGTAAAATTCATTGATCCTTGATTGACCCATGTACTTGATGCTGTGGTTCCATTAATTTTATTTGCAAAAGAATGAGCTAAACCTCCAGTATGTGTTATTGTAATTGCTCCACTTACAATAAATCTACATGTACTGTTTGCAGGATATAAATTTGGCGATAAGAACGTTTGATTATTTGTTGTGAATGTCCAATCTCCAGTTCCTGTATTCCATCCGCCATTAAAATCATAATTTCCACTATTTATTCCGCCTCTTAATTCAACACTAGGATTTCCTGTAAAAGATATTCGATTTGTATTATACCCTGATACTGATTGAAAATTTCCAGTAAATAATAAACTACCATATCCTGATTTGTATAAACCTCCACATTGAAAATATGTAATTCCATTAACAGATAAATTATAATTTCCGCATTCTAGATTTCCAAAAAATATGCTTGAAATTTGCCCCTGTAATGTCAAACTCCCATTCAATGTTGTATGTCCAATCAGAGTTTTAGTTCCTGTATTAGATACAGTTAAATTATTATAGGTTACTCCAGGAACTGGTTGATTTCCCGCTTTTGAAAAATTAAAAGTAGAACTTCCAGGAGAAAGACTATTTATATTATTTTTACTACTTAGTACATTAATAGTCGGAGCTCCACTACAACTTAAATGTCCTTTAACATCTATAATATCGTTAACTTGCAAAGTCAACCCAGTATTAACAGACGCAGTAAAAGGAGCTTTAACTACTAGTGATCCTATCGTCCTATTAATATCTATAATACAATTGTCTCTAATATCAGCGATATCAGATCCAGTAGGTACAAATCCACGACTCCAGTTAACAGCAGAACTAAATAGACTTCCTGAAACTGCTCTAAATATGTTAGGTTGTGGTCCTTTATATACTCCCATAACTAAATTACTTGTGTTATTACTGTTGCTGCCCAAACGTAAGTTCTACTTCCAGTTCCATAAGCTCTTACAGAAAAAGTATTTGAAGTTACCGTAAGGTCTATATTGACTCCTGTGTTTTCTGAGTTTACATATCTAAAATTGTTTCCTATAATGCTCGCTACTCCAGACAAACATTTTACTGTGGATTTGATTTCCCCAGATATAGTGGCTCTTGAAGCACTATCATATCCTGTTACTACAGCATTCACATAAGCAGATCCTGTGTTTGTAGTAAAAGTAAAAGTATAAAGACTCGCTGTAGAATCATTTAAAGTAGTTCCGTTTCCTTGAGCCATTCTGCTGCTAAATCCGAATCCCTCATCCATTACTGTGTCTGCTCTAAGAAATATCGCAGAGTCTACTGCAAAAGTTGAAGGAAGTCCTAGACTTAAATAAGAAGCAGACTTATTAAAGACTGCGTACGGATAATCGTATATATTAACTTGAGCATCAGAAGTAACTTCTAAAACAGGAAGACCAAAAAAATCATTAACGGTGTATACAGACCCAGAAACTACGTCATCTATAACAAATATTGATCCAGAAGTTTGAGTACCAAAGTCTACGATTACATTATTGGTATTAGATCCAGAAAAGGAACCGGTAAATAAAGCAGATACTCTGAGAGCTGTCTGGGTCTGCGAGGAAGTAGTGTTAGTAAAGGACGGAGTTATACTTACTCCATTAAGTCTTGTAAATGGAATTGATCCTGAGTGAACCAGGGACTGAGATATAAGATATCCTGCGTTAGAACTACTAAGAGTCATTACTGGACTCATTACAAATTGTTGACCATTGTTTGATATTCTTAGTAGATCTGTTAGGTTGCTGTTATCTACTATTAATGCATTTGAAGCTGATGTAGCTCCAGTTCCTTTTACATGTAATGAAGCAGAGATATCGCTTATTGTCATGTTTATACCAATACTTCCACTAAAGAAGTCTCCACCAATTAGAGGTGAAGTCGTATTAGTGTTAGCAATATATAGTCTATTTCGGTTAAGCTCAGAAAATCCAGCTTGATATCCTATCATTACACTATTTCCACTACCACTATAGTTTGCTTGGTATCCTACAGCTACTGAGTTTTGCACAAATCCTCCAAGACCTAGTCTATATGAACTCTGATATCCTATCGCTACATTATATAATACGCCTCCTGTAGGAATTGATCCCATGGCTTCACTTCCTATTATAACGTTGTATGCATTAGAAATATTTGCAAATCTCCCTGCTTGATATCCTATAATTACATTATCAATAAGATTACTACTATTACTAGCCCCATGTCCTATAGAGACGTTTCTTGGATTGCCTTGACTATTTCGCAGCATTTGACTAAGTGACCCTCCTCCTGCAATACTTATTCCTATAGCGATTGATCCACTTCTAGAAGCCATCAATATAGTACTAGCATTATAATCCTCATATCCAAGCATCATAGGAGCATAATAATTATTTACTTGTGATCCTGCTTCAGTTCGACTTCCTATAACTAAAGAAGCTCCTAATTGAATATTACCTACAGGAATATCTAACGCTGTATTGATTGCTCCTAATCCACTATTAGCAACAAAAGATGAACTAATTGTAATAGCACTTAAGTTTTGATAAGATCCATTGGATCCTGACATTACAGGAGCTAGCAGTACTCCAGTGTTTCCAAAAAAATGAGTTCCGTAAGTTTCTAACTTTCCAACTATTCTTGTACTTCCTTGAATGTCAGCTTGATAACCAGCATCGACAAAAGCACCATTTCCTATCCATAATCTTCCTGGGCTATTTACGTTTAAAAGTGTATTTGATCCGCTAGAAATTCTAAATGTAGAGGATGCGCTTGGCTCTAAAGAGATTCTTAGAGATCCACTAATTGTTGCAGAACCGCTAACGTCTAGAGAAGCGTTTAGAGCTGTTTCTTTACCTATTCCAACTGAGGATTGAGAAACGTATAAGCCTCTCTTTCCGTACTGACCTATGCGAACTGTGTTATCGGAGAATGCCTCTATTACTGGCAGACCTGCGATTGTGTTTACAGAAAATAAAGATCCAGAAAGAGAATCGTCTACTGAGAATAGTCTTCCTGCAGCGCCATCTACTGTAAATAAACTTGATCCTGATGATATTATAGACAGTGCACCGCTGACTGATGAGGATCCTGTTATGTTTGCTCCGCCTTGGTCTACTAAGAGACCATTTTTGACTTTGAATTCTTGTGGCATATTTTATACTGTTTTCACTTTCCGACAGTTATGAATAAATATTAAGGAATCATACTTCCAGAAGGGTTAGTCCACTCTTCTGTAGATAATATTGTTAAGATTTCTTCATAAGTATATGGACCTTCTTTTGTTGTTAATGATTCTACAGATGATGGAATGGTTATCCCATCCCATTTTATAAATGTTTTAGTTTGGTCTACTGATTTTCTTACGGTATCAATAGATGTTTCTAGAACTTGAGCAAAATCTATTTGATTTAGTTCTGATACATTAAAAATCATGAATTCTCTGTTTACGTATGACATATTTTATAAATTAAAGCGTGATTTTTGTGTGTTATAGTTTTGTAGGACTTCTTGGGCTGAAAGAGCTCTATTATATATTAAAGTTTGCGCTATATTGCCTGAAAAAAATCCTGTGTTTCCTTCTAAACATCCAATAAATAGAGTATCATTTGGATTTGTTGTTGATGCTACAACAGAAAATGATGTTGAGTTTGTATTTTTATAAAATGTTGCTGTTGTTAAATTAATCGTAAAAACTATATGATTCCAAGTATTATTATTTATGTTACTTCCATTGTTTATATACCAGTTACCTCCAGTATATATATCTATTGTTCCCGTAGTAGTTCGATTAATATCAATTGAATATCCTGGATATGCTCCACCATTAAGGTATCTTTGTATTATGGCTTGATTAATAAGGGTTGATGTTTTTAACCATATCGATATTGTATAATTATCATTTAAATTTAAAATAGTATTATTTCCACAATTAATATAATCATCAACTCCATCAAATATAATACTACCACCATTAGCAGAACTAAAAGTCGGACCATTTATTAATGATCCACTATTCCCATTCCCACTCATATCATTCCAAGTAGTACCACTACCAGAATAGCTATTTCTATCAGCAGCATCTAATGCTAATATTAATCCTGACGTTACTATTTTACCATTTGCATATTGTGTTGCCATAACTTTATAGATTGAATCTTGATTTTAATGCGTTGTAGTTTTGTAGGACTTCTTGATCAGATAGTACACGATTATATATGTGAGCATTAGCTGCGTATCCATTATAATAAAATCCAGACGTAATTATCCTTCCTAATACCCAGCCTGATGTTGATGATCTTAAATTAGTAGTTGTTGTTGGAGTAAAACTTTCAAAATTACCATTAATATATAATTTAACCCCAACTCCTACTTGCCATGTTCCTAATATATAGTACCATTTTTCTATATTTGGAACTATACTACTTGTCGCAATAAAAGCTGTATCTCCAGTTGAAGTAGTAACAACTCCAACTCTAAATCCAGTTGATAGTGATCCTAGTAATATACTCCATCCACTGCCTCCTACGCCATCAATACCTCTTTGTAGAACATAATTTTCTACATTTGCCATTCTGCACCAAGAAGCCCACGTATAATTTCCAGAGCTACTTCCAGAAGAAGCAGGAATAGAATCTATATAACTATTAACTCCATTAAATTTAAAATTTCCTCCATTATCAAAGCTAAATGTAGGATTATTATATACAGTCCCATGATAGTTATTTCCACTCAAGTCATTCCAAATTAAACTTCCACTCACATAGCTATTTCTATCAGCAGCATCTAGCTCTAATACTAAACTACTATCTCTAATTATATTTGGTCCACCTGATACTCCCATTTTATTATATTATAAGCCGAAGCGTGATTTTTGTGCGTTGTAGTTTTGATTAATTTCTTGAGCTGATAGGGCTCTGTTATACATTTGGAAATTAGATATGGATCCATTTAAATACTTATTTCCATCAAATCTATAAGCTAAGTTTACAGTACTTGTTCCTATTTGTAAAGTTCCAGGTCTTGATCCACTAATATCCAAAACACCGTTTAAGTATATATAACTAATCCCTCCCATCCAAGTTGCTGATACGTGGGTCCAATTTCCTGTATTAGCGTTAGCTGTTGATTGGAGCCAACCTCCAGTGGTGCCGTTTAAAAATAAAGACATTTTATTTACATCAGTACCTGAGGGGCCTATGCATAGATAAAAAGAATCGTTGAATTTTGTTGTAATATAACTATCAAGCCCTACGGTAGTTTTATACCAACAAGATATAGTGAGTCCTGTTGTAAAATTATATAAAGTATTATGAGATATATCTACTCTATCATCACCTCCATCAAACACAATACTCCCTCCATTAGCACTACTAAAAGTAGGACCGTTAGTTAAAGTACCATTATTTCCATTTCCGCTCATATCATTCCAAGTAGTACCACTACCAGAATAGCTATTTCTATCAGCAGCATCTAAATTCAACACTAATCCATCATTAACAATTTTAGGTCCATTTCCGAATGCCATATTCTTACAATTGTGTTACTCTATATTGTCTTCCTGTTTCATCTGCTTCCTGTAACTCTGTAGCCTTAGCTTGCGCATCATCATAGTTGTCATACTCATAGATTGGATCTTCTGGATTTAGTCTAGAGACCCATATAGTGTCTAGACCGGGAATAAACTGCATTTGTATTTGATATATCATAATCTTTGTTTTATAAAAGGTTTGAAATGTTTTTAAATGTCCATCCTGAAGAAGCTGAAACTTGAAGTCTAACGAATCCTGAGGATAAAGAAGCAGACACTATGACTTGATTTGTGTTTCCTATATCTGTAGTTACTACTTCTGTGTATCTTATAGTATCACCATTCCAAACTGTCATCACTTGTCCTGATCTTGCGTTTGAGGATGATGCTACTGTGTAGTTGTAAAAGCAAGAAGTATAAGATGAAGTAGAAAGTTGAGAAACTGTAGTTATGCCTGCTACGGTTAGAGAACTAGTATTATTGAATTGAGTTCCATTAAGTATAAAAGATCCTGAAACATAAAGAGAGGCTGATGGAGGATTACTTATATTGCTTAAGGTTCCAGTTAATCCTTTTACCCGCCATCTATCTGCTAAAGCTTGTAAAGCGGTGCCCGATCCTGTTATATTAGCTGTGCTAAATATTATATCTCCAGCAGATCCAATACCAGTACCTCTACCTGCAGTTATAGTAAAATTACCTCCTGAAGAATCTGTTTGATTGGATGGAAAAGTAGCATAAAATGTTACATTTCTTGCAGATTGTGAATTACTTATTAAGTCTGCACCGCCTCCAAAAAAATAATTTTGTACATTATTATTTGCTATACCCGAATTACCTCCAATAAAAAAAGAACCGCCTGTTAAATATGAAAAATCATGATAATCTTGAATATTTGTAGCAATTGTGAATGTGTTTGAAGTTGTTGGTAACGTAACAATAGTCCAATTACCTATAACATTAGCACCGCTTTTAAAATTAATTTTTAATGGTCCTCCAGTAAATGTTAATGATGGAGACCCTACACCATATAAACTAATATTATTCGTTGTAGAGCCTACCATTAATCCTGCACTTGTATCTGACCTATGTTCTATTTGTACTCCAGTTCGTTGCGAATCTCCATTAGCATACATATAATAATATGGACTACCAACTGCTGGAGAAGTTGTTTGTTTGAATCCAACAGCAGTACCAATAAATGCAGATGAACCTAATTGAAAATCTCCAGTTGCTCTTAAAGTTCCTTGCACATCTAACTGATAAGCTTGATTCGTAAATGTTCCATTACCAATCCAAACTAATCCCTCTCTAGTAACATTTAACAAAGTATTAGAACCGCTAGTCAATCTAAAAGAAGCACTAATATCAGTATTTACACTAGCAGAAATAGATCCTGTAGCTATCCTAGAAAGGTTAAGTCCAGTGATTCCTGAGGCTGGAATATTATAAAGATTAGCTCCAGATCCAGAAAAGCTTCCTCCTATTAAAGATACAGTTGATCCTGTGATTAAAACAGATCCTGTAAACTGTTGTGTGTCAGTTAATCTGTTTCCGAATATGTTAGATCCTGAGCTGTAAATAATACTAGAAGTTATAGTTTGAACTACAAGAGTTTGAGCCGTTAAAGTTCCTGTGATTAACGCATTTGAAGCAGTTAAAGATCCTTGTAAGTCTATAGATCCAGTAAATATAGAAGATCCACTTATATCTAAAACAGCTAAAGAAGAAGTTCCTCTATTTGTTAGAGTTCCAGTATTTCCTTTAATCCAAACTCTATTAGTGAGAGATTGAAGTGTATTGCCACTTGCTGTAAGTGCAGCTGTTGCAAATATTACGTCTCCCGGTATACCCGTACCTGTGCCAAGACCTCCACTTATTTCTATGTTACCTCCAGCGGTATTAATATTAGTAGCAGTTGTTTGTGCGTCACCACCCTTTAATATTAGTCTTCCAGCAACACCTTGATTGTTTGCATCACTAAATGTACCAGAAAAACCACCTGCTATGGTCATCACTAACCCACCTTGATAATTTCCTGCTAAAGCCCCGTATAATTTCCAATTATTTAGGGATGTAAATTCGGCTACTACCTTTTGTTGATTATTGCTAAATGCTTGATATGTTTGTCCAAATTCAATTTTATTATTTAGAACATGAAATGCTGCTCTGCCATAATCTTCAATTCCTGCTGCCATAACACCAAACCCCAAAATACTACCAGCTGTTGGTAAGTAATAAAAAGAATATGTGCCAGCAGTTAAACTTGCATTACTTTCACCCATGGTAATTTTACCTGCTGAACTTATACTAACATCTCTGTTATTAAATTGACTTTTAACAGTTATTGTACTTCCTGCTACATAAGGCAATAGAATATTACTATTTACAGTTAATTGCCCAGTTATTCTTGCAGTTCCATTAACGTCTAATTGATAAGCTTGATTACTAACGGCTCCATTGCCGATCCACACAAATCCGTCTCTAGTTACATTAAGTAAGGTATTAGAACCACTAGTTAGTCTAAAAGAAGCACTAATATCGGTATTACTTACACTCGCTGTTATTGATCCTGTTGCAATTCTAGAAAGATTTAGATCAACTACGCTTGAAGCTGGTATAGAACTGCTGTTGTGTAAGAATTGAACCCAACCGTTAGAACCTGTTCTGTATTGCCATAAGCCTTCTACTTCTCCGCTTGCGGTGATGTAGGTTAAAAGACCTTGAGCTGGAGAAGTTATTGAAGCGGTTGTATTAGTTCTTGTTGGAAGGAAACCTTTAGTAGTAGAATCAACATTCAGTATTGCACTCGCTACGTTTGTTCCAACTGAACCTATAATAAAGTTTCCACTATCACCATTGATTCTGTATGCTAAAGTTCCTGTATTTAAATCAACAGCAGCATATCCTATTCTAAAATCAAAATCATTCCTATTCCTTCCCGTTCTCGTGGTTATTCCCATTATAGCAGAATTACCCCATCCATTTACCCTAAACCTTATTGCTAAATCTGAATTAGATGCATCTTCTGTTATAAAGGTTAAAAATTTATTTTCTGAACTTGTTCCACCAAGTGTATTAATGTTAACATTTCTTGAATTAACTGTTGCACTAAATAAATCTCTAATGTTTAAATCATGATATCCAGTTATTGGTGTAGGTGCAGAAGTTTGATTACTTAAATGAACACCACTACCACCATAAATAGATGTACGATTTATGTAAATATTCAAATCAAAAATAGCAGGAATTAATGCTCGAAGTATTTTACCCGTTGTAGCATCTGCTGTTAAATCTGTATAGGTAGTTCCGTTTTGTGTTCTTATATCCCCATTCACCCTCACAGTTCCGTTGACATCCAACTGATATCCTTGATTAACAAAACTTCCGTTACCCAACCAAAGTTGACCATCTCTAGTTAAATTTAAGAGAGTATTAGATCCGCTTGTGATTCTAAATGATCCACTTATATCGGTATTACTTACGCTTGCGGTTATAGACCCAGTCGCAATTCTAGAAAGGTTAAGTCCTGTAATACCAGAAGCAGGAATATTATTTAATCCAGCTCCATTACCAGTAAAAGATCCTGTAAATGATCCAGTAGATCCGACTACTGTGACTAATTCTCCTTGAGATCCAGACTTCTTAAGAAATAGTTGACCGTCGAACGTGTTTATAGCTAATTCGCCAAGGTCTAAAGATGAAGTTTCAGGTATTTTTCCTTGAACTGCTGAACGACGTAGTTTTAAGAATTGATTAGACATCTGTCTGGATTTGGTTAGTATGTACTTATGAAAAGACTATATAGTCTCTTTATAAATATCAGTAATCTCCCAAATCTACAGTGTAGAAAGATCCAGAGTCTCCGAAACTGTCTATGTCTTTTATTGTGATAGATCCAGTTACTGAAGGAGAAGAAGTTATACCAACTGCTCCTGATACTATTAAGGCTGGATTAGAAGTTCCTTGAACTGATAAGATATTTAAGGACTCTTGATAAGTAATACTTGAAAGTATCTGTTTAAATTTTATTCTTGCCATATTATGAAAATTTACCTATAGCTATTATAGTGTCATTTGATTCTAAGCTGTATCCTAAAACTAAAGTATTAACTTCCAAAACTGAGCTGACTCCTAAGTCTGTAAAACTAATTATCGATGTATGTTCTACTTCTGAACCATTTACAAAAAACATAAACTGATCTGCTGTGTTTACAGGTATACCGCTTGGAGCTAAGTACCAACCTCGACTAAAAGTAGCTGTTTTATAATCAGTATACGAACCAGTTATAGGTCTATTAGAAGCTAAATAAGCTAAAATATCAGGTCTAGACATTGTATTGATAGTATAAGTCTCTTTTACTATTATATTTCTACTTTGACTCATTATGATGCGAATTTACCCACGGCTATGATAAGATCATTAGCTTCTAGACTATATCCAAGTACTGCTGGGTTTATTACTAAAGTTGAAGATGATAGACTGGTAGTAAAAGTATATGCGATTGGCTCTATATATACTCCATTTATGAATATATTAAAGTTTAAAGCGCTGTTTGCTGGTAAAGGCGATGGAGCTATTGCCCAACTTTTAGCAAACGTAACTGTAGTAGTATTTACATAACTTCCAACAAGACTTGTGTTATTTATAAGATAGTCTCCATAAGCAGGATCCAATACTTGATTATCTACTGATTGATTAATTGTAATTGCAAATCCATCTTGAGCTATTGTTGCTCCCAAAGGCTTGAAATTATTAGATCTTTTCTTAATGGTCTCTACTGATCCTGTGCCTTCACTAGTTTCTAGTCCAAAAATGACTTGAGAAACTCCATAGACTTTATTTGCACTTGCTAAACTTTTATTTATTGATTCAGGTATAATATATCCATTTAAAGTAATATTAAATGTATTTTTTACAGCTCTATCTTCTCCTATTTCGTAAGTTATGCTCTCATCGAAAGACTCTATAGACGAATAAAATTGAAACTTAGTAGGATCTCCCCAGTAAGTTCTAGAAGCAAAGTTTATTGACTCTACTAAAGCATCCATTTGCTCTATAAAGTAAGTCCATACTACGCAATCATACTCAACAGTCACATAATCTGGCGTTATAGAAGCAATATATTCTGTTTCAGGCACTCTGTTATTAAGAACTGCAAAATTTCCATAAACATTTCTTTTGCTAAAACTTTTTTGGAACAATTGCATGTTTTTTGTAACATTTCCATCTATTTTTGATCCAAGTCCACGATTTTGAGTCATGGATTTTCTTTTAAACATAATCAAAGGAGCTAATAATCTACCATTCGCATCTCTGTAGTATCCGTCTGCTTGAACTGATTTCCAGTTTTCTGGATCTCCATATAAAATAGGAACATTTACTCTTGTATTATTCTGAATAACAAAAGGCTTGATGACTTCTTTGAAATAATACATTATTGCTTGATCAAAGTCTTGTATTCCTACTTTAAATTCTCTAACATTGTCATTCTTTAATGATATTTCGTTAGCTCTATTGATTTCAGGTTGACCAAGTTTAGTAGGCTCAGAAAATACTTCAGTAGCAGGCAAGTATTTAGGATCATAAGGATCTATGAGCGTACTCATAAACTCTCTGCGATTAGCTGGTCTTACTATTTGATTTGCCATTATAATCTATTTAGATCTATTCCTAGTTTGTCTGGACTCACGTAATGCGTCTCCAGAATGATAGAAAGTGAGTTACCATATTTTTGTAAACCTTCAGTGTAAGCATAGTCATTATCTTTACCGACTATCAGCTGATTTTCATTAACATTATTTACTTCAAAATAGTGTTCATTCCACATTATTATATCTCCAATTTCAGGAAATACTCCTGTTTCTTGAAGATGATCTTTAAAAAACCTAAACACAGAAGTTCTATTAACATCTAAAGCGTAATCAATTCTATTTACTCCAAAATCTCCTCTTTCAATAAGACAGTTTAATAAAACAGGTCCTATAAAATATTTGTTTACAGCTTCTCCATACATGTTCACTGGAGTATCGCTTAATTTTATTTTATAATATCCTATTTGCTGACTAATGATGTCTTCAAGCAATTCCCTATTCATTGTCTTGAATAGTGCAATATCGCGTATTCCTCCAAATAGTGCCATAATTATCCAATATAAATTAATAAAGGTACTTCTTTAAGTGTATCTGATAAAGAAGATTGCTCTGATTGTTTTCTTTCTAGTTGAGATCTTCTAGACATATCTTCAAAATCTTGTCTAAGTCTGTCTCTTAAAGCTAATTGAGTTTCTTTTCCTTTTGAAATAAGATCTGCTCCATTAAGACTAACTTCTGATCCTGGAATAGGTACTTCAGAGTATTTTCCTCTAACTAGTCCAAGTATTTCAGAAGCTAAAGCTAAAGCATACTCATATATCCATTGTTTTCCAGGTTGATTAATTTGATAATAAGTTATGTTTCCATAAGGTGCTTTGGAAGGATTTGTAACTAGTCCAGCATTTGCTCCATAAGGACTATTCATTATAACGTTTGAAGAATCACTCTTTTTAGAATATTCTATCCATACTACAGCTCCGTCTATTTCAGGTTTAGGAAATATTTTTAATTTATTATTTACTATTTCAAAGCTAAATGCAGAGCGTCTAACTGTATTAGACATCTCGATCTCTTGAATTCTTTGAATGTCCCAATAAACTGGGAATAATACAAAGTTTAATCCTGGAGAATAAGAAGCCCATCCAAAGTTTTCAGTTGCGCCTTGATAATTTATAGATCCTCCAATATACGGATCATAATATTGATTTATTGCTGGTACTCCTTGATAAAATACTGTTTGAATCACCATTCTATCATTAGCAGTTATATATCCACTGTCTATTCCCCAAGCTTGAAGATCATAGACTTGTTGACCCGCATGAAGATTTAGAGATCCGGAATGACGATCTACGTTTCCTCCTACCATCGCAGCTTGGCCGTAATTATCAGAAATGTTTATGATGTTCTGTAAAGAAGATCCAACAACAATATTATTTAATTGAGAACCTGTAGAAGCTCCTTCCAAAGATATATAATTGTCTTTTATCTTTGATTGGTAAAGCTCCTCTGCATATACAGCTACTGATTCTTCGAAACAAGCATATAGTTGCTTGTCTATTAATTCGACATCCATTACTGGATATCCTAATTTTATAGTGATATATTGAGCAACTTTATCAGCATCAGACTGAAATGTATTGTCATAATCATAGAATCCGAAAGGGGTATCGCCTGGAAAAAAGCTTGAAGATCCAGGCCATATTGGGCGTTGTGCCATTATTTATTATTTTTACAATTACTAAAATGATATCTTGTCATATTAGAACCTTTTCCTTCAATTCTACAATGCGGACATTTCACTATCTTATAATTTAATTTTTGTTTAGGTTTTCCACAATTTTCAAAATGATATCTAGTCATGTTAGCGCCGCTTCCTTCTAAACCGCACTTATCACAAATTACTTTTTTTCTAGGAGATCTCATTTTATTTAGAGTTTCTTCACTGTGCTTACTTCCTAATATGGCGTTTTTAATTTTTATTTTAGTTTCTAAACTATGTTTACCTCCACTACCAGGATATTTTATATTTAGCATTTCATGATTAAGCTCTTTATATAGTTCCCAATAAAATATTTCGTAAGTGTCCATAACTTGTTGAGAACAATCATGAGGAAGTTCATGACATATTTCTAACTTATGAGAATTAACTCCATATTTTTTAAAAGATCTATTTAATTTAGGTTGAGAAAATGTATTAGATTTTTGATATCCAGAAAATCTTTTATTTATATCCCAGCTCTGTCCTATATAAACTTTTCCAATTGGAGAAGTTATTTTATAAATTCCAGCAGCCATTTATGATTTTCTTATAAATATAGTAAACCTTACCTTTTTATCATATCTACAATTATATAGGCTATTACATTTAAATATTTTTATAATCCAAATCTAGATTTATTTGCGTTATAGTTTTGTAGGACTTCTGATGCTGATAGTGCTTTGTTATACATTAAAGCGTTAGCTATGTTTCCTCTTACGAAAAAAGACTGTCCATCTCCTCTGTTTCCCAGAGTGTATTGGGTACAAGATAAATCAACTCCTGTAGCAGATAAGGAAAGGTTACCATTAGTGTACAAACTATAAGAAGTTGAGGTTTTTGTAACTATCAGATTATACCACGTGTTAATGACTATTGATGTATTAATATTACTAAATACAGTTGTACCATCAAAAAAATACCATTTGTTTTGTGTGTCTGCCGAAAAGAAACCTCCAAAACCTAGCCCATTCCCTCCTGTTGTGCATGCAAAAGGATAATAAACTATTTTAGAGGTAATATCCGTTGATAGATACCAAATACACATTGTCCAATTTGAAGAAGAAGACAAACTACCAATAACATAATCATTAGTCCCATCAAATACAATACTCCCACCATTAGCACTATTAAACGTAGGCCCATTAGTTAAGGTACCACTATTCCCATTCCCACTAACATCATTCCAAGTAGTACCACTACCAGAATATGAACGTTTTTGCGCGGCATCAAGATTTAATACTAATCCGTTTGTTACTATTTTTTGATTGCTATCTAGTATTCCGCTTATCATATTATGCGTTTAAGTTTCCGAATAAATACCATTCATCAGTAGCAATTTTAATAAGTGTTGCAGCAGCATATTGGGCATTTAATTTTAACCAACCATTTGTACTTCTTATTGTTACTCCACCAGTTGCTACTATTGTTGTTTGACCTGCTCCATATTGTGCTATATCTATTTTACTTCCTATTGGAAAAGCAATAGATGAATTTAATGGAACTGTTAGTGTGTTTGCAGATGCTACATTCATTTCTACTAATTTACCTCTATCTGCTAATACTAATGAATATGATGCAACTTGGCGATTAGTAGTTATTGTTTCTTGCAATACTCCATTAATTAATGTATCTCCATTCATCCTAGTAGATCCACTTACATCTAAACGATATCCTGCATCTGCAAAAGTACCTCCGTTTTGGATTAAGACATTACCTGTATTTCCGAATACTTTAACTCTTTCTGTTAATGATTGTAAAGTTGTTCCACTTGTTGTAGTTGTTGCAGTTGAGAATACTACATCTCCAGATGTCCCTGTTCCTGTTCCTTTACCACCTGCTATGGTTATATTACCTCCTGCAAAATTTGTGCCATTTGCACCACTTCCATTTATTGTGTATGATGCTCCTGCTCCATTTCTTACTGTTCCTCCGGGGTCTCCTAATATCTTACCACTACCAAAGTAAACATTTGTTATTGGCTTTAATTGGTTAAAGGATATTGCAGATGCAGCAACAAATTCTCCATCATCAGCAACTGTATAACCAAATGCAAATGAATAGTTATTTGCTAAAGCATTAAATCCAATAGCAACACCTCCATAATTAGTTGTTCCTCCAGTTGTTTTTGCTCCTGTTCCAATAGAAACACCTGCATAGTTTTGAACTTGACTATTACTTCCGATTGCAACACTATAGTTTTGTGATATACTACTAGCAAGAAGTCCAACTGAACTTATTACATTAGCTGCTAATGCACTAGTAGACCCAATATAAATATTATCTGTATTATTGTTTAAGCTAAATGTATTACCATTACTAAAATGATGATAAAAACCTGAATTTGTTCCAGTATATGTACCAAATCCTGACCTTGTCCATAGATAAAGACTTACATTAGTATCATCTTGTGAAAATGTTTTTGTATTTAATCCTGCTGCTAATGAAACACTTCCATTTATTCTAGCTGTACCTACTACATCTAAACGATATCCGGCATCTGCAAATGTTCCACCATTTTGGATAATTACTCTACCATTATTATTAAGAAGAAAACTAGCAGTTCCATTATATTGTAAAACAACTCCTTCAGTAGAATTTGATGGTAATGCGTTTATTATTAATGAAGTATTTAGAGGTCCTGTGATAGTTCTTGCACCTCCACCACTCCTAAATGACATATCACCTTCAACACGAAGAGCATTTGTTCTATTATTAGTAAAGTCACCAATTTTTGCACCAAATTCATCATCAAATATTGCAACTGTTCTTGGAGTGCCGGATGTTCTAACTCTTATAATTAACGCGCTAAAAGTTCCTGCCGCATCATATCTATTATCAATATAACTTACACCTGCATTATTTTGTGACCACATATCTAATCCAATTCCAGAAAAACTGCCTCTTCTAAGAAATATTCCAGATGGTTCATTAGATATTCCAGTAACTTCAATAAAAGATCCAGTACTAGACCATCCATTTGGTAAATTGCTTCCTATTGTTGGTGTCCTTATACCAATATTTCCATTATTATTAACTGCAACTAATGTGCTAGATCCACTAATTATATTGAATATATTAGTTCCTGTATTTACGCTAGCAGTTATTGATCCTGTTGCAATTCTAGAAAGATTAAGACCAACTATATTTGAAGCAGGAATTGAACTACTATTATGTAAAAATTGTACCCATCCTTCAGATCCAGTTCTATATTGCCATAGTCCTTCTACTTCTCCACTAGATGTTATATAGGTTAAGAGACCTTGAGCTGGGGAAGCTATTGATGCTGTTGTATTAGTTCTTGTTGGAAGGAATCCTTTAGTGGTTGACTTTGCTTCTAATATTGCTGATGAATTAGGTATTCCTTGATTCTCTAATGACACTAAAACACCTGCTTCATTTACATTTACTATATCGTTTGTGCCATTGTTTAGTCTAAAGTAGGCGTTGTTTCCATTAAAATACATTCTTGTTGAAGCACCTGTTGTACCTATTCCACCACCATTTTTAACAATTAAACTTGCTTCAAAATATGCAGTAGTCCAAACCTCAAAATCATAACCTGTTAATCCACTAAAAAATGGATTTGAAGGAGATACAAATCTTATTTTCCCATTAAATGGATAATTTATCCCAGTTTGTGAAGTAGTTCCAAAAGACATATTCCCGCTAACCCTCGCAGTACCATTTACATCTAATTGATAGCCTTGATTCGTAAAAGCTCCATTGCCGATCCATACAAATCCATCTTTTGTAACATTCAACAAAGTATTAGAACCACTAGTCAATCTAAAAGAAGCACTAATATCTGTATTACTTACGCTAGCAGTTATAGAACCAGTGGCTATGTAAGAAGATATACCTGCTACTCCTAAAGAAGGAGCCCAACTAGCAGAAACTGCCCAGCTAGAAGTTCCTAATAAAGATCCTGAGAAAGATCCAATAAAAGATCCTGAAAAAGATCCAGTATTATAGTATGGATCCATAGAACCGGATGGTCCTTTTTCGCCAGTAAGTCCTCTAAGACCAGGAACAGAAATAGCTATGATATTAGAAACATTCTCAACAATATTTACCACATCAGGATTATCAGGATTTAGTATCACATTATTTTGTGTACTAGTTGTATCTGTTGTGATAGTATTATTTGATTGATCTATAAGTACTCTATTAGACATTGTTTATAGTTATTTCTTTGCTTAGTTTTACTTTACCTTCTATTATTCTAGACGCGTAACTTCCAGAGTAGATTTCTAGATCGTAAGCAGCTTCGTCAAATGTCAAAAGAGATGAAGTAGCAGCAGAAATAACTATTCCTATTGTTCCTGATGTAGTTGGAATTACTCCTGTCAATCCATTCATATTAAGTCCAGTTCCATCAGACCTTAAACTTGAACTTAAGGTTAAATAAAGCGTAGAAGATCCTGGACTAGGTCTTATTTGCATTCTAGCACTATAATTTGTAAGATTTATTGGAACTCCAGTAGAATCTTGATAAATTAGCTCTCTTTCAAATGTTGAGCCTTGCTCTATTGTAAATGAATATTTTCCTGCTGCCATAGTTATCTAAAATTATCGTATACTTTTAATATTTCTTCTACTATTGGATCTCTATGATTTGTTTTTAAAGTAAATACTCCAAATCCAGGCACAGAGCTAAAGTTATCGCATATAAATTTAAAACCTGATGACTTTCTGTCTTTTAGATCTATTTGAGCTGTATCTCCACATAAGATCATCTTAGATCCTGTACATAATCTGCCTAACATAAGCTCCATTTGAGCACTAGTAATGTTTTGAGCTTCATCTACTACTACACAACAATTAGTTAAGTTTCTTCCTCTCATAAAAGCTAAAGGTATTACTTCTATGCTGCCTTCAATTATTTCACTATCTATTTTATCTTTGCTATAGAGTCGATACATATTGTCATAGATAGCCGCAGTGTAAGGAGCAAGCTTTGCATCTTTATCTCCTGGAAGAAATCCCAAATCTTCTCCTGATGTTATTGCAGGTCTAGTTAAAATTATTCTCTCAACTTCTTTTCTAAACAATAGATCTAAAGCAACTTGTGCTGCAACCATTGATTTTCCAGAACCTGCTTGACCTTTTACTACCGTTATTTTATTTGCTAGTATGTAACTTTTACACTCTTTCTGCTCTTCATTTAACGATACTTGAAACTTAATTGGGTTTTTTAACTTTTTAGCTGATTTTTGTGGAGAATTATATCCTTCGTTCATGAAACAGTTTTGTATAAATATGTTTATTACAATAAAAAAGCCTGACCGAAGTCAGGCTTTCTATTTTATTTTGTTATCGTTAGATTAAACAACTTGAAGATCAGATACACGTACCAAACCATAAAATTCCGGACGCACCATAGTCATCGCGTAGCGAGTCATGATACCTTTTCTAGGAGTGAAAGTGTTCGGATCGTAGATCAAAGGAGTCATGATCAATGGAACATATGGAGAGTAAACCGCTCCGCACTCAAGGAACTGACCACCTTTATATCCAAGAAGAATAGTATTCTCAAGCATATAAGGGTTTTTGTAAACCTTATAACGACTATTAAGAGCACCTATCTTTTGTACACCGAAAGCATACTTCATTGTATCTACTGCACCATCAGTATCAGCTGCGAATCCAGGAATTGATTCCAAGATAGTAGCGATAGTTGGAGAAACAACCATAAAGTTTGCACCGCCTCTCATTGTACGCTGATGGATAATGTTTGATACTTTTTGAAGTTTGATACCAATTGTTTGAAACCAACTCATTTGAGTGTAATAAACACCAGCAGTATTAGAATCAAATCCAGTTCCAGCAGCATTAAGTTGATTACCAATTTTAGCTGACCATACCTCAACAGTTGGAGCAGCGTTGATCAACATGTCAAGAACTTCCAAATCAATCTCTAAAGAGATATGCTCAGAAAGTAGACCAGTCAATTCAGCTTCAGCATCCAAAGAATGATATGCGTTAAGATCTTGCGCAAATTCTGGAGTCCATTGTGCTTTCAACTTACGAGTTTTAGCAGAGATAGTTTGACTCTTCATTTGAACGTTAATCTCAGGGATAACGATAGAAGTGTTAGAAAGACTGTTAGGAACTGAAGGAAGTCCTGTACGATCTTCAAAATCACCGCGTGAATTAAAGTCAGTAGATTTGTTATAGAATACTGTCCAACCTGTAAGAAGCGCATTGGTAAGCTGTGCTGTAGATCCTGTAAAATAGAATATTATGTTAGCTCCAACGATTTCTGTAAATGCAGGGAACATTTTAGCTGCAGTAGTATCAAATCCAGATCCAGAAGTAGCTACAAAAGACCTAATGGTATTAACATCAGATCCTGAAAGTGAAGCTGTAGCGAATGCTACTTTTTTAATTTCTGTAGCAGATACTGAAGCAGATACTGAACTATCAAAGTTTACATCGAAATAAGATGCAGTAGTGATACTAACAGCAGTTAAAGATGCAGAAAACTGATTTAAAGAGAATCCAAACTTACCAGCACCATATAAAGCACCAGCAGCAGCGTTACCGAAGTTAGCTGTTGGAGTACCATAAATAGAATCATTAGAAGCAAATGGAGTCTTATTGTTTCCGTATTGGAAATCAAGATAGAATACCAATCCTGCAGGAAGATTCATTGGTTGAACTGAAACGAACTCTTTAGATGCGATTTGTCCGAAGATTTTACGCACCAAAGGAAGAGCTACACCAGCCCATTGTTCACCATTACCAGCAGTAAAGTTTGCACCGCCTTGGTTAGTTTGAGAAGCTTCAACAACTAATTGTTTTGCTTGGTTTTCAAGAATAACCGCTACACTTGAGCGATCACCTTCGTTAAGGCCTTTAAGAAGACCTGATTTTTGCCATTTAGAAGCGAGTCTGTTAGCTACACTGAACTGATCGAAGTGTGCTGTTTTTGCTGACTCGCTAAGTAGACTTTGTACTAGATTTGCCATTGTTAAAATATTAATTTTGTTTTTAGATACCTGCTAATTTTTGCCATCTACTAACGAAAGGATCTGACTCGATTACGTTAGCATGTGGTGATACGCCAGCTGGTTTTGAAGCGTATCCGAATGATTCATGAATTTGAGATTTCTTTTTAGGAGTAACTGATTCTTTAAGAATCTCGAATGTGTTTTTAACTTCTTTTACTGATGTTGCTTTGTCAAAAGCTTTAACTACATTAATTTTTTGAGACTCAGTCAAAGTTTTGGCTTTGAAGATTTTGTTCATGTAGAGAAGCTTGGCATTAAGAAGATTAACTTCGTTTAAAGATTGAGTAAGTTCAGCAATAGTTTCCTTTGCTTCTTTTAACTCTTTTTGAGATTTTTTAGCTTCATAATTCATTCCACCAACTTTTTTGTGGGGATCTTTTGTCATCGCTTTTTTCTCTTGTAGAGCGTCTTCTTCTTCGAGTTCAGCTAGGATTTCATCAAGAGAAAATGATTCATCATCTTCTTCATCAGAAACTTCTAAGTCTGCCATGTCTTCTTCATCATCAACTACTTCACCACCTGACAACGCTGGATCTAGATTTTTGAGTTGTTCAATGATACCTTTAAGTTCTCCCAAAGAAACAGTAATTTCTTGTGTTTCTTCAGTTTCACTTTCTTCATCATCAATCTCTTCATCATCTGTTTCATCTTCGATGTCATCTCCGTCTTTGTCTTCAGCTTCTTCTAATTCTGTTCCCTCTTCATAAGAGTCGTCTTCATTAGTTAATTCTTCCAATTCAGCGAGGATTTCTTCAAGTTCGTTTTCTCCGATTTCAGAAGATTCTTCCATGTATTCTTCTTCAAAATTCATGCCTTCTTCAGTTTCTTCTAGTTGATCTTCTTCAAGATCTTCTTCGAGCTCTTCAGAAAGTTTCAAACGAACCATTTCTTTAATTTGTGGTTCAAAAGCTTCTTGTAGCGCAGACTTTGCGTTAGCCATAGCAGACGCGCGTAAAGCTTTAGCATCAGCAATTGCTTGTTGGTAAATGTTTTCCATTTTTTATAAAATTTTTGATTTTTAATTGTCCATTGATAGGAAAGTGGGACAATATAGATTTTTTTAGTCTAGCTTCGCAATAGAACCGAAGCATTTTTATGGTAATAAATATCTATGTTTTTATGTAAATTCACCTATTACCAAAAATAAAAACTCAACCTTACGGGGCTGAGGTGGTATCGCATCGGTCTAAGAATGCTTAACCGCGTGGTCCTAAAGGTAGCACGCATTATCTTATACAGCACTCACCTGAAACATTACAAATGATCTCTGAGATGATCCTATTCGCTTTAGAGTACTTATTTTCTTTTTCTATAATTCTATTAACTGATTCATTAAGTTCTGATGTAGGTCTCATATACGCTCCATATGTAGACGGCTGTGATACAAAGTCCCAACAGATCAAATCAAGATCATCTTCTACTTGTACAAGACCTTCACCAATAGGAGATACTGATCCAAGTGCTCTTGAAGAGATACCAACTGTAATATTGTTTTGAAAAAGCTGCTTTAGTATATTTCCAGATGGAGTTGGTAAGATTTCTATGTCTCCATAGAGTTCTTTTCCTTGCCACCATAGTTTGGTTATGTTATGACTAACGTTTTTAAGGTTAACAACGCTTGATTCTGGATGATCTAATTCTCCTAAAGCTCTATTTTCAGAAATAGGTCCTTGCATATACTTCTCAACTTGAGTATGTAATATTTCATAAGGATATATCCTATGATTTGCATTTGGCTTATCACAAGCTTGCACTAATCCTGACACTATCATGTTTCCTCCTGAAGATTTTAAACCTTCGTTTAATCTTTTAGTGGGAATAAACATTGCGTACTCTATAAGAAGTTGTTTAGACATTTATTATGCTTTTTTATATTTTTGTCTAAATTCTGGATCCATCATAGTTTTTTTATCTTCGGGATTTGCTGGATTTAAACTTATAGGAGTTCCACTTGGAGTTGACGTTGGAGTCGCTGTTGTAGGCGTTTTTTGTTTATACAATAATTCATTTTTCATCTTAAACTTCTCTACGATAGTTTTAAATTTCTTTAGTAGAGTATGAATATCTTCTGGCTTGTATTCTAGAGTTCCTCCAAAAGGTTTAGCGTATGGATTTTTACCTGAATTTTGATCGTTGTCAAAATTATCCCAAGCTTTGTCTCTTTCTGCTTTGCCTTGATCTATCTGAGTTTGATTTGCTTTCTCTTTTGCAGCGTCTAAGACATTAAAAGTAAAATCTTTTTCAGATCCGTCTTCCATTTGAACTGATACTATCGATCCATTACACTCTTTGACTATTCCTAATCCATCTGGAGTAATAACTTCTGATCCTTTATGGAAATCTGATCTGGCTTGAGGAGTTGCTCCACCACCGCTAAAACTAACATCATTCTCTTTTAGTCTATCTTTTTTTTTAAAAAAAGCTATCATTTCATTAAGTACAGTCTCTTTTGTTTCAGACTTCATTATGTCTTTAACTCCAGCGGGTTTTTTCTTGCTTCCCTTCATCTCTTTTACTCCTTTTGGCTTTCCTTTTCTGTTTTCAGTCTTAGGAGCAGAAGTATTTTTCTTTTCATCAGCGTGACCTTTAATTTTTTTCATCCCGTTGTCTTTATCAACGAAATTATTGCCTTTAACTGGCGTCATTTTAAGTCTAGTATCGTCTTTTTCGATTTGTTTAGAGTTAGCTAACTGAGTATATCTGTAAGCTAGAGGATCTTTTGCCATTTTTTTGGCTACTTTCTCTTTAACTTTATCATAAGATATATTATCTAGCACTTTAAGCTTAGCCATTTCGTAATCTACTGCTCTTTTAAACTCATAAGGGTTTAATCTGTCAATAATTTGATCAGTAGTAAGATCATGAGCTTCATTTAGCGATTTAGTCGCGTTTAGTTTCAAATCATTAATTTTATTCCAATCATCATGGCTTACGGAAATGTTACCTTCGCTTCCATCATCATATTTAACGCTATATGACTTATCCCCATTTTGTGTATATGTTTTAACTATCTTTCCATCAACAGTAAGATGATCTTCAGTTAAAGAATCTTCGTAGTTTGCTTCTGAAGGAAGATTATATACATCTCCACCAAAACGGTTAGGCGCTGAACCATGTTGAGTCATAGCTGAACTAGCGCCTTCGGTAATGACTCCTTTGTTCTTTAAGATCTTAACAGCGTCTTCATAAGAAGTCAAGTTAGTTACCCAAGGAAGATTATCGTCTTTCCTAGCTTCGTATAGAAAGGTTTGTTTAGTAACTTTTCCTTTCTTATGATTCTCGTATAATTTAGCTATTGTCATAGTAATAAATATTATGATTTTCCTTGTCCACGATAGTTCTTTTCAGTTCTATCATGTTTGTTAAATGATTTTTGTGCTTTACCTCTCTTTCTTTTACCAAAACTTACTTTACTTACGTTACTTGAACCTTTTGCCTTTGCCATGACTATTTAAGTTTATAAAGATTTCATTTTTTTATATGCTTCAGCTATACTTTTCTTCATACTTTCCATTGTTTTAGATGAAGAAGAGTATTCTGTTTCGTTAAGATCAGATTTTAGATTCGATGCAAATTCTAATATGCTATTTATCTCTCTTAGTTTCTTATTAGCAAGCTTAGTAGCCTCTTGAAACTGTTGTTTTTTGCTTCTGACTTTGATTTCTGTCTTAAGTCCTTCTTTTATAGGTTCTTTTTCAACTTCTTTCTTTTTTTCTTTCTTTTCTTTTTTCTTTATCTCACTACCTTGTAATCTTAGTTGATTATGAGGTATCATCATTTTTCTTGTAAAAGTAGAACCACCGCCTTTAGTTACATTAACTGCAACTAAATCATCATCAAAAGAAATAACTTGACCATAACTTTTATCAGGCCATTTTCCTACAATCTCAACCTTATCTCCTATCTTGAATTCTCCTTGTTTTGTCTCTTCTCTTTCATTAATTCCTGCGGCAGTCGCGAATTCTTCATAGTCATGTGGATAAGGTTCACTCATCCATCCTAAAAACCTATTATATAAATCAGGAGCTTTATCTTTTACGTAAGCTAATAGTTTTTCTACCTTATCTTTATCTTGTCTTAATACTAATTCATTGAATTGATCTTCATTTAAGTTCCAAAGATCTTTATATTGAAATCCGCCTTTATCTTTTGTATGACCAGCTCTGAATCCTTTTACTGCTTGGTATCCTGAACCGAATGGAGTAGCTTTTCCTGATTGTGGATTTGAAGTTTCTTTTATTTTTTCAGTATATCCAGCTTTATATTTTTTTTCTGGAACATCTAGACCTGGAAGATAAGCTTCACCAACTCCAGTAGCAGACATTTCTTCAAGTCCACTAATTACGTTTACGTCATCCGCCATATTGAATTTAGGTCTCTCTTCTACGAAAGCTTGAAAATCTTCAAAGTCTTCTCTACTTAAAACATAGTTTAAATCTTGATCATTATCTATTTTACCAACAAATTTAGGACTAGTATTAAATTCGTCATCTAAATTCTGATCAATGATAGAAAAAACTACTTTATCTGTATTTTCATAGATCTCTGACATTAGTCTTCTAAAATCTGATTGCATACTACTCATTTGTTTCTACATTTTTAATTTCATTAATCAAATCGTAGTACTGAAGTAGTGTGGATACAGTTTCATCTTTTATAGTTTCGTTCTCGTGTATTGGTTTGATGAATTTAACTACTTCTTTTAGCTTTATAGAGGTAACTTGATCTTTTACAGAATTTGACATCTCAACTAATGTAGATTTTATTTCTGTAAGTCTTTTATTAAGATATACTTTTAGATTCTTAGTGTCTGATATGTTATTTATATACTCTTTAAGTACGTCTTTTTGATCTTGAGAGAGTCCAACATATTTTTTATTAAACTTTTCTACTAATATCTTATAAGAAAGAAGCCTGATCTCTTTGTCTTGCTTCATAAACTCTTCTAGAATTTGAGCAGACGCTGGTTTTTCTTTTACTTCTTCTCCACAAATATGTTCAAGCATCGTTATCTTACTACTAAGAACTTGATTAACGTTAGTCTTATTATTTTGAGATTCTAAAACAATGTATATAGAAGCATAAGACTTATAATTATCAATTTTAGCCTTAAAAAAATTATCTAGATCATAATTACTTTTAATTTCTCTAATCAAATTATACTTTTCTTTTTTTAACTTCTCGTAGTTTAGTTTTTTGTACTGTTCTACGATAGTATTTATGAAAAGTTCTGCTTTTGATTCATTAAGCTTTTCTGTAGTTATAAAAGAGTTATACAGACTGTATTCTCTCGATAATTCAGTTTCAGTAAAGTACTTTTTAAGTATTTTTACAGCTTTAGAGTCCTTATTTTGCAAAAGATCAGCAGTCGTCTGTCTCACGAGAAGTTCGAAAAGTACGCCTGTGTTTCTAAATTTAGAGTGTTTTAGTCCCATATTGAATATAAAAATTCCTGTTTATAAATATATAAGGCCTAGTCTAAATTATCGATGATGTTATCTTCATTTAAAACATCTGGTTGTTCGTATAATTTTACTTTTCTTTTCGCAAACAATTTCTCTAATGCGTTTTTATTTTGTAAGTAAACTCCAAGAGTACTTTCATTAGTAACTGCTAAAGAAAGATTCATTGAGTCTTCTCCCTTTTCTTCTTTTGACTTCATTCCTTTTTTGCCTAAAGGATCACGACCAAAAACATCTTGATCTGTTCCTATTATTGATTTATACTTTTGAGGGCGACCTGGTATTTTTTTAGGTTCATTAGGATTTAATTCATTGTATCCTGTTGGAACTTCTAAGTTCATATCGCCTTTGCCTCCATAAAGACTTGCTAATTGATGAGGAGTACCATAAGCTTGACCTGAATCTGATGGATCGTTTCCTTCTTCTTCAATTTGTTTGTATCTAAATGCTCTCTTTTTATCTTCTATGATCATGTCTTCTAGTTCAGCGTATTGATCTTCGGAGAAATGGAATATTTTATCATATATAAAGTCTCTAGGCAATAAAGAAGCTTCCATTGCTTGATTAGCAAGATCAACTTTCTCTTTAAATAGAGCTACCCTTTCTTGATCATAGATAATTGAAGGATTAGTAAGAGATATTGTAAAGTTTGCTGCTGATTCATTTGTATATCCATTTGCATATAGGTGAACAAGTCCAATTTTAGTAAGCTCTGATATAGCGATCTTTTGAATCCTCTCAACTGTTCTAGCGAATCTAATATCTTCAGCTGCTAGAGTAGCTTTACCAGTGAGATCTTTTTCATATCCCATGAAAGCTTTAGGTATCTTTAGAGCTGCAAAAAGTTTCTCTCTAAAGTATGTCACGTCCTCAATTCCATTATACTCAAGACCTTTTGCTGTATCGATTCTTGTAGTCTGATCATTACCTCGAACAGGGATAAAGAAGTCTTCTAGTAGATTTTGTTGATTATATTTTAAGTTGTACTGTCCAGTGTTTGGATCTATAAGAGGAGTTTTCTTCATCTTATTGATCATTCTTTGCATATAATTTTCTACTTCTGTTGGAGGTATTGCACCTACGTTTACATAGAATATCCTACGCTCTGGAGCTCTTACGATCCTATGAATCAACATAGCATCTTCTATAAGCACATACTGCTTAAACAACTTACGTGCGGGCTCTAGATAAGATCTTCCATAAGGTAGATAGTTAACATCGCCAGTGAGCCTAAAATGAGCCATTTCATAGTTATCAAAGAATATGCCTGAATCATTATCGTTAAATGAGTTTGAGTAGCCTGCCGTGTTTGTTAACGCTGCGTTTGGATCATACTTAAATCTTACTTCGCTTGGATTTTTAGGATTATAACCTTCTTCTCTAATGATATTATAAGAAGAGAACGGAATTACATTATAAACTCCATAACCTTCTGCAATTTCCATCTTAACAAAGAAATCACCATACTTACACATATTTCTAATCCAAGACCATAGATTGAATTCTACATTAAGAATCGAATAGTATAGGTTATAAAGAAGCTTTTGAATGTTTTCATCAGAAGATCTAATCTGTAGTACTTCGCCTTGTTCATTCTTTAGAGTTGCTTCATCAGCAATGATATCAAGCGCAGATGCTACGATTGCATCAGTATCCATAGAATCATAATCAGCGTAAATTTGAACTCTTGCAGAGCGATAGTTCTGTGCTAAGTTTAAGTTAACACCGTAAGCTGTTGAAGTAGTATATACTTTGTTGAATCTATCGATAAGAGAGTTAGTCTGAATGACACCTGAAGTTTGTATCTTATCAGAATCAATGACTTTAAGCATGCCACCTCCCTCATTACGTATAATTACGTCTGTAGAAAACAGTCGTCTTAAGGCTGTAAATAAATTCTCTTGTGGTCTTTGTTGTTCTGCCATTTGTATTAATAATTATGTGAGTTTACAATAACCATCGCAAATCTTGAGTCTCCTGGCCATTTGGACTAGGAATATTCATCTGCCATGGATTACTGTTGTATGCGCTGTTAGCGTTATATAGATCAAATCCTGAATCCGTCTTTGTAAAATTGTTTAAGCTGTTTCTTAGTAAGCTATCTGCTTCTGTTTTATATCTTAAAGAAGTGTCTCTTAAGTACATTCCGATAGCAAAAGACATCACTAAGTCATCATTATATCCATTCATTGCTGTTCCTGAATCGTTCTTCCAAATAAATACCCTAAGCTCTTCTAACAGTCTTAGCGACCTTATGATTACAAACTTATTCTCTACTAAATCTCTCATCTTTGCAATCACCAATGGCTTTGTACGGCTTGTGGTAGAGAATCCAGGAACTAATGCTGAGTTAGTAGTTTGATACTTATCAAGATACTTTTGAAAGTCCATTCCGATCTCAGATCTGTAGCTGTAGTGAACATTATTGTATCCACTTTCTACTACTGATTGAACTACATCCCAACCAATACTTGCATTTTCTACTACAAGTAGCGCATTATTATATTCCATTGCTGCAGAAAGCAAGATCTGCGCGTATTCTCTTGTTCCTGGTTGAGATTTATACTCAGCTACTTGTGTTATGGTTTCCATTTCGAAGATTTGGAAAGCCGAAAAGTCAGCTCCATCTCCTCTTGCTACGTCAGCAACGATAGTATAAAATTTAAGTGGATCAGGATATTCCCAAATCCAGTATCCTTTATCAAGACCTCGTCTTTCTATTGGCTCTTGTAATGTATTTTCTTCATACCAGTTTATTGCTTCTGGTGGAATTACAGTATTACCTGATGTTACGAAATTACAGTCACACTCTTGAGCCGCGCTTCTTACTCCAAGATCTTTGTCTTGTTGATCTCTCCATACTTGATCCCTTTCAGGATGCACAGTCCATGGTAATGATATAGGTAAGAAACTGTTCTCTTTCTTTTGTGCTTTAGTGTATATTTTATGGAACCAATTACCTACACCATTTGGAGTAGATAAAGCTATGGCTCCACCACCAGTAGCCAATGTTTGTTGAGCCGAAGTAAAGATCTCTTCAATCCTATCGATAAACGCAGCTTCATCAATTACTAGTAAAGTTACTGCTTCAGATCTGGCTGCGTCCCCAGCTGCAGAAACAGCTTTAATTTGAGATCCATTATTTAATCTAAGACTTAATCTATTGTCTTCAGAAGCTGGTATTTTAAGCCACGATGGCAGATTTTGATAAGCAAATCTAACTTTAGTAACCATATTCTTTGCTGTAGATTGTGTAGTCGCAATTACAAGAACGTTCTTGTCCCTTTGAAATAGCATAAGCCACAAAGAATAAGCAGAAACAAGAGTCGATATACCTAATTGTCTTGATTTATTTATGACAGAAAACTTATTTGCTTGAAATAATCTAAGCACCTTTTCTTGAAAGGGATATAAATTAAAGAGCATTCTACCTCTTTGAGGATGCTGAATCATATAATACTTCTTCATGAAGTACACAGGATCCGTAGCACACTTTACGAATTCTTCTTTTACTTTATCTTTTATAGAAATTTGTTGTTCTGACATTACTTGGTTATGTATAGGTATCCAAGTCCACCAATGATTGAGTAATACAATACTTGCGTGAACCTATATTTTACTTTTAGTTTTTTATGTTCTTTTTGAAGATCTGAATATTGTTTTTGCCAACCTTCTACTTTAGCCATTTCATTATTAACTTGACTAAGATAATTAAGTTCTTTAAGTTTGTATGTAGATATAATGCTATCTTTAACTACAACTTTTTTTTCTGTAAGATTTAGTTGATCTTCTTTTATTTTTAGTAATGAAAGAGCAGAATCTCCTTTAACAAGATCTTTAACGATCATTTTTGCTATTGGATAACTTAATTGTAACTTACTAGTATCCGTAACGTTTTGCGAAAAAACTGTCGAGCTGAGTAGGAGTATAACTATCAGCAGCTTTACTTTGTTCATGATAATATTCTTTTATTATTGTAGTTTTTTCTTTTACGTTATCTATTTGATAGTCTAACTCTTTAATTTTTTGTTCTTCTGAAGAGATAATACTGTCATAAGATTTTTGTTGTTTTTGAAGAATAACTGTTACTTTTTGTAAACTATCTAATTGATTTTTAAAATCTACAGAAATCTCTCTTTTTATAGTTATTAGTTGAATTAAAAAATACAATATAACTATTACTACTGCAATATACTGAATAATTTTTAATACAGATAGCTTTTTTTCTATGGTAGAAGAATTAGACATGTTTTTATTATTTTATAGCACTAACTTTTTGCAATTCAATAGTTCCTTGAACTCCTCCATTACTTCTAGCTACTATTTTTACAGAATACGCTTCTCCGCCTTTAGATACTTTCATGTTTATTTCTAATCCACCAAAAGTTGAGCTATCTATTATACTAATTGGACTTATTTGATCATTTTCTTCTAATAATGATAAAGAAGATCCTCTTTCGAAAGTTTCTATATTTCCTTCACCTTTAGTGCTAGCTGTAACTTTAAAAAATGCTGGAGAAGTATCGCTTAATGACATTCCAAACGCAGCTAATGCTACTAGTCCATCATCATATTCTTGTTCAGAAAGTTGAGAAAAGAAAAAATTAATAGCTTTTAATGCAGCAAATTTTGCTCTTAAAAAATTTAAGTCTTTTTTTACTAATTTTTCGTCCAACTCATATGTTATATCTTTTACTTTTTGTATTTTTTGTTGTACTGATTTTCTTAAATTAGCGATAGCCTCAGTATATTTTTTTTCATTATAATTTGCTTCTTCGCTAGTTAAATTATATTCTGTTTTATCTTTTTTATATTTTTCAAAATATGCTTTAGCTTTTCCTCCTTGAGCTTTTTCAAATTTTAAAGATATACCAGACATAGGCGCTTTTTTAGAACCCCATATTTCATTAAAAGCATTATTTAATATTTCTATTGCTGAAGCTGGATTACTTTCTTTAGAAGCTAATTCTAATTTTTTAATAGCTTTTTGTGAATTTAATATAACATATAAATCTGCTGGACACCATTTATCGGCTGAGAATCCTAATTGTTGTTGCGCAAAAGATCTATATGCATTGAAAATATTAGATCTATCTAATTCATAATTAGGATATTTAGTTTTTATAGCTACTGCTTGTGATAATGGTTGATTTAATACTTTAATATTTGCAGGTGTATTCTCTAATTCGCTTAAATATGTTACTAATTCAACAGTTAAACTTTCTTCTATAGCTTTACTTTTTTTAGTAGCTGATATAGCGGCCTTTACACTTTTATTAAAATTTTTATCAGTTATATAGTCATTTACTGTAGAATAATAAAAAGACATAACTAATCCTTCTTTAACATTAGTAGAAGTCGCGTTTTCTGATGATCCTTTCACACTAATATTAATTGGACCAAATTTAGTGTCTAATTGAGCATATCCTATTGAAGACCATGATACTGGTTTAGATATTATTTTTCCAGATTTAATTCCTTTAGCTGCTATAATAGATTTTAAAACTTCTGTTCTAGCTGATGTATCTTTAGCGTTTACATTTTGAAAATAAACTTTATAATTATTCCCAGAAGCTTTTTGAACTTTTACTGGGGCGTAATTAGAAACATTTTTATCTTTGTTAAGTAAATCTAATATTTTACTTTCTACACTAACTTCATCTTGTTTTTTAGCTTCCATTAATAGTCTAGTAAGAATTTTAATATTCTCAGTTAACTCTTCACTGCTTGTTTCTTCTGCACTAGCGGTTACTTCTTCTTCACCTCCAGTTTCTGTTCCTCCACCAGATCCTCCATTTGCGGCCCAATCTCCTTCCATTCCAGTATTGTCTCTTGTTCCTTCTTCTGCTCCTTCTGCTCCTTTAGTTTTTAATGGAGTTCCGAATCTAAGAAGTCTTGAAATCGCCATCATACATCTTTCTTTTTCTCCAATTCCAGCTAGATAATATCTTTTTCCACCAATAATGGCTTCGTAAATATCATCTTTCATGTAGGTTAGAAAAAAGTTTTGTCCGTTATGTAATTGAATCTTAAAAGTAGTTGGTTTTGGAGCTATATAGAATATAGCATCAACGAATTCTCTGAAATCTTTAGTCATGAGTTCTATCATGATTTCATTCAAAGTATTATACTTTTTTAGTATGAATCCCATTGGATCTTTTTCAAAAGCCGCATTCTTAGGTTTTTCTTTGACTTGTGTAGTCTCTGAATCAACAGTGGTTTCTACTTCTTCTTCGTCTGCTTCTATGATAAGTCTTTTTAATATTTCAAGATTCTTGTCCATATTATTTTAATAAGCTGTAGTAGTGTTTAAAATGCTTTAATCTATCTGGCAATCCAATAGTTCCTCCATTTACTCTCTTAGTAACTTTAGTAACTACAGCATCAGAAGATCCTTCATCTGCTATTTTATGAAGATTATTTTTATGAAAAAACCAAGCTGCTGAAAGCAAAGGATATTTTGTAGCTACTAAGTCCGGAGAGTTCGTGATATTTTCTGCAACAACCAAGTCAAAGGCTTTATAGTTATCTTTACCAGTAAGCTGAATATAACCACGACCACGATACTTATAGCCTTCACCAGAGGTTTCAGGACCATTTCCCATGCGACTTCCATAAACAAGATTAGCAATTTTTTCAGGCTTTCTTTCATATAAAGCTGCTTTAGCTTGAGTTGGAAAATATTTTTTAAATATACTTAACAATCCTTTAGCTCCATAATTTAAGTTCTCAGTTACTAGTTTAAATCCACCAGACTCATGACCAGCTTGCGCTAAAAAATGAGCTAATCTTAAAGGAGTATTAAGTTCAAATTTAGCAATTGTATCAGGAAGTTGATTAATTACTACATCTGGAATATGTCCTTTAAGTTTATTTATGTCCATTTTTTATTATTTTTTCCATTATCGCAGTAAGTGAATCTTCTATTTCTTCTTCTCCTCCATATTCATGATAATTATCTGCGGCTTGACTAATGAAATTGGCAGCATTGGTGATGTGATCTTGAATCCATGCTGGAATATCTTTCTCATCATCTCCTAGCTTCGCCTTAAGCTCCATTGCTGCTTTGATGATAGATTCTATGCTATTGTTAGCCATAGAAACTTCATGATCCATTCCTTCTTCTTCTATTTTAGCTCCGCCTCTTAAAGCTTTAAAATCTCCAGAATCAATCTTATCAATTGGTGGATCTAGCTTTGCTATCTTTTGTTGCTTAGGAGAAAGTTCTTTTTCTTCTATTTCTTGCAATAACATGCGTTGCCAATGTGAAATACTATTTTCCATAATTATTTTTTCTTTTTTGATTTACTTGCTTTTTTCCATAATGTCTTATCTGCTTTTCTAGCTCCACCTTTTCCAGTTACAAAAGAATTTACTCTTGCCATAGCCCATTGATGTTGACCAGCTCCTGGACGATGTCCTGTTTTCCAAGCTCCTAAACCTTTTGCATAAACACTTTTTAATATAGTTTTAGATATACCCGTAGATTTTGCTTTGTTTGCTAAAGCTTTTTCTGTTTGCGGGTCATATTCAAAAATAAACATTTCTTTTAATATATCTATTAGCTTTATCATCGATCTTATTTTTCTTTTTTTCCAAATCTTTTTTCGTACGCAGTAGTAGAGGTTGACTTTCTAGTTTTATACTTTTTTGTTTTATTTTTATCTATATAGTCTGCGTCCCACTTTCCGTAAGCTGCTGGATCATCAGATTTTAAGCTTTTTCTATCTTTTATATCTTTTTTCATTTGTGCTGCGTCTTTAGTGAGATACGCAGGATTTAATTTTGGACCTTTCTTTTCTTCTCTAACTCTAACACAATTAGGAACCATTCTTTTTCCTTTCTTTTTCATCCCTTGTTGTTGGTACCCATCCCAACATGCTTCTGATAAGATTTTTTCTAATATCTCTGTAAGCTTAATCATGTTATATGTTATTGCTTGTTATTTTTGTGTCTTTCTCAAACTTACTATATGAATTTTTATAAGACTTTTGAGTCTCATCATTTGCATTTTTAGTATATTGCCAGTTCCAATATAAATCATTATTCGGTTTAAATCCATAAAATTTATGAACTTGCTTTTGCGTTTCGCTAACCGTTTCTCCATTCCAATTTTGACCTGTACATATAAATCCTGATGTGATATCTTTAATTATATTAGATTCTCCTAATGTATTGTGTCTATTTTCAAGCCAAGTTAATCTCTCTATTAAGTTTTGATAGTACATGTTAGTTTGTCCCCATCTTATTGAACTAAAAAAGACCACTGCATCTGATTGCAGAAGTTCTTTAGAGATCTTCCATAGTTCATCTTTAGGGTTATTTAAACTAGCCCAACATCTATGATGTCCAGATGGATTTTTTTCTTTATCTTTAAGTTTTGCCTTCATTACTCCACAACTATTTCCGTCTTTTCTAGATACATTTCCTTCGCAAGCAACAATATTAAGCTCAGGAACATCAATCAATATACACTTATCGCGTAATTGATCTTGTATATACATTGCAATCATTTTTGATTTTGGAATATCTATGTCTTTGTCATCCCAATTATATCTATTAGAGCAACTTAATAGCAAAATCTTTTCTTTCTTACTAAGAACTTCAATAGTTTTAGTTATTGCCTTCCAAGCATCTGATTGCATTTGCTCTTCATTTAGCATTATCTCTTTCACTATCTCAGTTAAACTAATCATCTATTTTAAATATTGTAAAGTTTGCTTTAATCCAGCAGTTAATTTAGCTTTTGCGTCTTCTGCTTTTCTTTGTCCTTCTGGTCCTTCTGCTTTATCAAATTTAGGAGCATTTATAGCATCATTCATCTTATCATAATATACTTTAGCTACTTTATTGATATAATCACTAGCAGAATCTATATCTGATAGTGATCCTTTACCAAATAGTCCGTTTAGCTCTAAAGTATCTCCAATTCCCTTAACTGTATTAGCAATATCAAGATTTTTTACATCTTCTGGATTAATTCCAGGAGTTTTCTTTAGCGATGGACTTATCTTCATAGTCTCAGGATCTTTGTTAGTTATTATTTTGTAATAATACTTACAAATGTCTACTCCAAGATTTGAAATATCTCTTGTTACTGTGTCTATTTTATCAACTTTTCCTGATGTAAACTTTACAGGACTGTTATTTTTTAGTTTTATTTGAACTCCATTAGCGCTTATGCTTAAGTTTAATATATCTGCTAATGAACTATATAAATAACCTCCAATTGCACCTTTTACGCCTCTTTCTGGAGTCATTCTAGCTGCCGCCCAATCTTTATTTTCATAATAGGCATTAACTAAATCTATTTGTGCATAACCTTCATCTTTTAATTTAAAAATAAGGTTAGTTCCGTTTTCTGATTGAACGTTTTGATTGTCTTTTAAGTACTCTAGTATTTCTTTTGAGTATATACTTTTATTTTTATTATCAGTAGCTCCTTCAATTTTAGGAATATAGAACATCATGTCTACATCTCCATATTCTTTATCTGGATTGTCTTGTAGATCTTTTTTAAAATAAGCACTAGATCCAACAGGTTTTCCTGCTTGAACTTCTGGTAAACTTTTTGATACTAAATACTTATTAAAGTCTTTTACAAATTTATCGTAAAGATAAACACACTCTTCAACTACAGCAGGCGTTAGTCTAGTGTCTTGAGTTAGTTTACTAGACCATCCACCTTCTATTAATAGTTGAATTAGTTTTATCATAATTACCATTTACGACAGCTCCAATATCTTGGAGTTGTTCTATCTTTTGCAGTATCACACTTATGTCTAGCTCTAAAGCTTTTTCTTCTTGCAGGATTGTTCTTTTTTATCTTTACTCCTTTCTGACCGAAATTTACTTTAACTACCTTTCCTTTAGCGTTCTTTACATAGACTTTAAACTTCTTTACATCACCAGCCATTGGCTTTCCTAACTGAACTTTACGTCCTTTATACTCAGCTTCATGAAGAACATGTCTATGTTCTAATATGTAATCTATTAAACACGCTGGGCAAAATTCTCCTTCATGAAGATTATCCATTAATGCAAAAATTTAAGTTTATATTTGGTAGATTCTACTAAGTTTACTACATTATCTATCTCGTTCTGAATATAAGAGTCTTGTGGAACTTTAGTCCTTATGATTTCTACAAACTTAGAAAGTCCTTCAAAATACATAAGCGCATTATCATCTTCTTTAATAACTCCTTCCATTCTATATCCACGTAAAATTCCGTATCTTCCTTGGTAAGATTCAACTAGTCCATCTACAAGATCAATAATGCCGTCGTAATAAGCTTGTAAAGCTGAATGCGCAGCGAAAGAATTTGTTTGTAAATGATAAATGTGAGCCTGATTGCGACTCTGCATTAAAGTTCCGATAAATAGGCCGTAAGGTTCCATTATTATTGTTTAGTTTTATTAAAAGTCTCTATCTAAATCTATCAGGTCTAAGTTCTCCAAACTCATCCATATATTCATTAGCTTCTTGTTCACTACCCATTTGTCCGCCTTTTTCTGATGCCAAAAAGTCTATAATTTCACGATAGTCTCCAATAATTTTTACTACACCTCCATCAGGATAATTAGGATTACCTTTTTTAAATTTGCCTGCTAGTTTAACCCCATATTTATATTTTTTTATATTTTTTTCTAATTCTTTTTTAACTGTTTCTATTGCACTTAGAAAATGTTGTTTATTATCCATCCAATCCATTTCAACTTGATACGCACCATCAATCTCCCTAGGCACATTTTTCAAAGATGTGTCTGCTTCCATCTGATTTTCTTTTCCCATTTTATGGTATCCTTCATTAGTTTTGGTTCTTGGTCTTATAGTAAGTACACCTCGCTTTTCCAAATCTTTTAACTCTTCTCCTGCCATACTATCGATGTTTGCTTTAGCAAGAATTTGAAAGTTATTTTCATCAGCACCATACTTTTTAAGAATAGCACGTATTTCATCATCTATTTCAAAATGATTATCTTCATCAGTAGCTACTACAAAAGCTTGATTAGAGCCAGCTTTAGGAAGAGATGCTGAGAAATCATCTATTTCGTCCTCATTAAGTTTAATTCCAGCTAATTGCTGCATTCTTTTTACTTCATTAAGTTGTTGTTTCATATTATGTTTTATTTATTATTTTTTTGGTGTTTTTATATATAAGTCTTCTTCTTTACTCCATTTCCAATCTGAAGCTTTAAAGTCTTTTTTATCTTTTCTTTTTGATATTCAGCAGAAGACAGCTTTATTTTTTTTGTTAATCCTTCTTTAAGATCTTTTTTATCTTTTTTCTCGTCTTCTTTATTCTCTATCTCTTTCTTAGACTTCTCTATTTTTTCAAGTTTAGTCATAAGATCATCTATTTTAGTAGCTAGTTGAGCAATAGTGTCTTTTTGGGATCCAGAGTCTTTAGGATTTTCTTTTATTATTTCTATAGCATCTCTTCTTTTATCTTCTAATTGATCTATTGCTTCTTTTAATTTATCAACTACTTGTTGTTTTTTCTTTTCAAGCATCATTGAAGCTTTTGTAAACTCATTACAGAGTTTTTCTGCCATCATTACAGCAGCTTTTTCATCTAAATAAGCTCCATAAACTTCTGTAGGATCTATTCCTGCTTCGTTAATTCCCATAAGCGGATCAACTTTGTAAACTAATTTTTTTGGATTACATCCATCATATGGTCTTTGAACAGCATACATATCTCCAACTTGATTATCGTAAGTCATATTTTCTTTTTTTATGTTTGGGATTTTAGCTCCTGCAGATTTAGCTGCTGCAATATTTAGAGCGGTTTTATATTTTTCTTTTGCTTTTTCTGTGCCTTTAGTATGACCAACTACTTTTAGTTTATCTCCTGTTTTTTTGAATGCTGTGTATTTGTTACCAGTTTTCTTAAATGTATAAGGCATTTTAACTTATTTTGTATAAATATGCTAAAGTTTTATGTTTCTCATCTCTTCTATTTTATCTTTAATTTCTAAATATGCTTTTTTCTTATCACCTTGACTCCAATTTTCTTGTTGTCCAGCTTCTGTAAAGAACTGATCTTTCTCTTTGTACCAGGATTCTACAGCTTCTTCAAAGTCTTTTAAGCTAGAATTCTTATTTGCAGTAAGCTGTTCGCTTATATATTCACTCCACTTTCCTTGAATTCTAATCTGATGTTCATTTTCTATAACACAATCATAGCAAATACCTTGAACTGCGTACATTTGTTTATTAACGTTCGTAAGTTTCATTGCCTTAAAACATTTTGGACAAGCTAATGGAAATATAGTTAAACTTTTTAGTTTATTTGTCTTAGTAATGTTTTGCTTTATCCCATTTTTTATTGTCCAGTTACGTCCTAACTCTTCCCAGATGTCTCCCTCTTTATGAGATTCAATCTTTTTTTCATATCCTGTAAGTACTTGAGTCTTTTCTCCTGACTTACCTGTGATCAGGTTTCTCATCCTAGTCACATCTTTCTTTTTAAATTCTTTCTTTAATTGACCTTGATTCATAACGTATTATTTTAATTCTATGTATGCTAAATTAGCTTTTGACACGGCTTCTGTAAAAGATTTTTTTCCGTTTTCTAGTAAGTACTCTTTTGGACTAACTCCAAAATAATGATCAAATTCTTTATTAAAGCTTTCATATATCACTTCATTATGTTGTCCGTATTCTCTAAGTAATATTCCTGCTTGAGCATTAGCTTCATTCTCTATATCTGATCCAGTTTTTCCTGATTCTGGTTCTAATCTACCTTCTTCATTTTGTTTATGATGTACCATTTCATGGCAAAGAGTTCTTAGAATATCTGCCATATTTCTATTTTTAATATAGACTAAAATCTCTTTTTTATTTGGATCATATTGTCCAAATGATCTCATTTGTCTACTCCACTTATTATCATTTATAAAAAATACTTTAGGTAATTCTTCTATTCCTAAAGAATCATTTGCAAATCGTATAAAATTCGTGGCTATCGCTATTTTTTCTTGATCTTCCATAATTTTATCTTTGCTTAGCTCTATTTGCAGCGGTAAATATTCCTCTATTAACTAATTTAATAAGGCCTGATTTAGTTGATATTACATAACCTTCACCTGTTTTTTCAATTTTGCCATTTGGCATTTCTACATAAGATTGCACATCATTATTAGCATCTAAATTTTCGATTATTGAATTTTTTAAATTAGAAATAGCAATAACAGCATTGAATAAATCATTAAATTCATCTTCATGCTTAGGAATATATGAAGCAAGAGTTTCTTTTTTAGTATTAGTTAATTTAGAACTAGCTACATAAGATTCAAAGTCTTTTGCACTAAGATTTTTAATATTTTCAACTCTACTATTTGTATAAGCATATAGTATATTAGGCAAATCATTTAAACTTCCAGGTTTTTTAGTCTTTTTATTTGGATCTTCACTAGAGTCTTGTTCTATACTTTTAGGATTTAATAAATCACCTATATTTGAAATCTTACTTACTGCGCTAGTAGCTCTACTTAATAATCCACTATCTATTTTTGGAGATTGATTTGGTAATACTGGAGGAACTATAAGCAATTCTGGAATTTGTTTAAATTCTTTAATGTTTACAGATTCATTTTTTCCATCTAAAGTAGTGAATGAATGAATTACTATTCCTATTTTACTGGCTCCTATTTTTTTACCTAATTCTGAGTCTTGTTTTATTTGATATATTACTACATTTGGATCAATTACATAACTTCCATTTTCAATCTTAGGAGTTTTAAAGTATAACATATCTCCTTTATAATAGCCTTTCTTTTTTGGTGTTGATTGTTGAAATAATTTAAAAGCTTCTGACATTTGATCACCAAAAGCAGAAAAATCTTTATTATTTCTGTTTCCTCTATCTACTATTACTTTTTTTATTTCTTCAGGACTTTTAGCTTTTCCCGGGTTATTTACATTAACAAATGCATTTTTATCAGTAAATATAAATTGATTTTGTTCATCATATCCAAATACAACTGATGGTGCACCATCCCATTTAACGCTTGTAGATTTAATATCTATGTTTTTTAAAGCTGCTAAAGCTTCTTTAGCTCCTTCATAACCTTTCCAGTACGTAAGATCTTCTACGTGATCAATTCTTGGACCTTCTTCTTTTAATAAATTTTTAGTTTCTTTTTTAAAAGATCCTTCTAATATCATAACTAATCGTTCTAATTTTTTTATGGTTTCTTTTAAGTCTTCTTTCTTTGGAAGTTCTAGATTATCTTTAGCAAGATCTCCTCTAGCTTGAGAAACCCACTCTTCATATTCAGGTTTATTTTTTATAAATTTAACTATAGCTTCTACACTAACTAAGTCATTAGGTTTAGCTCCTTGTCCAAGTAACTTAGTTGCTATTTCATCAGGATTCTTACTTATTACTTTGTTTGTAGCTCTATCAACTAGTCCATTAAGATAAGACCATTTCATTCCTTGAGCTTTCGCTATGCTAGCAAGTAATAAGTGTTTATGAACTCCTTTATATGGACTTTCTTTTGCTCCGCCTTGCATAGAGAATTTCATAAACTCAACATCATCATTAAACATAAAGTCTGACTGCACAAATCCTTTATCAGGATCACCAAGTATTGGCGTCTTTACGTGAACATTAGTTCCAGACTTTTTTATATCTGCTTTATCTATTCCGTTGGCAATAAGCCTTTTAATTAATGTATTTTGATCTATCTCTTTCTTATCTACTCCAAGATCTAAGTCTCCACTATCATCTTTTATTCCTGTAGTTCCAAGCTTGTTATCAATAAGAGAAAGTTCTGATTTTTTTTGTAGCCAAATTATTGTAGGATCTACGTCTGCTTTTTTAATTCTTTGAGTTCCTTGAAATACATTACCTCCTTCAACCAATAAAGTACGAATCAGAGTAGAAAGGACTGCCTTCTCTTCTATAATCTCGTATATAGGTTTCTTTTTTTTTACTAATATATTGAATATTTTTGATACTATAGACTTATCTATATTTGGATAATTAGTTGCAAATTCGTCTTCTGCTTGATTTTCTATGTCTTGTCTTAATACTGATGCGCTAATGCCAGTTCCATCGTACTTATCTTTTCTTCCTTTATATAATAATGGACTAACATCTATTGGTAATTTTACAGGAATTATACCTTTTGGAGCAAATCTTCCGTCTTTTGTAGATTTTGTTTTATAATTATTTATTGCGTTAACAAAAGAATCTGATCTTTTAGCGTCATCTCCTTTTGAACTTGCCGCCATCGCAATTTGTCCCGTAGCATTATTATCCATATTTAAGACATAATCAAATGCTGCTGTCATAGGATTGTCTGAGTCTACTGCTACAATTTCAACTTTGCTATCTATTGGTAATTTTTTCCAAATTTCAGTAGATTTTTCCACTGTAATACCATCACGATCTTTTGGACCAATAAGAACAAGAACTTTATCTACATTACCATCTTTAGCGTATGAATTAGCTAATTGTAAATGTCCAGCATGAGGAGGTTTAAATCCGCCTGGAAGTAATACGGTTGTTTTCATAATTATAAATATCTAGTTTATATGAAGTACTTTTGATCTACCATCTATCTTATTTATCTCTATTTGATGATCTACGGCATCTCTCATTGAATCTATGTGAGATATGATCATAATAAACTTAAATTGATTTTTTAAATGATCAAAATAAGAAACAATGCTTCCTAGATTATTAGTGTCTAGAGCTCCAAAACCTTCGTCTATTGCTATAAAGTTAGGTCTTGGTAAAGAAGAAATATTAATTAATGATGATCTTATCGCTAAACTAGATACAAATTTTTCCATTCCTGAAGTTAGTTCTATTGGCCAATATCTCTCATTATCGTATGCTATATAAGCATTAATGTTCTTATCATCAGGATAAAGTACTACTTGAAAATCTACAAGCTGTTGAAGTATTGAATTAATCTCATCTTGCAATTGAGGTATAGTATCAGATATCAATTCATGAGGAACTCCATCTCTATGAACTGCTTCGCTGTAATATTTGTAAATATCATACTTAGATTGAAGCTTTACTATCTCTGTAAGATCATTAGTATACTTATCTCTGTTTGTGCTAAGAGAATTAACTTTTAATAAGGCTTCAGTAAGATCATCGCTTACTCTTTTAAGGTTATTTTCTACTGTTTTATACTCTAATTCGTAAGAATCTATCCTAGTCTGTACTTGTGCATTCTGTTCTATGTTCTTTTTTTCTTTTCTATAGGCATCTAACTCCGTCTCTTTATCTTTTACTTTTTGTTTTATGTTTGTTTGATCTATTTGAACCTTCTGAAGATCAGATTGTAACTTTAGAGACTTCTTTTCTTTATCATTTATAAGTTGCAATAAAGTATCATAGTCTCTCTTATGCTCTTCTATATTACCGAGCTTTTTAATACTTTGACCTAATATTTCTACATCACATTCTATAGTTTCTTTTTGCTTTATTAAGTCTTCGTAACTTTGTTTTGTTGATATAGCGTCTTTTACAAAAACATTATTCATACAATAAGAACAGTTCTCATCATATTCTAATTCTTTTAACTTATCTAACTTATCTTTTTGATGAGACAAGTGAATAATAAGCTTATTTAGCTCTATATTCGCAGTTATTTTATTTTTATTTAGATCTTTTAGCGATTGTAATCGTTTATTTAATTCTTCTACTTCTACCTTATCTAATGCTTTATTATAATTTTCTAATTCTTCTTTTATTTTAGTGTATTCTAATGCTATAATTGCTTCTTCTGCTACTTGAATATTAAGATTCTCTTCTAAAGATTGTATTTCTGCTCTTACTTGCTGTTCATTTATTATCTTAGAGCTTACTGATTGAAGCATGATGTGCTCTTCAAGTATTCTCTTATTTAAACTATCTCTATCTACAATTAAATTACACTTTTGAGACTTTAAATCGTCTATTTTTTTATTTATTTCATACTTTTCAGTGTCTATTTTTGATATCTCAGTAGAATGATCTACTTTTTGATATTGTTTCATAACAGCTAATAGATCTTTCATTTCATTATTAGCGAAATCATACATAGTTTCAAAAACATTTATGTCCAGGAACTGACTGAGCAGCTCTTTTCTGTCCTTTTGATTCATATCAATGAATCCAGAATTTGCGCCCTGCGTGCTAAGGGCAGTCAGAGTAAAGTCCTCATAGCTTCCCAATACAGATCGTATGCTTGCATTAGTGTCGTTTCTTTCTTTACCGTTTAGACATACTTTATTTCCTAAATCATCAGTGTAATAGAAGTTAACCTTTACTCTGACATTACCATTTTTTTCTCTAAGACCATCTCTTTCTATTACATAATTTTTACCATCTAATTCGAAATCTAACTTGCAATAAAAGGTATTTGAAGAACTATTTAGTACTTGAGAAGATCTATTTGTCTTAGAACATTTATCAAATACACAGTAACTAAATGCGTCTAATAAAGTGGACTTACCTGATGCATTAGCAGCGAATATTCCATAAGTTCCTGACATGTCTGTGAAATCTATAGAATTACCTTTACCATAACTAAACATGTTTTCAAACTCAAACGTCTTAGGTACCCATACAATATTTCTAGAATTCTCTATTTTTGATAATTGTTGATTAACATAAGCATTTATCGATCTTATACTTTCTTTTTGATCTTCAGTTAGCTTATGTTTCTTACTTAAAAACTTTTCTATAAGACTGTTTTGTTGATGTTCATCTCTTATATCTACTATTTTACTTGATCTACGATTAGAATCTTTTAGTTCTTGAGATGAATTTATTCTTTGTATAGATTGTTCTAATATAGTTCTATTACTTTTAATTCCACTAATGATCTCTTTTAGTCTAATTTGATCAGTATTAGTATGTCGAACTCTAAGATAAAGATTTGAGGGTAGACTTTCAGGAATTTGATCATGCTTTCCGTTTTCTACATATACAGTATAGAATGCAGTATCATTTGGTATGCTAACATATTCGCTAGATTTATCTTTTAAGTTCCATACTAGCATACCATGATCTAAACTTTCTCCGTGATTCTGTTGAATTAATGATCCAGGATAAGCTATTGTTTTTTCTTCGTTAAGATATTGTAATTTATGAATATCTCCAAGAAGAGTAATATCAAAACCGTCAAAATGTTTAGTGGTTATCTTTCCTCCTTCTAGTTTGAATCCAACTTCAGTAAAAGCATTTTGTACTGCACCATGAAACACGCAAATTTTATATTTTGCTTCTATATCTGATGCATTTACATAATTATCATCAAATACTGACCAATGACAGAATGTAACATTTCCTATGTTGAAGACTTCACTATTAATTGAGTAATATAGATTCTTATGATTAAGCGCATTGACTATAGGAGTCAGTGCATCCATTCTATGATTGTTATTTAAGTTAGCATCATGATTTCCAGGAATAAGTAAGACTGGAGCTATGTCTGCCAAAGATTTTAATAGATCTTGCACTTCAAATACTAGTTCAGGAGTCACATCTGTTTTAGAATGAACTATGTCTCCAGTTAATACAATCAAAGATTTATCATCTAAAGATAAAAAAATTTTTTCTTTTAACAGATAAAAAACTCTTCTATATTCTTTATGTCTTTTAAAATTCCTTACGTGTATATCGCTAATGTGATATATCTTATTTACTTCGGTTAGATTCAATACATTTTTAATCATGCTGTCAACATCATCTTTTTTAGCAAGAAGTCTGAAAATGTCATAGGTCTTGCATTGTGTAATAATTCCGTTATTTTTTCAAATCCTAGGTCTGATGGATCTTTTCCTTCGAGTTCTATTAAGTATACTTCTTTTCCCATATTAACTAGCTTTTCTGAATAATTAAGAGCTTCTTTAAGAGCATCTTTATCTAATGCAAGATACACCGTTTTTACTTGGGACTCTGCTAGTTTTAGCATTATAGCTTTTGGTATTGTCTTACCAAATAGAGGTATTGCATTTCTTTTTATTGCAATTGCATCAAATATGCCTTCACAAAGTATGACTGGAACTGACCAATTTATAGTATTTTCTAGTCCTATAATTTCTGCTTTGTTACAAGTTGGAGCGTCAAACTTTCTTGATGGATTCTTTTCAAAAGATCTTGCCATAAAATAATTAGCAACGCCTTTTTTATTATAAGAAGGTATTATAATTCTATTTCTATATCTACCATTTGAACAATATCCTATGTTATACTTTATGATATCGCTTTCAGTAATTCCTCTAGATTTCACGTAAGCTAAAGCTTGTCTTTTTTCTAAAGTACTATTATCATCTAATAGACTAATAAACTCTTTTGGTAAACTAACTGTGGTAATTATGGTCTCATCTATTTTTTTTAAATACCCCAAATATCCTTTTAATTCTAGTAACTTGTCATTTGGAGCTCCTATTTTATTTAATAGCGTAATTGGATTTTTACCTTTTGTGGCGGGATGACAAGTAAAACAATTATACTTTCCTGTCTTTAGATTAACAATAAGTTTTGGGTTTTTATGATTACATATAGGACAATAAAATCCGTAATCACCAGTTTTTGGAAACTGCTTTCCTTTACCAAGGACAGATTCTAAAACTCCAAGTACCAAACCTTCGTTATTCATATTAACAAATATAATAAAAAATAATGATATAATAAAATAAATGTGAAATAAATTTTTTTATTTCGATTTTATTTAGTACATTTACTTCTTTAACGTCGAACTGTATCGCTACGACATAGCTTGGTGAGATTCCACGAGTGATCGAAATAGCGGACCAGAGTGCATCGACTACCAGGAGAGGACAGTAAATCGCCTTCAGGTATATAAATAGAAGGTTTTAATAAAAGTTGAAATTGAATATCGGTAGAATCCGACGGTATAAAGTCCGCTAGAGTTTTTCAACCATAAACAAAATTAGAAACAAGTGTCAAAAACAATACTCTAAAAACTTCACTATGTCACAAAGCGACGACAATATAGAACAACAAGAAATTTCAGAAGAAGAAATAGAAGCCATCTACATATTCTTATCAATTAGTTGGGAAACATTCACAGACGAAGAAAAAGAGTATTGGAAAATAATTATGGAAAAGATAGACCCAGAATTTAACTATGAATAACAAAATTGAATTATACCTACTAGATGGATGCGATAAATGTTCTAGGATAAAATATGCTTTATTAGCTGACGAAATAAAGTATGAAGAAGTGAATTGCACTAGTTCTGAAAGCAGTAAGTGTGACAGCTTAGAAGATAAACTAGACTGTGGAAGATATCCTATGGCGGTGGTTAAGAAAAAAGGAAGCACTTCAACTATCTACTTCTGTGAAGGAAAATCTACTAATAGAACCACTACTACAAATAAAAGAATTCCTGTGGACTCGGAAGATAAGTTTATCAATGAGATAAAAAAGGCTTACTTTTAAAAAAAAGTTTATGAAAAAGGTTTCTGCAGAACAGATTCAAGAGAATCTAGATAAGTTTTATTCTTACATCGATAATTACATCTCTGAGGAAAGAAGAGATAAATTAAAATCCTTTTATAAAGGAATTGAAGAGACTTTATCTATGTCTCCTGCTTCTTCTAAACATACGCATCACAACTGTTTTCCTGGAGGCTATTTAGATCACGTTCTTAGAGTAACTGAATCAGCTTTAGTCTTTGACAGAGTTTGGTCTAAGTTTGGACAAAAAATTGATTATACAACTGAAGAACTAGTATTTTCAGCTTTAAATCATGATCTTGGAAAGCTAGGAACAAATGATCAACCATTCTATGTTCCTAATGATTCCCAATGGCACATAGAGAAGCAAGGAGCTTACTATAAGTACAATACTAATATAACACACATGAGGATTGCAGATCGTAGCCTGTATTACCTCCAGCAAGCAGGAATACCTGTTACAGAAATAGAATTCTTGACAATAAAATTACATGACGGTCTTTACGAAGAGGGAAATAAATCATATTATATGCCTTATGGACAAGACTTTCAAATTAAAACAAATTTAGTTCACATTCTTCATCAAGCAGACTTAATGTCAGCTAAGATAGAAGATCAAATCAATAAAGCATGATAATAACATGGATAGTATTAGCACTTTGGGTTCTAACAGTCGTAGGGTATATAGTATTTAACTTATATCAAAAGAACATAAAGTTGGAAAACATGGTAGTTAAACAGCAACTTTTTATAAATGAAGTTATGGCTAACTACAAAGAGATTGATCTTCTTGTAGATAAAATAGACAAAACTCTATGGGTTCAATCTGATCCTGAATTTTTACAACTAATTGAAGAAATGAAGAATCTTCAAGGAATGATTAAACAATACACAGAAAGTAAGTAAGCATGGAAGAAACATTAGAAATTGTAGAGATTGAACTTACAAAGAAAGGTGAGCCAAGAAAAAGAAAGCCTAAAACAAAAAATAATTACTTTACTGAGGAAACTGAAGAAGCGATCTTAGAATATAGAAGTAGTAAAGATCAAGCTGAAAGAAATAGAATATACAATCAAAGAATTCATTTTGGATTTTATAAACTAGCTGAAAATATTATTCATACCTTTAAATTTTATTATACTGAGGTTGATAAAATAGAAGATCTAAAATATGAAGTAGTATCTTTCTTGCTTCAGAAACTTGATCTATATGATCAGTCAAAAGGTAAAGCTTATTCTTATTTTGGAACAATAGCCAAAAGATATCTTATTATCTATAATCAAAAGAATTATAAAAAGTTAGTAAATAAGATAGATATCCCTAATAATGAAGATGACGATGAAAGCTTTAAACAAGCTATAACATTAAAAGAATATTCTGAACCTAATAGAGGAGATGTCATTGAAAGATTTTCTAAATTATTAGAGACTAAAATACCTACATTATTTGATCGTCAAGAAGAAGTAAACGTAGCTTACGCTATACTAGAGATCTTTAAAAAAAGGGAAAATATAGAGATATTCAATAAAAAAGTATTGTTTATTTATATTAAAGAGATGACAGACTGTCAATCTAATACAATAACAAAAGTAATTAAGAAAATAAAAGGACTGTATATTCAAATACTTAATAACTATATTGAGAACGCAGACTATTGATATTTATTTATAAAATTAGTTTATGGAAGAACAAAGCAAAGAAATATTTGAAGGAAAATCTATTTCTGATCTTGCGAAAGAGATTTATGAAAAACATAAAGAACAAGATACTGCGCTAAAGATTAGAATTAATCAATTAGGAGATATGGTAGAAAGTCCTGGTGATGCTATTGTAATAGTTCCTATGCTAAAAGGCTATTTTGATTCAAGTCTAAAAAATGATGAAGTTTTAATGAAGATGCTTCAGATATTTCAAAAACAAGAAGACAAGAAACTAGCTGGTATAGAAGACTCAAGTGTTCTTACTGAAAAAGATATTCAACAACTATTTAATGAGGTTTCAACTTACACTATATCTGCAAATGAATCTAAACAAATAGACACTACTAAAGATGGCCAATGATATTATATTTGGTTCAAGTCCTGAAGGCGGCGTTGGAAGTAGTCATGGACAATATTTTATTATTGGTCGCGTAACTAGTATTGTGCTTGGAGAATTCTTCGATGATGGAAAAACGAAAAACCCAGAATATAATAGTCCTGCAGATGTGGGAAAAGTAGATTTTGAGATGCTTTATACTGGTCTTAATTTAAGAAAAGCAAATAAAGTATCTAAGTCTGCCTTTCCTATATTCTCATTTATTAAGCAATATCCTATTATAGGAGAAATTGTTTACATAGTTTCTGGTCCTTCTGATGGACTTAACGATAATTACAAGAATCAAAAGCTGTTTTATTATCCTCCATTTTCTTTATGGAATGCAGTTAATCACAATGCTTTTCCTAATATGGATCAGTATTCTGAATTCTTAAAATATTACTCTCAACAACCAGGATATCAAGGATCAACTGATGCTGCTCAAGCAAAGTTACCTCTTGGAGTATATTTTCAAGAGAATCCTAAAGTAAAGACATTAAAACCTTTTGAAGGAGACTCACTAATTGAGGGAAGATTTGGACAATCTATAAGATTTGGAAGTTCTAATTCATACAGAGGAGATAGCGACACATGGTCTACAGGAATATTACAAAATGATAATCAAGGAAAGCCTATAACTATAATAGTAAATGGACAAGGAAAACCTAGTATAAAAAATTCTGATCTATTTTCTCCTACTGTAGAAGATATCTCAAGAGACGATTCATCAATATATTTAACATCAGGACAACCAATAAGAACTCTTAATGTATCTGATATAAGATCTAAAAAGTATGAATTTCCGTATAGAGGAAATCAAGCTTTAGTATGCTCAGATAGAGTAATGCTCTATTCTAAAAATGAAAATGTACTTATCTTCTCTAAAAAAGAAATAGGGCTATCCTCAAATTCTACAATTAGTCTCTATTCAGGAGAAAATGTTGTAGTTAATTCTAAAAAAATTCAACTTGGAGATGAATTAGCTAGTGAGCAAGCTATGTTAGGTACTACTTTTACTATACAATTAAAAAGATTATTAGAGAATTTAATATGTGTTTCTGGAAATTTACAACAGGCTTCTACTAGTGATATTGCTTCTTCTATGCTAAATGTTTTTATTGCTGGAAAAGAATTACAACACGCTAGCCAAGTTATGTTAAATTATTTAAATGAAGATCTTCATCTTTCTAAAACTACATATATTAAATAATGGCTAAAAGTATTAGAATAGGCACAAAAATACAAAATAAAACTACTGAGTTAACTGCTTCTCAGAAGGATAAAGCAGCTAAGCATAAAGAAAAAATAGATAACAATAATACTAAAAAAGAACAAAATTTTAAAGATATTTCTACTAGACTAAGTGGAAAAACAATAAAAAGTTTTAATTTACAAAAAACTACATCTGCAACTGGATTAGAGAAAGCTATATTCATAGCAGGAGATAATCTAATAAAAGCACAACATGCAGTAGATGATATATTTTATGGTAAATTTGAAGGAGTTCCAGAAGAAATTAAAAATAAGTTTACAAGATCTATAAAAAAAGCTATAGATGAAGGACTAATAAATGCTTTTGATAAACTATCTACTATAGATTTATGTAATGTTTTAAGTGCCGCACTTAATAAAACTCCTGGATCTACAAAGTTTGATCCTAATAAAAAACCTACTAATAACTTAGAGATTGCTAAGTGGACTTTACAAAAGGCAGCATATGATACTCAGTTAAAAATAGATAAATATTATTCTAGTTATTTAGATACTTCAAATCAAGAATCAAAAGCTAAAGGCATTTATTCAATAATAAATGAAATAAAAGATGCTTTTAAAGAAATATCTGATACAACAAATGTATCTTCTTTAAGAGATCCAAGATTAATATCAAGTTTTCCACAGATATCTATTGTAACAGAAGCTCTTGAAAAATATTTTGGTGATTTTAATAAGTATACAGATTATAGACAAATACCTTCAGAAGATCTACAAAGATTAATATCTAATATAGATAAAATAAGACAGATCTGTATATTAATTCAAGGTCTTACAACGCCTGCTTCAGCTATAAGTTTTGTGGATTCTGTTTTTCCTAATGCTAATATAGCTGAACAAATAGCTCGTCTAGAAAAACTAATTCCTCATGAATTACTCTATAAATTTTTAATAGTAATATTAAAAACTTTAAGTAAATTACAATCTGTATGTAATGTGTTTTCTTCGTTTATAAATTTTGGACAGAAAATAATTAGCATTATGGTCTTAATTGTTAATGCTTTAAAGATTGTAGTTAAATTCTTGAAAATATTACCTATCCCATTAATTTTTTCAGTTTCTGGAGTAGAAAGGACTATAGATGACGTATTGCAAAATATTGTTTTAAAATTTTTAGATAAAGTATTAAATATATTAAATCAAATAAATGTTCTATTGTCATTATGTGCAGCTATAGTAGAACAAGTTAGTGTAGGAATATATTATATAGTTGGTGTAATTAATGCGATGATAGAAAACTTAAAGGGTTGCACTAATGTAGATACTCAATTAATTATTGATATGGAATCTCAAAGAGATGATCTATTAAGTACCGCAAATGGATTCGAAAGTTTTGTAGATAATTATAAAAACAAAAATACTGAAAGTAACAATACTTTAGGAAAATACACTATTCAAATCATAACAGAGGAAGTTATAGATGACGCTATAAACTTAAGAAGACGTTATGGAATAGCTCAAGAAGTAAACGGCACAATTGTAGCCAAGTCTCAACCTACTTTCGCTTCAGATGATAGAATTATAGTTAATGAAGTAAAACAACAGTTAGCAACTCTTGGATTAATAAAATCTGAAAACTTGTCTTCATTTACTCTTGAAGAATTATCTACTATAGAAGAGTCTTTTAAATTTTTAATGGATGATACTATATCTTTGAATGCAGTACAAAATACTGATTTTGATAACGGACTTGATTCTGGAAATAATGAGAATGAAAATGATGGAGTAGGAATTAATGCGTTTGTTAATAAACTTCAAGGCGGAAAGAAACTTAGAGAGAGAATGAGGAAGATGATGAAAGAAAATTCTGATAAACTTAAAACTAGTTTAGCTTCTAGTGGAACAAATTTAAGTTTTAATACTACAAACTTGACTCAATAATATTTATACTATATGGAAAAGAAAAGCGCAAACGAGATCATAAGGCAAATAATAAGGGAGGAGATTACACGAGCCTTAAGAACTGAGCTTCCTAAGATCATTAATGAATCTACCAAAAAGGTTTTACCACAACAAAAAAGACCAGATCAACCTCCTATGACATTAAATTCTTCACCTATGGTAAAGTTTGAAGATGTTAAATTTAAACAATCAAGCAATCCTTTGGCCTCTCTGCTAAACGAAACTGCTAAAGATATGCTTAATGAAAATAATACAATGCATTTTTCAACTAATGATATTAGCGCGGGAATTCATCCAACAATGGCATTTCAACCAAGAGAAGTTACTACCGGTGAAGTTAAAGACATGCTAACTACAGCAATTCCTAGTTCTAATATAGACGCAGTTCAAATAAATGTGGTTCCTGACTATTCTTCTATGATGGAAAAAATGGGAATTCTATAAATGGCATACGGATTAAAAAAAATATCACCATTAGATCTTAAGCCATCAACTGGAGTTGGAGTTAAGTTACCTTTTATGTCTCCTAGTGTATTTACTACAGTATATACCACTAAGGAGCAGTTAAAATATAACATACTTAATTATATGCTCACTGATCTTGGAGAAAGACCAATGAATCCTAATTTTGGAATGGGTCTAAGATCAAGACTATTTGAAAGTATTACTAAAACTACATTGGATGACATGAAACAATCTATACAGACACAAATAGAGAATATGTTTCCAGTAGTTCAAATACAAAGATTAGATGTTATAGGAGAACCCGGATATAATTCAATAAACATACAATTTAGTTATACGATAAAGACTTCTAAAGAAACTGATTCAATACTATTAAAGATACAAAACGTCTAAGATGCCTAATAATATAGATATTAATTACCTAAATAAAGACTTTTCGACGTTTAAAAATGAGTTGATAGAATATGCTAAGTCATATTATCCTACAGTTTATAACGATTTTAGTCAAGCATCACCAGGAAGCATGTTTATTGAAATGGCTTCTTATGTTGGAGATGTTCTTTCTTTTTATCTTGATAACCAACTTCAAGAGACTTTTTTACAGTATGCTAAGCAAAAGAATAACTTATATACTATGGCATATATGATGGGATACAGACCAAAAGTTGTATCTGCAGCTATAGTAGATCTTGATGTTTACATGAGAGTTAACGCTTTAGGTAGCACTCCAAACACATATCCAGACTGGTCATCAGCTATTACAATTCAACCAGGAATGCAAGTAAAATCAAACATATCAAATAATGTTTCTTTTTATATTCCTAATAAAGTTGATTTTACAGTATCTTCTTCTTTAGATCCTACAGATGTTAATGTTTACACTATTGACGGATCAGGAAATCCTACTAGTTATTTATTAAAAAAATATACTCAAGCTTTATCTGGACAAATTAAGACCACTACTTCTACTTTTGGAAATGCGCAAAGATATTCTACTATATCAATACAAGATAGCAATATTATATCTGTTGTTAAAGTAGTAGATTCTAGTAATAATGTTTGGTATGAAGTTCCTTACTTAGCGCAAGACTACATACTTAATCCAGTAGAAAATACTGCTGCTAATTATCCTTCATTATATCAATATGCTAATCAAGTACCATATATGTTACAAAAGATTAGTGTTCCTAGAAGATTTACTACAAGATTTAAAACCGATAATACTTTAGTTTTAGAATTTGGTCCAGGAATAAATTCAGTTGCAGATTCAGCAGTTATTCCAAATCCTAATACTGTAGGCGTAGGAGTTACTACAGGATTAACTCTTCTTAATACAGCATTTGATCCAACTAACTTTGTAACTACACAAACTTATGGTCTTGCTCCACAAAATACAACATTAACAATAACTTACTTAGCTGGTGGAGGAGCAGAATATAATGTTCTTTCTAATCAATTAACTATTCCAACTTCTATAAACGCTGGATCTGGAGATACTACTACAGTAGTGACTAATAACCCTAATCCTGCTTCTGGCGGAGGCGATGGGGATACAGTAGAAGAGTTAAGACAAAATATAGCTGTAGAATTTTCAAGTCAATTAAGAGCTGTTACACAAGAAGATTACTTAGCTAGAACTTTAAGTATGCCTGCCAAATTTGGAAAAATAGCTAAGGCATTTATCACAAAAGACGATGGAACATTTACTAATTATAATCAAAATGATCCAAGTCAAAAAGATCAGATATTAGTTAGCATGTATGTTCTAGGACTCAATAGTAATGGAAATTTAGCAACACCTTCTACTGCACTTATTCAAAATTTACAAACTTATATCTCTGAATATAGAATGATGACAGACGCTGTAGATATAAAGCCAGCATATATAATCAATATAGGTTGTAATTTTGATGTAACAGTAAGACCAAACTACACTAGTCAAGACGTTATTTCTAGATGTTTAATTCAATTACAAGATTATTTTAATATAGATAATTGGCAAATCAATGAACCTCTACAATTATCAGATGTTTATACACTACTTGATCAAGTTGTAGGAGTTCAAACTGTTAAAAAAGTTGAAATCATAAATAAGTACGGAGAATCTAATGGATACTCTAATTATAGTTATGATATACCTGGAGCTATACTAAATAATGTTATTTATCCATCTTTAGATCCAAGCGTTTTTGAAGTTAAATATCCTAATTCAGATATTCAAGGTCGCGTAGTAACAATGTAATAAAAATAAAATGGCAGTATATAAAATATTTCCTTCATCAGACGCAACTTTGTATTCTAAATATCCAGCTCAAAATACTGGACTTGATGAGATACTTGAAGTAGCAGTAAAAAATAATGATAATCCTGCAAACTCTTTAGTTGCAGGAATTTCTAGCCCTGTGTTATACGATGATATAAGAAGGAGTCTTATAAAATTTAGTGACTCTGATTTAACTAAAATAAAATCGTTTGCTACGGGATCTTGGAAAGCTGGATTAAAACTATATCTAGCTAACGCTGAAAATTTAAGTACTTCTTATAGTCTAGAAATTAGACAAGTCTCTCAATCTTGGGATATGGGAACTGGACAATTCGGAGATAGCCCCGAAACTAGAAACGGAGTTTGCTGGTATAGTACCTCTTCTTATTATACCTCAGCATCATCTTGGGCTTCGGTACCTAATCAGTATTTTATGACTCCTGGAGGTGGATCTTGGACAGGCTCTTATTATGGATCTCAATCTTTTGATTATAATGCTTCAAAAGACGTAAATGCCGACGTAACTAGAATAGTTGATTCTTGGTTTAGTGGATCTAGAAATAATGGATTTATAGCAAAACTTCCAAATTTAATAGAAAGTAGTTCTTTAAGCTATATTGGACTTAGCTTTTTTAGTGTAGATACTCATACTATATATCCTCCTACTTTAGAAATGAAATGGGATGATAGTTTATATACTGGAAGTTTATCTGAGATATCTGATTCTGATTTTGTAGTAACCATAGGAAATAATCAAGGAGTCTATAAAATACAAACAGAGAAAATTAAATTTAGAATAAACGCTAGAGACAAATATCCTCCTAGAGTATTTATTACTTCTTCTTTTTATACAGTAAATAAGAGACTTCCCCAAACTACATATTGGGCAATACAAGATATGAAAACAACAGACATGGTAATAGATTTTGATACAGTCTTTACGAAAGTAAGCTATGATCAAAATGGAAGTTTTGCTAGTCTTTATCTAAATGGTCTTGAACCAGAAAGATATTACAAGCTATTAGTAAAGACTACACTGCCTACTGGAGAAACTATAGATGTAGATAATGATTGTATTTTTAAAATAACTAGATAATGGCAAATGAAGTATCTCTAGTAAAAAAAATATATAACACTCGTGAGTATGAAAGCGCAATAGACAATAGTTTTAGCGAATTAGTTACTCCAATTATAAATGTTCCAGATGTAGGAATAACAGTATCTCAATTCTTTGATTATTATGATCAATTGTTTTATGATATACCTGTAGATGGAGATGTAAATTCTCACACATATCTAGTTCAACAAAGTCAACAATATATTGGTGGATCTGTGATAGATATAGAAAAACAAGCATTAATAGAAGAGATCAACGCTTTAAGACAACAATTGTTAGATTTGAATCAGACTTTCACAACTATAAACAACTTAATATAACGTGGAAATAGTTAACGTAATATATTCTGGACAAGGAAAAACTCTACAAAATTATACTTCAATAGATGAAAATTTAGTTTCATCTAACTATATAAACATGTCTTTTGGAGATTCTAACGATAGAGTAGAGTTATTTGTGTATGATGTAAATGGAAATCTTTTAACTTCAGAATATAATTATAAAGGTTATACACCTTATCAAATTATAGATCCAACTACTGGAAAGTTTAATAAGATACTTATAGATCCTGTAGCTGATGCTAAAGCTTTAGGATTCGATAGAGGATCATTTAATATTCAATATGAGTTTCATAAAAACTTATTTAATTCTTCTGATCTAAGAAGATTCTGGATAAAAGAGATTTCTCCTTCAAGAACAGAATTAAAATTAAGTTCACAAACAATAGCAGAAGGCGACATTATAAATGGATTTAATCAGTACCAAGCTTATATTAGTCTAAAGAATTATTACCCAGATTTTTATCTAAACTTTGGTAATAATGATCAGCTAATCGCAATAAACGCCACAACAGTTATCGATGATACTGGTACGTATTTGCTAATAAAGCTTTATGAACCTCTTCCTTTTGATTATGATGTGAAGACTCAGCTCTGGATACATGATGACATATCAGAGTCTGTTAGCTATGATGTAGAAATACAAATACAAGCAGAAGTTTCTTCTACTGAAAATTCATTAAGAGGACCAAACTTTAATGTAAGAATTGGTGAAAAAAATACACAAACTACTCCATATTATAGTTATGCTTCTTTATTATCAAGTCCAGTTACTTCTTCAAATAGACAATTATCAAGTTATTATCAAGACAAGGCGATAAGCATAAATCTAGATTACAGCAATTTTAATAATTTTGTTCATTTTTCTAGCGCGACTGAGAGATTAAATAATTTTGCTTACAAAATAAATTTGATTGAAAATTACAATAATCAAATCACAAGTCAATCAGCAATAGTTGGTAATGCTACAGTTAAGTCAAGCACTATAACAACTTTACAAACTTCGGTATCAAACATAATAGAGAACTTCGATATATATGAATATTATTTATATTATTCGTCAGAGTCTTTTGCTTGGCCAAAATCAAATTCGATAAAGCCATATCAAAACTCTTCAATAACCTCTTCAGCAGTACTAAATTGGTTGGGTAGTGAAACTACGCTTCCTGCTATAGGAGCAGTATCTATGCTGTATTCATCGTCTTATTATGATGATACTAACAAAGATATATTAAGAGCAACTATTCCTCAGTATATTTATGATGACTCAAATAATCAACCGTATGTTACATTTATCGACATGATGGGTCAACACTTTGATAATATTTGGGTTTACTATAAAGACGTTACAAATAGGTTTAATGCTACTAATGATCCAAGTACAGGTATTTCTATAGATATGGTCTCTGATGCTCTTAAAGGCATGGGAATGCAACTGTATACAAATACAAATGTTTCAGACAATGTGTATTATGATTTATTTGGATATAATTATGATGGATCTTTACTTCCTCCAACAGGATCAGAAAAAATAAATACCTATGTTACATCTAGTTTAACTACACAAGGATCTAAAGTTTTACAGCAAGAAATCTATAAAAGAATCTATCATAACTTACCTTACTTGCTAAAATCAAGAGGAACTCAAAGATCAATAAAAGCCTTGATTTCTATTTATGGTATTCCAGATAGTATACTTACAGTAAATGAGTTTGGCGGATATGATAGAAGTTTAGTTGATGGAGTAGATTCTATTAATAATAATAAAGTTACAGTATCTACTTCTAGCCTTCAAATATCATCTAGCGTACTTTCTCCTTACTCAACTCTGCAATACTACGATAATAATTCAAGAAGAAACTCTACTAACATAGAAGTTGGATTTTCTATTGCTGATATTTTAAACAGGAATATAACATCATCTCTAGGATATTTTGATATTGATCAACTTATAGGAAATCCTAATGATCAATACTCATCTTCGTATACTCCACTAGTTAGTGCAAGTAATGCTTACTTTTCTACATATACTCAACCTCATAGTGTTTGGGAATACATAAGATTAATTAAGTACTTTAATAACTCTTTGTTTAAAACGATAAAAGATTTCGTTCCAGCAAGAGCAAATCTATCAACCGGTATAATAGTTAAAAGTCATATTTTAGAAAGAAACAAGTACGCTAGACATGAGCCTACTGCAACATTCGAGCAAGCATCTCAATCTATAGATATGTTGACTCTTAGTGCTGAACCAGGAAATATATTTTCTGGATCAAACACTAATTGGAAGTATAGAGAAATAACTCCTTTAGGATACGTATCTGTGACTAGTTCACAAAACGTAGAGAAGCTAACAGGAGAGTTTGGAGGAACAGATATTGTAGTTACTAATGGAGATGCTTTAAGTCAAGCAGAGAACTCAAATAACGCTTCTGTAGGATTAATGTCAGTAACTCCTAGTGCTTTATTTCAAAATGTAACACAATCTGTAAGATCAAAAAGATTTTTAGATCTAGATTATAATTTTAATCAGTTAGTTCCTACTAACTTTGGAGCAGTAACTTACTCTATAAGTAATTCAATAAGTGATAATTATAATACATATAATAATCCTAATAATCCTTATGCATATGTTCAGGATTACAATTATGCTACTAGACATTTTACTGATCCTAGATATTATGGATCTAAAGTAGAAAGCGCCACTTATAATACTTATACCCCAGGTGATACCTCATACGGTAAAACTGCTGCAATAGATAAAATAAAATCTGAATTTGCATACTTAGTAGATATATATTCTTCTTCTTTTCAACTTCCAAAAAGAGCAAACGCGCAAATAAAATACATTATAGATCGTAATCAAAATATACTAGATTTAACCAAAGCGAATACTAATATATTCTATACTCAAAATATATATAAAACCGGAGAAACAGTAAATGTATCTTTGTTTAAATATGATCCAACAAAACCTTATATTCAAAAACTAACTAATAATAGTAATTTTACTATATATGAAGGGGGTTTTAGGTATAGTCCTTTATTATTTAATATATCTGGAAATGAATCAATGATATATAATTTAGTAGAACCATCTTCATCTATAGTGACAACTACAGTACCTAGTGAGGTAATAATAAGTCCAGGAAATGCTAACTATTGGGGAACATTAACTCCATCAACTATAGCAGACCCAGGACCTTATAATCCTCCAACATTAAATATAGTGGCTAGTTCTATTGGAGTTTCTCCTTCTACTTTACAAACTAGAATAGTATATACAATAACAAATACTAGTAGAATTGTTTCTCCTCAGACTTATGATAATGTGAGAGATATTCCAGCTGGATCAGGTCCAACTTATTCTTGGACTGATTATTTACCTAGCTTAAATGGTCTTTGGTTAAATGGAGATTCTGTATCTATAACTATAAACGAGGAACAAACATACAATCCTATAGGAGGTTCGACTACTAGCACTCAATTTTTTAGTAGTGTTACAGATTCAGCTGCTACAAATAATTGGTATGCTTTAGATTCAAGAAATATAAAACTGTCTCTTACTCAATCTCAATGGTATAATAATATAATATTTAGCGGTAGTTATCCAGGAATAGATACTCCAGTATTTACAGTTTATGGATCTCAAATGGATATGGTAAGATTATATAATAACCCGTCTCAATGGATTCAAGAATCTGAATATCGTATTAATTATGTATATCAACTTTCTGATTCAACAGGATCTTTTTGGGTAATAAATTTAGATAGAGACTTAAATCCTGCTGATACTGAATCTGGAATACCTGGAAAAATAAAAAAATATATGTTCTTAAAAAGATTGCCAGATGAAACTAACGTAATATTGAATTATAATTTAGAAAGTCCAATTACAGAAGACGGTATTTTATTTCCACAATACATAGATGAAAAATTAAAAGATGATTCTGGGAATATTGTAAAAGCTTTAAAAGCACAAAATCTTTTGCTTACTAGCCCGTAATCAACTATAAAGATTAAAAAGTCAAAACAAAGATATTTATTTCTAAACAACGCAATTATTAATGTATGTCATATTTAAGTAGCACATCTGTAGTCGTAGACGCAATTCTAACAAAGAAAGGCAGAGAACTTCTTTCAAGAAACGACGGTTCTTTTCAAATCACTCAATTTTCTTTATCAGACGATGAGATAGATTATACACTTTATAATCCTAATCATCCTTCTGGATCTGCTTTTTATGGTGAAGCTATTGAAGCTATGCCGATTTTACAAGCTTATCCTAACGATCAAGAGATCATGAAATATAAGCTAATAACACTTCCAAGAGGAACCGCTAAAATACCTGTACTTAGTGTAGGATATTCAAATATCGTATTAAAACAAGGATCTTCTTTATCGATTACTCCTCAAACTTTAAACTATCTTGGAGCCACTTCTACTTTTGAAGCGTCAGGATATGTTGCTACTATAGCAGATGTAAGAACTACAGCTACTTTTAATGGAGTAGGAATAAACACGCCTGAAGCTACTTCTTTAAATTCAACCACAACAATAGGAACTAACGTTAGTAAAACAGTTATTGGCACTACTATCAATATTACAGCTACAACAATCAATACTTTGTTTGGAACTAATACTAGTCTTTTCACAACTTTAGTAGTAGTCGGACGTGATTCAGGAGCAAGAATATCAGTACCAGTTCAAATAGTAAAAGTTAACCAATAATATTAACTAAACATGTCATTTACAGCATTAGCACCAACAGATCTAGTAGTTTCTTCAGACTCGGTAACAGCACCAGCCTGGAGTACAAATATTCCAACCTTAGCTACGTTTTTTACCTCCTCAACAGCTGATAAGACTTATTACTTAGACGTATATAATGATAGTGTAGGACTTACTAATTCAGCTATTCAATTCTCTATAGCGTATGGTAATATTTTTGGGTCAGGATCAGCACCACTAAATACGCTTATTCCTGGAGTAAGTCCAACAAGGATTAATTTTGGACAGTTTCGAAATATTATATTTGGAGATGCTGAAACTAAATTTAATTTTGGAACAGGAAATACTGGATCTATAGACTTAATAGCGATTCAAATAGATAGAAATAGATATAAAGAAAGTTTGTTTCTTGGAACATTTAATCTTGGGCTTAAAGTAGGATCAGATAGTTTAAGTCTGACTAATAACTCTAATGATGTTAGCACTGTAACTTATGTAGATGCAGGAAGAGTTTATAACTTAGTATCTGGATCTAATGGTAGTGCAGCAAATAGTCCGCTATTATCAGGAGCTCCAGCTAAAGGATATACAGCATCAGGCAGTTATGGATTATTCCTTCCAGACGTTGGATTGATTGTTCTAAATCCTAAAGCTTTAGGTTGCCCAGTTGGAGGTGGAGGATTAGGAATAACTATGACTGCTACTGCAAATGCTGCTACAAATATAGCCAACTTACAAACCGTATTTCAAGCTATCTCAGCTAGTGCAAACTTTCAATTGAATTCTCAAGAGACGATCTCTTCTGATTATGTATTTGTAAGAATTCCTAATGCTGGATATAATTACTCTACAAATCCATCATTTATTTCTGGATCTTCTGGAGAAATGATCTATTCTAACTTTATAAACAGTCCTCAGACTTATATCACTACTATAGGAATGTACAATAATAATAATGAACTTTTGGCTGTAGCTAAATTATCTAAGCCGCTAGTAAAAGATTTTACAAAAGAAGCTTTAGTTAGAGTTAAATTGGATTGGTAATCAAAATAAAAAATGAGTAGAGGACAGAACACAATAAAACGTTCAGAAGTTTCCACCACTCCTATTTTACTTAAATATCCTACGAGCATTACTAGTGCTTCGTTTTCTCAAAAAGGTATTACAGTAAATCGTGGGATAAACTCTTCGTATAATAGCGATGGAGTTCAATTCTTGAATTACGCTTTAGTAAAACAGCTTTACTATCAAGAGTATTTGACAGGATCTCTATTATTTAGTTCTAGTTTTTGGAATCCATCAAATCAATCTACAGCAGCGAAAGGAACTTTTGATAATGATTATAGATATTTTCCTACAAGCTCTAGTGCGCAAATAACGATTATAGAAATTCCTAGAACTTCTTTTGGAGAACAGATTGCAAGAAAAAGTTTAAATATAACTGGAAGTTCATATAGGTTAATAGATGACGGAAATGGAAATGTTATTGATATAAGATCTACAGGATCTATCAATTATACTACATTTGGAGCAGCTTATGGAATAAATGGAGTGAGACTATTTGATTCTGGATATAGCGCTAATGAAATAGGAACTTATAAGCAATGGAAATCTCCAGCAGTAGGAGGATCTTATTTAGGAACTTTTTGGGCAAATCCATACCAAAATACAACAGACGGAAGATTAAATAATACTGGTTTTTGGTCTGCTGAAAGTATAAGCGCAATAGCTACAGGAATTTTACAATTTACCTTGTCTATTCCATCAACTGATACATATCATATAGGAGTAAGCTGCGATAATTATTCATCAGTGTATGTAGACAATTCATTGTTAATCGGAGATTATTCTACACGTAATAGTGATAATTATAGATATTGGGATATATTTCCTATACAGTTAACAGCTGGTTCTCATATAATAAAACTAGTAGGCACAAATAATGATGAAAGACCTACTAATACAGTAAATAATCCTGGATTAATGGGAATAGAAGTTTATAGAAATACTTCAACTCAGATTTCAGCAAGTATTACAGCTTCTCCATTAGGAACTTCTACTCCAGCTGGAATTAATTTAGCTTATTCTTCTAAAGATCATTTAACAGAAGGAATCTTTACTAAAGATCTTCATGTAGGAAATGTATTATATTCTCAAGGAGTAATTATTATCACTGATGAGGAATATCAAAATGCAATTATTCCGTATTCGGGACCTCCAACTACAACAACAACTACTACTAGCACAACTAGTACTACTACAACTGGAGTTCCGACTACTACGACAACTAGTACAACAACAAGTACTACAACTATTTTAGTTCCTACGACTACTACCACTACTACAGTTGCACCAACTACTACGACTAGTACTACAACAAGCACGACTACCATAGCGCCTACAACTACCACTAGTACAACGACATCGACAACAACTGTAGCTCCAACTACAACTACTACGACTAGTACCACAACTAGTACTACAACAGCAGCTCCTTTAACATCTGTGAATGTTCGTTGGACGGTCAGCGGATCTTTAGCAGGAGGTCTATTAGTAATTAGAGACCTATCAGGAAATCTATTATTAAGTCAAAATGCATCTGCAGGTACTGAGGTCACTGGTCAATTAACAATACTTAATGCTAATAAGCCATATTCAGTAACTGGATCTTGGACAGGCGGATCTAATACCGGTAATGTAGTTAAATATAGAATATGTACTATAGATTCAATTACTCCTATTACCTTCCAAGAAAATATTAATACTACTACACCTAGTATATCATATTTAGTGGATCCAACTCCGGTTTCTTCTAGTGTCTTCTTAACTTCTGGAGTTAATCTTACTCCTCCTATATGTAGTGTATTACCACCACCTATAGAATAATTAATAAAAATAATATACTGTTATGAAAAATTTACGTTATATTTGTGCGCAACCTAGATTAGTATACTACGCTTGGCAAGTTGAGGTTATGATTAATAACTTCATTAAAAGAGGTATCAATCCAAACAATATAGACATTGTAGTTGCTTGGAATCCTAATGATGACACTAGCAAACCAGAAACTATAGAGATGTGGAATAAACTCTCATCTCACTACAATACAGTAAGATTCTTTTTTTATAAAGATACTAGAGAACAACCAATTAGGTACATATCTTCTATAAGACCTAATGTATTAAAACAACATTTCAAAGCACATCCAGAACTTCAGTATGAAGCGATATTCTACCATGATTGTGATATAGCTTTCACTAAGAATCCTGACTTCTCTAAGTTTTTAGACGATGATATATGGTATTTAAGTAATACTAATAGCTATATCAACTATGATTATATTATTTCTAAGGGTCAAGACGTTTATGATAAGATGTGTGAAATAGTAAAGATGCCCAAGATGATTCCTAAGCTCATGAATGATAATTCAGGAGGAGCTCAATACTTACTTAAGAACGTAGATTGGCAGTTCTGGGATAAAGTAGAATCAGACTCAGAGAAACTTTATTATGAGATATCACAATTAAATACAAAAAAGAAATTAGAAGATCCTTCTCATCATGAACTACAAATATGGTGTGCAGATATGTGGGCAGTTCTTTGGAACGGATGGCTTAAAGGAAATGAGACAGAAGTAGTAAAAGAAATGGACTTTTGTTGGGGAACTGATACTACCAATAGATGGGAAGATACCACTATCTATCATAATGCAGGAGTAACTTGCTCATGTGGTGGAAAGTTTTATAAAGCCAATTATAGAGATTCATTGCCATATAATTTAAGCTTAAGAACAAAAGATGATAATTGTAGTCATTTATATTACCAAGAAATAAAAGAAGTAGAAATTAAAACTTGTTTGTTATGAAAAAAATAGGAATAGTTATTTTAGCTACCAATGCGTATTTTGTTTTAGGAGTTAGATTCATAAAAAGGTTTAATCACTATTACAAGGGAGAAAGAAAAGTAAAATTCTACCTTTTCTCAGATCAAGACCCAAAAGATTACATATCAGAATATATAGATGTAAGTTATCATTACGATAAGCACGAGAACTGGCAAGATGGAACTAATTCAAAATTTAAAAACATAGTATCAATAAAAGAAGTTATTGAAAAAGATTGTGATTACATCTACTATTTTGATGCTGATACAAATGTAAATAATGAATTTACAGAAGATTGGTTCTTAGGTGACTTAGTTGGTGGAGAACACTATGGAAATAGAGACTGGTTAAAAGATGGAGCAGGATTTGATAGAAATCCAATGTCGAAAGCTTATGTTCCATTAGATAGTGCACTTCCATATACCTATCATTATGGAGCTTTTTTTGGTGGAAAGACTAATTTACTAATGGAATTCTGTAGTGTGCTTATTCACTATCAGATAGAAGATAAAAAAATTGGATATGAACCTGGAGTGAATGATGAAAGCTATATAAATAAATACTTTCATTTTAATCCTCCAACCTATACAGTGCCTTGCAATAAGTTTGCTTTTTCGATAAGTGATAAAGGCGGAATAGGAGAAACTAGATATCCTAATTTAAATATTGAAGATCATAAAAATAAGTTATTATCTGCAAAAAATAACATGATAAATATAACAAATAATCAAGTCATTATATATGATTTCTAAATATATTACAAAAGGAGATCAGCAAAATTTAAGTATAAAATATGAAAACGTTTATAGTATCAATGAAGAAATTTGTTATCTAACTATTGAAAAAAATAATGATCCTCCATACGTAAATAAATTTACAAATCAATATTCTTTTAGACCAAAAATCGTATTTTTTGATACTCAAGAAGATATAGCTAATTATGTAAATTCTTTCTCAAATATACAAGAAATAGAATTAGCTGCTATTGGAGATAACTTATGGTACGGAAATATAGGTCATGCACTATGGGATGGATTATATCCTTTATACGTGGCTTTAGTTAAATTTGGATACATACATAATGACTTTGTGGTTTTATTTGGAGGATTTCAAAATAAACAAACTCTAGCTTATGAACCAACGGTAAGATTTACTGGTAATGATATATTAGACTATTATGAATTAGATAAAAACAAAATAATTCATTTTAAAACTCTAATAGCTGGAACGGGAAGTACTGGAAATAGAGTTATTAATAAAGATTATACTTTATATGGAGAAATAGAGTATCAAGCTATTAGTCACTTTAAACAAAGATTGCTATCTAGATATGGACTAAAACATGATAATCCAATAAATAGCAAACTTAAAGCTATTGTAATTAAAAATAAAAGATATAGCGAAAAAGAAATAGAATCAATAAATAAGATAGTAGATTACTATAAAGAAATACTAGATATAAGATATATTGATTGGTATCACGAATACGCATCATTTGAGCAACAAATGAAAGAAATAGTTGATGTCGATATTCATATTACTGGACCTGGAACTGGGATGATGTATATGCCATTTTTAAAAAAAGGAGCAGTTAATATTAACCTGGGGTACATAGAACATATTCAAACAAATACAGCTAGACCGAATCTTAAAATAGAAGGTTTAGATAACGATAATTTAATTATCCCAGGTTGGATGGAACAATCTGTATGTGCTGGAGCAAATTATGTTAATACTATATATTACGATAGGTTTACAAATAATGATATTGATTTTGAATCATTGAATCTACTAATAGAAAAAGCTATTAAAAAAGTAAACACTACTCAACAAAATAATTGGAATATTGATGCTATAGTTTTTAAAGAATATTGTAAGAGGTGTAAAAATCCAGAACAATTATGTGAATATCTAACCGGAATCGCGTTTTTTATTGAATTATTTGTTAATGAACATCCTAAAACTTATGAGTCTGGACTTGTTGATATTGATCTATTAAGAAGCATAAAAAACGAATTTAATTATAGTAGAAAATATGAAATAAAATCTTAATAATGGAAACTAAAATATTCGAAGGCTCTATAAATGGAATCGATCTTAAGTTCGTAGATCTAATAAACTCAGGTACTCCGTCTTGTGTATTTACTGAATTACAAAGAGATGATTATGGATTAGAGCAAATAAGTTTACAACCTCAAGATACTGTAATAGATATTGGAGCAAATATAGGAATGTTTTCTATTTATGTTAAAAAAAAATTTGGTTGTAATATTATATCGTTTGAGCCCATACCTATAAACTTTGAAAATTTTAAAACTAATATAGAAATAAATGGACTTTCTTTATATGATTTTCAACTTCACAACATTGCTATATCTTCTAAAGATAATGATACTATAAAAATAGGAACTCCTGATTATAATTCTGGAGGATCTTCTATATTCCACATATGCGATATAATATCTGAATGTCAAACTCAAACTCTGCATAAATATATTAATGAATCTTGTGTATACTTAAAAATTGACACCGAAGGCGCAGAATATGATATAGTTCCATCTATAATAAAAGAACTAAATAATTTTAAATATATTGGAATAGAGTACCATAAATTTAGAGATTATCATAATCCAATGGAATTACATAAAATGATAAAATCCAATTATGATGGATGTATATTTTGTCAAGAACCTACAGCTTAAATATTTATAATTGATGCCTATAGCTTATTCCCCATACACGATGTCTTTTCAAGCACAAACTACGATATACCAAAACGAAGTTAGATGTCACATAAATGAAAATGATTTTAACTACACTCAAAATCCTAGCGCAACAGTATCAGGATCTAATGGAAGATATGAAAATTGTATCACAGGATCTGACTTTAGACCTTATGCAACTACAGTAGGATTATATAATGATCAGAATCAATTACTAGTTGTAGGAAAGCTATCTACTCCATATCCAATACCTTCAAATACTGATATGACATTTGTTATTAAGTGGGATAGCTAGTATTTATATTAAATAGTTTTAATGAATTGGTTGTACGAAAATAAAGAAATGAAACAGTTATCGGATTTCCCAGAAAACTGCGTTGGATTTGTATACGTTATTAAGAACAAAGAAAACGGTAGAATCTACGTAGGTAAAAAAATACTCCATAACAGTCTTACTAAAAAGCTTACAAAAAAAGAGACTGAAGCTTGGGCAAAACCAGGTAGAGTTCCAAAGAAAAAGAAAGAAGTAAAAGAAAGCAACTGGCAATCTTATTATGGAAGTTCAAAGACTTTGTTAGAAGACATCACAAATCTTGGTAAAGAAGGATTTGAAAGACAGATTTTAAGACCATGTTTTAGTAAGAAAGAGATGAGCTATTACGAAGTTTATTATCAAATGAAGTACGAAGTGTTGCACGTAGATTCTTACAATGAAAATATTTCGGGTAAATGGTTTCGTAAAGATACAGGCCAGATCCTAGAACAGTCCCAAGATTCACCTGAGACTGATGGATAGATTAGAATTGTAGATCTATTAGTACATTAATTCCCTTTGCACAATCCCGTCAATGAAGTCAGGATGATTACTAAGATTAAATTTAGAATCAAATATCCAAGTATAAGGGATGTTTTTGGTTGGTCTTTTTTCTCCATGTGATATAGCTATGTGTTTCCAAAAGAAACAGGTTTTATCTTCTACGTTTAAATACTTTTGACTTGTCATCGGATTAGAAGGATGATTAACTAGAGTGGCCATCTGATCAAGCCACATATCTGCTTGTTTATTTTCAGGTATAAATTCTCCACTCTCATTGATAGTATACTTTACTTTACCATTTAGATTCTGTCCACCAAATACTTGATGAAGACCATCGAAATGTCCTGTTCCTCCAAAAAGAATTGATTCTGGATTAACCAAATGAGGATAACTCATTGCGATATACCTTGCAGTATTTTTACAAGGATATAGTGGACTTCTAAAGTTTTGATGTTCTTTAAAGTACTTCTCAAGTATCTTTGCAAATCCCATCATAGTATAAGGAGTTCCTCGTTTTTCGGCTTCATCAAGAACATAAGCAAGATCTTTAGCAGCTTTTCTTGGTCCTTCTAAAAGCCAATCTTTAACATTAGTTCCTTTAGGATAGTAGATCTGAAATAGATCGTTTCTAGCGTGTCTATTCTCTACAAAGAATTCTCTTGTGGCTTCTTTACCTTTATTCATTAATCTTGTCAAAGTTCCCCAATGTTCGTTAGAGAAAGAAAATACAAGAGTATAATACATTCTTAATTCATTATCTGTAACTGATTGCATAAGTTCACAATATGGATGCTCATGCCAATGAAGTCGATGAGAGAATATCTGATATTCGTCTTTAAGTAATGAATCTTGGCGATCATCAAACTTTTGACAGAACTCAAAGAATTTATCAATCCTTTGATCTAAAGTCCAATCTCTCATCCAAGAGTCTTTTGGTTTTTTACCTTTGAATTCTACTTCACATGTATTATTGTAAACTATTTGGCTCATAAAGTGTAAAGTGTTTTTACTTTTTCTTTGTATTGTTCTACTGTTAAGTTAACTGCTTTAATAATTTTATCGTCTGATGGATGATCTTTAATTCCATTAAAAGAAGGAATAAGATTAAGATCAAGCATCGCCTTTTGACGACCATAAGGATGATCTTTTATAGTAGAACTATTCCACACATGATCAAAATCAAGATGATCATAATCAGAACCTGGTTTTACATAGTTTTCGATCCACCTAATGAAGTCACAGGCAACATCCTCCATATTGTATGGGACTTCGCCAGTGTCTTCGAATACTTTTTGCATAACAGAATCTAAGAAAGATATTTCGTCCATCTTGATAGACTTCTTAGCTAAATAACTAATACACTCTTTAGCGTTAGTTCCATAATAGAACACTGATTCTCTATTTACAAAATCAGGAAACCAATCTGCAATATCTGCAATAAATGCAGCGTACTGAAACTTGTAAGCTCTAAGACCATTATCTTTATTCCAAGCAAACATAAAGTCTCCAATCTGTCTAAGATCTTTTTTAGGACCATTCTCTAAGAATGTAGCAACCGCTTCAGAAAGTTGTGGTAAGAACTCGCACATAAAATAATCTCCACCTCTTTTATATTTTCCTTGAGGTTTTGGAAAACTTGGAAACTGATAACCAACAGAAGTGTAGAAAGGTCGCCA